CATGCAAATTTAATGGATGAAATATCAATAAACGAATTTATAGCCGAGATAGAGGCAAAATACCCTATACTTGCAGAGAGTGGGGATATAGACAAGTCCTCTATTGTATTTACTGTGATAAATGCTTTGAGAAAATTCGGAGTAAATGTACAGAATCTAAAAAGTGAATTTTTAGACATAGGTAATTCTAGAGCAATGCTTCCACAAGACTTTAAATCTTTAAAATTAGCTTATATCTTAGAACCTCTCGGATTTACAATACATGGAGACAGGGAAAATCTTACAGACAATTACGTTTATAGAGAAAGGATAGAGAATCCCGCTAGATGGAATGAACTTACGAATGAATATATGAAAAGCTGTGACACCAAAATAGTCACGGAAAAAATAACAATTAAGAGTTCCCAAATTCACACCCATTACAAACACCGTTTTTTAGAAATAGAAGGGACAGTTGAAGCAAATTCCTTAGCGGCTGACTGCCTTAATAAAAAACTTAGAGTGGACAGTCCTTACAAAGCAAGCATCTCAAACTCTATATTAAATACTAATTTCGACAAAGGTAAAGTTTATATTCAGTATTACTCCTTACAGACAGATGAGAACGGAGACATGGTAATTCCTATATTTTCTACAGGAGCTATTTACGACTATATAGAGAATCTTGTAAAAATTGACATAACAGAGTACCTGATAAATAATAATCTGAATCCGCAAGGCATTTCACAGCTATACCAGAAGCTAGTACAAGAAACAGTTGGATTGAAATCTTTGGCAATGAAAGAGTCAAAATTTAAGGGATTGGGTAAAAATTGGAGTAAAAGTTTTTCAGAGAACAACAAGAAACACTTCTCAGGATATTTTAGATTTCCAAAATAAAATTAAAAACTGTGCAACAGAAAAAAGAAATAAGCTTACCGCTTCGTGGAATGAACAGGGAAAATAACATAGACAGACTCCAAGATGGAGAATTTGTTTTTGCTCTTAATTCTGACACTAACGGACAGGTAACTCACAATGAACCTTCAAATTACTTAAATGTAAACTTTCCAGAGGGTTATAAAGTCATAGGTTTTAAAAAGAACGCCTTAAAAAATGTAACTTACTATTTTCTAACCAATAGAGAAACAAGCAAGTCTTCGATAGGATATGTCGAAGACTTTTTGACTTTTCACGAAAATGAAGACCCTCAAGAAAATTGTGTAGGCTGTGGAAATGCAAACGTATTATCTGAACCTTTGGAACAGACCACACAAACAGCAGAGAACATTTACGTAGAGCTTATAAATGATAATTGTCTAGATATAGGAAAAGGTCTGAATTTCAAAGATATCTATCCTATAAAACATATTGTAATAAAAAATGAACAGTCAGGTACTACTATCTATTGGGAAGATAACTTAAATCCTCCAAGATGGTTAAACGTATCAGATACAAGCTATCTTTTTGAAGTGGAGATTCCTTGCGAGGATAATGATATTACAAATTGCATAGACATAAAAAAACTTCTCCAATTTCCTGAACATTCTCCTCTTTCAATTCAAGCAGTATCTAGAAATGTAGGAGGTAACTTAAGAATGGGAAGTTACGAATACTTTGCATGCTATTGTGACAAAAATGGTGCTGAAATGTCAGAGTACTCTTCAAGTTCAGGAGTGATAAAAATATTCAACGAAAATGATAGAATTTTAGACTCAACTGAATTAGATGACCTGACTTCATTTTCTATAAAGTTAAATATTTTAAACTTAGACCCTAAATACAGATATTACAAGGTAGTATGTGTAGAAAGAGGCGTATTAAATTCAGATATTTTTGCCTATGAAGAGGGGATTTTCTCTACTTCAAACGATACTGTTTTGTCAACTTCTTCGGGAAGAATTTACACAAATACCCAAAGAGACAGTCTTATATCTCCTAAAAAGGAAGTACAATTAAACGATATATTTTTTAGAAAGCCTAAAATAGAAAAGGCAGAAGGTGAAGCCGTTATAGGATCGAGAAAGTATATACACGGAGTAAAAAGAAGGGAAGAAGTGAATATACAGCCTGTGGTAAATCTGCTCTCTTCTCTTATGAAGTGGCAGACGGTAATCACTAACGAGGAGTTATATAAAGACGGAGTTATTTCAGCCGATTATATGGGATATATGAGAGATGAAGTACAGCCATTTTCTTTAAGGCTTCTTTTCAAGGATGGAGGCAAGAGCTATAATTTTCCTATCATATCCAGACCAGCAAATAGTGAAGATCTCGAAACAGGATTTTCAGACCTAATGGGGGATATCTCAGGATGTGATTCAACCGACAGAGATTATAAGTGGCAGTACATAAATACAGCAAAAGTAGAAAAAACTTGCAGTATAGCTACCAGCGGTACAGAGGTAATACAAGCTGAATCTAGAGTGTGTATAGTTCGAGGAGTTGATGAAATTAGTGCAAACACAATAGAGATAGAGTTAAATACAGAGTTTGACAACCTAAAGGATTACATAGCGGATAATCCTAGCGTAATCATCCCTGAAATAACACCTTATCTTTTAAATCCTTACCCTGAATCTCATTGCATCCCTGTTTTTGGAACAGTTTCCACTTCAGGAAATTTGACAGAAGGGAAAAATTACATTATCTACGATTTGCAACCAGGAGATGATTTCTCAAATGTAGGTTTTACCACAGAAGGCACGGTCTTTACAGCTACTGGAAATACGCCAGTATCATGGTCTAATCAAACAGAGGTGGAAGAGACTGTATGCGATACACCTACTCTAGATGAATTTAAAGTTTCTATTAATACTGTTGAAGGAGAATTTGTCAATAGAGAAGAATCAGCATTTCCAGAAAGCTACGAAGATTTTCCTAGCAGCTCTTGTAACTTTTATGAAGCCAGTTCGGCAGGAGGTTATGTAAGGGATACCACTTTTGAATATCTCTATATGATGCGTTTAGGAATACCTGACAACACAAGAAAGACTGTATTGAAAAGAAGTTATAATTCTACCAATGAAGGATGCTCTTCTGCCAGCGATATCATCAACATTTCCGCAATAAATAATAATGCCCAAAGATATTTTATAAACTACAGAGGCGGAGAAACAAGAGCAGAATTGGAAACTGCTAAAGAGGCATACTTAACAGAACTTACAGGCGTAAATGGTTTTGGAGAAAAAATTCAGTCAGGGGCTTTATGGTTTAAAGCAAATACCCTTAATAGAAATAAATTTATATTAGAAGTATCTAAGACTCAAGAGGCTCCCGCAAACGACGACATAATAGAAACAACAGTAAATCCTACTCAAAAAGTGAGGGTTTCCCTGTTTCACAAGTGTTCTGATACACAAGCCTTCTATGGTGAGATTATTCCCATAAGAACACAAGGGTTAAAATATAGAATAGAAAGTTATAGAAATACGGATTCTAGATTGGTCATTACAGGAACTTCGGGTTCTGCAAGCGTCATAATAAATCTAGAGTCTTACCCTATGGTTTTTGACACAGATATAGACACTACCATTAACAATTTTATGCTCGAAAACGGGACAGAGCTGGAAGAAAATGGAATAAGAATATCGATAGAAGATGGGATTATAAGTTTAAGATCGGCTATAACCCTCACAGTTAATGTAGACAACCTGACAGGAGACCTGGATGGAACTTCTCAGAACGATATAGTAATAATTAATAATACTGTAATTCCTCTAGTAAATCCCTTTGCTTCGGGAGATATGTTTGTAGCTATAGATCCATGGGTAAATCAAACTTTGGGACTTCCAAAAGATGACACCCAAGAAAACGGATACGACCCAGAAGCAACGCCCGTAGTAAAGTTTAGAACAGCCCCACCAGACGGATGTTTTGCTGTAGTGACAAGAGACGTAACCTATGATAGAGCAACAGTTTCATGGACTTCAATAATTCTTGACAAATCTGAGAAATACTCTACTTCATGTACTTATTTTCTACCCGATAATTTAGAATGCGAACCTATACCTTACAAACAAGGGGAATTTTCTTTTTGGGAAAGTACTAGGACATATCCTGACAATAAGGACTTATACGACAGTAGCGGATTAAAAATTGAGCCTTCCGATATACCTTCTGATTTGAGAACTAAGTTTGAACAGTATTATGCAGAAGGGTTAGACGACGACAACTACTATACGCTTAAAGAAGGTGCGGATTTTCGATGTGCAAAAATACGACACCCAAAAATGCCAGATAATAGAGTAGCACCTTTTATTGCAAATCAAGAGATGCCGTCTTTTACAGACAGTTTCATATATCCTCTAGGAGTGCATTTGGATGCTAGAGTGGTTGAAGGTATGTTAAAAATTGCAGTTAGAAATAATCTTATGACTCAGAAGGAAGCCGACAATGTTTTCGGATTTGAAATTTTGAGAGGGGATAACACTTACAGTAAGAGTGTTATTTCAAATGGATTAATGTTTGATATGTATCAATATGACAGGGATGACAAACAGTATCTTTATTCTAATTTTCCTTATAATGATTTAGGAGGAGATCTGTACCATAAGCCTAATAGGAGTGCAAGTAATGTAATACAGCACCCTTATCAAGGAGAAAAAAATAATAAATTTACTTATATTTCTCCTGACCTGCTACATACAAAAACTCAGCTTGGTACAGAAATTTCTATACAGGGGTACTTAAAAGGAACGGCAAAAAGTAATTTCACTGAATTAGAAGACCATCCTAAATGGACAATATTAGGAAGAAAAGCCAGAAATACAGCAACCACTCTAGCAGTTACAGAGGTTGTGTTAGAAACGGCTATCAGTGTAGCAGAGCTTACTTCAAGCCAGTTCTTTATGGCAGGGTTTGTTGTAGGTACAAGTTTGGGACTTGTGGGTGCCATACTAGCAGGAGTTGCCTACGCCACGAGCGGGTTTGTAAAGTCAGGACAATACAGATATGACTGGATTAAGTCTTTTAGAGATATCGGAGCTTCTTACAACTTTGCTTATTATGGGTACAGTTTAGGAAAGTATAACAATATTATAGTAAACAGGGATGATGCAAATTATTTCAAACCTTTAAGCATATCAAGGTATCTACCAGACGGGGATTTCTCTCTAGTCGATACAAAAGCGGGAGAGACTTACAACATAAACAATTTCCAAAGAGAGGGATCGGTATTTCTGGCTTTAGGTGATAATTTTTTGGAGTACTCTCAACAATACCAAAGCATAGATAACTCCAATATAAAAAACACTTCTTCAAAAGCTACTTCTAGTACTATAGGCTGTGATAAGAGAGAATTTTCTCCTGATATTGCAAGTCCCTATGTAACTATGAAAAACTATGTTCCTGACCAATATGGAGATATCGATACGGTGAGATGGCTTACGACAGGAAAGATTTTTGAAATAGGAGTATCCAACAACTGTGAACCCGTATTTGGCGGAAACATAAATATAACAAGATTCACCTACAAAAGAAAAATACCGTTTTTTAGAAGAACTGCTTTTGGAACTCCCGATAAGACAACTTACGAGTATTCGACAGCAAGTAACATAGGGTTCCCAAGATTCTACTGTGATTATGAAACAGATACTGAATTTGATGGATTTCTAATACCTATGCCAGACATTGATTCTGACTACGAGTTTGACTGTAAGCCAGGAGGGAATAAGTTTTATATCAGGCCTTCAAAATTCTACACAGCCTATTATAGTGTGGTAGATTTTCTAGTAGAGTCGGAGATGAACTTGAATATGAGATATGCCAATAAAGATATAAATACGCACTTCTATCCAGTAGTGCCTAATTTGGAATTCCTCACTCAAGAAAAGAACATATCTATAAAAGAGCCTAATTCTATTCTATATAGCAATGTATTTTCTTTACCTAGAATTTACACAAATACTGTAAATCTTCCCACAAGTTATGACAGAAAAAAATGGAATCAAATATCGCAAAACGTTAATGAAATTATATGGTCAGAACTGGATAATAGCGAATATGACAACTTTTATGATCCATACTTAGTTTATAAGCCTTTGAACTCTTATGATTTCGATACCGATTCGGGTAAATTGAAAAGCCTAAAAGAGTCTACAAGAAATCAGGCAGTTGCTAGGTTCACAGATGGGATGCAAGTTTTCAATACTGTGGACAATCTCGCAGAAAGAATAACAGCTCAGACAAAAGAACTTGGAACAGGAGGAATATTCACAACAAAACCTGTGGAGTTTGTAAAGAGTTCTCTTGGATTTACAGGTACTCAGCACCATAATGTAATTGAGACTGAATTTGGAGACATCCATATAGATTCTGAAAGAGGACAGGTTATATTCTTAAGCAATGGGGCGGATAAGATAGAAGACATGGCTTACAGCTTTTCAGGAGAGATATCCAATATGCAGAGGTGGTTTAAGAAACAGCTTCCATTTAAAATAAAAAGATTTTTCAAAGACGCTGACATAGACAATCCGTTTCTAAAATTAGGAATTTCAGGAGGGTATGATGCAGTAAACAAAAGATTCTTTTTGACAAAATTAGATGCTGTTCCGATATCAGACTGTATTGAGTATGATCCTGAGACAGGGTTTGTACTGAATCTGACAAATTGTGAGGGAGAAGAACCACAGCCTATCTGCAATGAAGGCTATACCTATAATCCTGTAACACAGTTATGTGAAAGAGCGACAGTAACTTCTTCATGTCCAGTAGGCTTTGAGTATAATACGACAACAGGTAAATGTGAGAAAGATGGAGAAGGATGCGATGAAGGATTGGACATAGTTTTCATCTTGGATGCAACATCCTCTCAGTCAGGAGCAATAAACGGCATAAAAGACGCAATAAGTTCTTCCATAGTACCTTCAATCATTGCAGAATTTGGAAGTGACTACAGACTAGGGCTAATTGCAGTTAAAGACAGAAGAGGGATAGGACAGCCTCTTTTTGACATATTAGCTCCTATGGCTATTGCAAATGAAACTCCGTTCTTGACAGCTATGAATACAATATTCGCTTCAGGAGGAGCAGGGCTACCAGAACCTAGTGATTTAGCTTTAAAAGCCACTTTAGACAACACAGTATCTATAGATTTTGAAGGTAGTCCCATGGGAGGATTCACTATAGGGACTTTCAGAGAGAATGCGGCAAAAGCTATTATTTTAGTGACAGATGCCCCTCCTTCAGGGTTAACTGACAGTTACACATTAGAAGATTGGGTAGAGGCAGATGCTTTGGCTGAGCAATCTAGTTCACAGGGCATTCAGATATTTCCTTTCTTGACTGCGGGTAATCAGCCCTTCCCTATACCTCCAAATGGAGGCCTGGCACCTAATATAACTTACCTTATGCAGAATTATGCAAATAAAACAGGAGGGACTTATTATTATAATCAAAATGGGGTAGGAATAGGCGATGATGTTGTAGATGCGATTGTAAATAATATAGGCTGTGTCGAACAAATTGACCCGACATGTCAGACAGGCTGTGAACAGAGTTTTGGGAGCTGTACATGTGTCTTTACTGAAACACCTACCTACGAGGACATAAAAATACCTGTCGAGATAACAGATTCAAGATATTTTCAAGACAGATCTTGGACTATAAGCTATAAGTTTGAAAGAAAAGGATGGAACAGCTATTTCAGCTCAACCCCAAACTACTACAATTCCCATCAAGATTTTTTCCAAGTGGGATTTAATTCAAATCAGTCAAAACTATGGTCGCATACTTTAGAGAACGCTTCTTTTCAAGTATTTCAAGGAGAATTGAAACCTTTTATAGTAGAGACAGTTTATGCAAATAAAAATTCAAGCAAGCTTTTTGACAACTTAAGTATAAATTCAGAAGCTTTGAGATACCAAGATAATTGGTCTTATGCAGAGTGGGCGAATAAAGGATTTAACAAAACAGTTATTTACAATAATAGCAATAACTCAGGAAATCTAAACTTGAAAGAACAAAGGGCAGTTTCTGACGTGAGAAAATATCCGATAACAAATCCTGATAACACTCAAGATATCCTTTTTGTTCAACAAGATGAGAAACAGCACATAAACTATTTCTATAATCGTGTAAAAAGAGAGAACAGAAATATTCCGCAATGGACTTGGGATGATAACAATATCTACAGAGAGATTGACAGAAGAGCGGTAAATTTCGCAAATAAAAAACTTCTAGAAAGAATGAGAGGAGATTCATTCATAATAAGACTTGAAAATGATTTAGAGTCTAGATTTAAGATTAATTACAAAAACACAGAAAACGATGCCACCTATTACGACAATTAAGTCTTTTCAGAATGACCCTTATGAGCAGTATACCCGAAAAGTGGCATCGGCAGAAAGTGGAGGGTCAACAACCGCCAAAAACCCTTTCGGTGCGGCGGGACTTTTCCAATTTGTACCTTCTACTTGGAGAAATCTTACTCAAAAATATAATCTGAATTACTCTCAAGATGACAGACTAGACCCTGAAAAATCTAAACAGGTAATGAAACTTTTCACAGAAGAGAATAAAAAACAGCTTTCTAAAAGATTAGGTAGGCAACCTGATGACTACGAACTTTATTTGGCACATGGGTTTGGAGCGGCAGGAGCGGGAAGACTAATTGAAGGTGTAACTAAAAACCCAAACATAAGAACAGATCAATTCTTCTCTCCCATAATTTTAAAGCAGAACAGAGCCCTTTTATATAACAAAGACGGTTCTGCAAAAACTTTAGGAGATATAAGCAACCACTTCAAGGCAAAGATGAGTGCGCCTGTAACAAGGTATACAAATAGTGAAAAACAAATAACACCACAAGAAACAGTCCAAAACCTTCAAGAAGTTAATAGCAGATTAACAGATTTGGTATTTACCAAAGAACTCCCTAATTTTGCAGGAACTTCCTATATTCCCGACGAGGATGAAAATATACAAAAACTCGAAGAAAAACAGGCGGAGAAAGAAATAATAAGAGAAAAAGAAGTCATAGTACAACAAGCACCTCAAGAAGAGTCTCAACCTATTCAAGAAGATACTACAGAATACTATGTAGATCCCAATCAAACTTACGCTGAAATAGACAGTTTCTTACAAATGCAAAAAGGAGGTACTTTTAGTTATAGAAGACCTACAGAAATTAATATTGGAATAAAAGATACTACGCCACAAAAAGAAAAATTAAATTTTGGAGAAGTAAGAAGAACAATAGAAGATAAGGCAGAAATAAATAGAACAGGAAATTTAGTTAAACCTCGTTCTAAAATGTATTCTGATAATGAAAGAAGGAATTTCGATGGAGATACAAAAAAGTATTTTGAAAGCGCTGAAAAAATTCTAGACGGTAATGAATACCAAAGACTTTTAGATTTACAGTACAGAAATGGAAATCCTGAAATTTCTTTTGAAAACAAAGGTTTACCATTTACTGGCAAGCGACCAAATTATAATCCTTTTAATAATACCATAAGCCTACCTGGGCTAACAACTGCTGAAGATTATTTTTCGCCTGATAGCTACCTTGAAGAAATTTCACATGCGGGACAAGATAATCTAATACAATCTGTGAAATTTTTAACTAACGACATACCCGCCTATATACAAGGAAAAAGTCCTTATGAGATAAAGGGTACCGTAGAATATGAAACACATAAAGAAATAGCTCCTAAAAATTATCAATACTTATATGACCATAGAGGAGATAGAGAATATAAAACTTTAAATGAATTAAATAACACCGTTTTAGGTGCCTATCAAAAAGGGGGAACGTTATATGTAGATAATGCTAATGATCCTAGATACCAAGCATATCAAGATAGTTTGTATTTATATGAAGAGAACAGGCAGACCAAAGAAGATATGCAGAAAAGACCTTTGGTATATATGGGAAGCCTAAGAGACGTTGATAATAGCAATAACGGAAGAATTTTTGATATGAGTGTTACTGAGGATGATAATGGAAGACAAATCACAGGCATAAACCCAATTTCCCGTACAACTTTTAAGAATACCATAAAAAATCCGATACAGGGCAGACCTGACATAAATACGAAAGTTTCAATAGGTAATTACAAAAAGCCAGAACAAACAGTTGTTATAAAGAATAAAGCAGGCTATCAAGCTAAGGCCGAAATCTATAAACAACAAAGAGAAATTCAAAATACAGCTTCAAAAGTAGAGGAGCAAGGAGTAGCCCAAGTTTATAATAACATTGTACCTCAAGCAAGTTTAGAAGTATTACCAAATGCTCAAATGCCTAATAGCTTCAGCCTATCAGAATACAATGAGAGAATGAATAATGCTCAAGGCTATGGTTCGGGTAGGTATGATGAAAACGCAGACATTCTGAAAGCTGAGAGAGCTTTGGATTATCAAGAGAAATACAACCAAGATATAGAAAGGCGTTACAACAATCCCGAAGCTCAAAATAACCCAAAGGCTCAAGAAAGGTATAATACTTTGAGAAATTATCTCAATATAACTCCAAACTATCAAATAGGGGGAGAAATACCGACCTCACCTTTGGGTATGTGGCAATATCCAAATCAAATGGTAAGAGTACCGAGCGGGAACATAACAATGAATTTTATGAAACACCCTATAGAGGCAATTTCAGAACAAACAGGCGAAAGAGTAGTGTTAAGACCTAATGAGAATTATTCTTTCAAAAATACAACATCCGTAATAGAAAAACCCATAAGACTATGAGCTTAGATAATTTAAAAAAATTCCTTACATTACCAAAAATGCAATTTGGCGGAGGATTTGATCCAAATAATCCTATGTCAAGATATGATTATTTTTCACCGTTCCAATTTCCACAAAACCAACAAAATCCGAATTCGGGAATGTCAGTCTATAGTGGGTATAATCCCGATTTGCAATATCAGCAGGCAAATCCTTATTATGGGATGAGTGTGAATAGCGGATATGCACCAGCCCAAGCTCCCGCACCTGACATAAACTGGCTTTCGGATTTGACTAAAACCATGAGTCAAAATATCCAATCCGCACAAAACCCAGTGACTCCAATAGCACAAAATACATCAACAGTCCAGACACCGCCACTGAATGCCTACGATGATGGTTCAACACCTCAATTAGGGGCAATCAGTTCAAATTATAAATCACCCCAAAGAAACATATCAAATTTGAATACCCAAGGAGGCTACCAATTTAATACTTCGGGTAATGACGTAACAGCAGGGCAAGCTTTAGACGCACAAACAAATTATAATAAACAACAGGCAGAACAGCCTCTTAAACTATTCAATCCATTTGGAGGAGTAGATGTATCAGCAGCCTTACAATACGGTTTCTATAACGCTGGGCAAGGGAACGGAGGTCAAGCCACACTAGGTTTTGGAAAAGGACTATTAGGCTTATCTAGGCAGGGATTTAGTGCATACGGAGCAGGGAAGGAACAGAGAAACCTTATGAATCAGCAGAATAATCAACCTATTTACAACTCAACACCTCTAGAAAAAGGGGGATTTGTAGATTATATGCAAAAAGGAGGGTCGGTAAGTGTAGGGAAGTTTCTAAGTGGTAAATATATTACTGACTCATCGGATCAAAATGTTGAAATAGAAAAAAATGAATTTGTGTTGAATGCAAAAGATGGCCAAGTACAAAAAGCTATCGGAGAAACTCACGAAAAAGGAGGAATTAAAACTAATCTGCCCGAAGGTTCGCAAGTTTTATCAGACCATACAAAAATCGGTGCAAAAAATGCTAAAGAGTTATCTAAAGAATTAGATATTAAAGTGAAGGCTAAAAATACTTTTGCAGATGTTTTAGACAAATATTCAAAGAAAATTGGCGTAGAAAAAAATATAGAAGAGGGAGAAAAATTAGTGAACCAAACAGAAGAAACCTTAAAACTAGAAGAAACAGATACTAAACAAATAAATTTAGATTTCATTCAACAAGAAACAGCTAGAATAGAACAAGAAAAAGAAGAATTGAACACGCAACAACAAGAAGCTTTCAAAACAATTTTTGATAAGCAGGAATCTCAGAAAGGGAGCTTTTTACAAGAGGGAGGAGAAACTGTAGCACCAGCCGCTCAGGAAGAAGAAATAAATCCAAATGACATAGTAGTTCAAGTTCAGCAAGCAGTTGCTCAGGGAACTCCTATTGAAGAAATAGTTAACAATCTTTTGTCAATGGGATACTCAGAAGACGAAGCATCTCAAATCATTCAAGCTTCCCAATCGGAACAACAACCTCAAATGGCAGAGGGGGGCGTAGCAGGAGAGCCAGGAGCAAGAATAGGCGACTTTTTAAAATCTGCTAATTTAATAGCACAGTCAAAAGGAGTGGAACCTCCAAAACTTGATTTAGAGAAAGGAGATATCACAAAAAATTGGACAGAACTTCAAAATTGGTTTGTGAAAAATGCACCAGAAGAAGTAATAAGGTACTTTGACGAGCAACCTATTACTAACAAAGGTATGGAAATACTCTTGAAGAATAATAAGACATCTCTTAAAAACTTAGGCATAGATACGAATAGAAGTCCTAATAGTTTTACCTTAGAAGAAAAAAGAGCAATTCAAGAAGCTATTCCTTTAGATGATAAATTTATTTTAGAACAATTTGCAGACGGTAAAGTAGACTACAGATTTCCACAAGTAAGTGCGAATTCACTTTCTTCAATAACTCCTCAAGCCCAAGCAATAAATGCTTCTTTGGCACAACCAAGCGGAAATGGATTTCAAGAGCAAGTAATGACTGCTCAGGATGTCCAAGCTACTGATAATAATACTCAACAGAATTCCGCACAGAGAGGAAGAAATGTAATTCCTATGTTGCCCGTAGTTGAAGGACTTACTCCTAGTGCCGCGCTTATTCCAAGAGCAGACCAAGTAAGATTTAATAGGCTAGAACCTACTTTAAGAACACCAGAGGCTTCAATAGCCGCAATAAATAATCAGACTAATTTTGTAAACCAACAGGCATTTCAGTCAAATCCAAATCTTGCACCTTTTCTAACAGCTACAAATCTAGGAACAACACAACAGTCTGTAAACAAAGCAATAGCAGAAACAGACGCTTATAATGCCGAAGCAGTTAACAGAGCAAATACTTATAATGCAAATGTAGGTGATAAAGAACAGTTGATGAATATAAATCTTGGTCAAAATTATGAGCAAAGGTTATTCAAGACTATTGATAATCAAGAGCAGGCTTGGAGCAGATATTTAGTAAACAAGCAATTGCAAAACAAGCAGAATTGGATGGACGTAAATAATCTGAACTTGACAAATGCAATGACACCTAATTATCAAACTGATGGATCAAATGTGTATTTTTCAAATCCGAGAGACTATTCAACTAGAAGTGAAGAGGACATACAGTTTGATAATTGGTATAGAAATGCAACTCCTCAAGAGCAAATTGCATACAGAAACAGTGTAATTGCGAAAAAACAAGATGGTGGTTATATTTATGAGTTTGAAGATGGTGCCCAACCTATGACTGACCAGCAAGCTAGAGAAGTGGCACAAGCAACAGGTTTCACAGAAGATTTTGCAAGAGAGTATTTCAGACAGCAAGGGGCAAATCAGACACCTCAATATCAGCAAGCTCCTCAAAGACCAAGAGTGAATCTTGAAACGGATATGATTGCAGATATAACTTCGGGAACTAACAGGTATACACCTGATGGCGGAGTTATCGTAGGAGACTATAAAAAAGTATGGCTCAATAATAGACCTGAAACTTTCACAGCAAGAGCCCAACCACAGGAGGGAAGAGATTTTACATACCTTTCACCGCAAGATTTTGTTAAATTCCAGCAAAGTCAGAACTACAAGCAGTATAAGTCTGGATATAAGACTTCAAACATAGCTTCTCGATAAATTTTCAATTAACGAATTTGTATAACTCAAATTAAATCATTAAATTTGCCTGCTTTACATCAAGAAGTGGGCATTTTTATTTAAATTCTAAACAATTGTCAAACTACACATCAAAAGACATAACCCTAGCTCCCGTAACAACGAGCATTAATCTGCCTCTGATACAGCAAGTATTGCAGGTAAAACAGGGTACGTACAATCAGGCGGATGCACAAGTCCAAGCAGGATTATCTTCTCTTGAAAACTTAAAACTTTTAAGACCGCAAGATACAGAATACTTAAATTCTAAGATTAGAGGTATGACAGCTTCTTTGGATAATATGCAGGATAAGGATCTATCTAATCCGAATGTAGCTTCAAATTTCTATTCCACTATAAAGTCAGTAGCGAGGGATCCATTTGTAGTAGAGGCCGCGTCAAACACAGTGAAATATCAGCAGTTCCAAGCACAAATGCAGGACATACAGAAGAAAAATCCTGACAAATTCCATCAGATAAACTATCAGTTTGCTTTAGATAAGGCAGGATTGAATCAGTATATGGAAGGAGCCACAAATTCTTTGGGCAGTTTTTCTTACCATAATTATTCTGATTACAATAAAAATCTTTTGGATAGGATGAAGACTTTGAAAGATGTCAGAGGCGACAGGGAAGTCCAAATACAAGGAAATGGGTTAAATGGCTATCCTGAAGGAACACTGATAACTAAAAAATTAAGTGGTTTAACACCTCAAGAAATTGTAGATTATGTTCCAGGCATGATGACTTCAGAAGATGATATGCAGATGAGGATAGAGGGTTGGTGGACAGGTAAGCAAAATCCGCAACAACTAGACTCAGAATTTTCGCAATACACGGAAAATAAAAAAGAACAGCTTGATTCAAGTATAAATCTATTAGAGACTAAGGTAAATAATAAGCAGAATACGGAAGAAGAAAGAGAAACAGCCAGACAGCAATTAAGGGCTTTCAGAGCGGAAAAAGAGAATTTCTTGAAAAATAGTGCAACGGCAACTTTAGAAGAGAAGGGATATTTTGTCAAAAAGAATGATTATGTAAAAGCATTGGCAACAAGTGCAGGAGCATCTGAGAGTGTAAGTATATCCGAAGACAAAGCTTACTTTGCACGTCAAAATCTACAGTTAAAAACAGAAGAGCTAGATATAAAAAGAGCAGAGTTAGCACTAAAACAACAAAAAGCTGGAACTACAGGAGGTCTCTATGGCATGGAAGGCATTAGTGAATCGCCACTCACAGCAGAAACAGCCCCTAATATTGACCCGATAGAACAAGTTACAGAAAACTATAAATTAACACAAGGACAGCTTACAGAAAATATCTTAGATATATACAAATCTAACGCTACAGCAAGTGAAATAAAAGACCAATACTCGGCATCTATGAATGCTATGGGATACACGCCAGAGGGGAACTTGTTAAATGCAAATAAACAGCCAACTATAGATAAGGCAACGGCTATGTCTAAAGCTTTTGAAGACTCAAAAATGTATTTATCTAATCCTGATAAAGCAGCGGAGATTGTAAGATTGAAAACATTAGCTGATAATTCAGCCTTAGATTATAATAACACTATAGGCTCCGCTTCCAAAGAACTTTTTAACAGTGCTCCCCAAAAATACATTAGTGAATTTGTTGAAAAAATAAAAGCTTTGGAGATGGAAGATGACGGATTTATAACAGGATTATTCGGTATTGGAGGAGGTTCGGAAAGAGTACAGAATTTAACAGCTGAAGCAAGAAAGTTCATAAATGAAGTAGGGGGAGAGAGAAATTTAAAGAGTATAGGAAGCAATAATGCGAGACTAGAAAAATTTAGAGACCTTTATGGTAAACTTTCGCAAGAAAAAGAATATAATCTGAATTTTAGATTAGGGAATATGACGTTCGCTAGAGATGTGGAGGCAAAAGCAGGAGAACTTCTTAAATCTACAGGAGTGATGACTTCTTATGGAAGTGCCAATCAAGCAACTCTTAGTAATGAAAGTCAAAATCAAAGACTTATATCAATGATTCCTACAACGGAAGAGAGTAGACCATTTGACCCAAAGAAAAAAATAACAGTATATCAAAGAATTGTAGATGGAAGCCCTTCATTTGTAGTAGAGCAAAATGTCGGTTTTAATGAGAAAATGGGACAGATTAAAAAAGCAACAGCTGTACTGACTCCTAAAATGGCAGGATATGAATTCCTAAGACAAAGCTTAGATATGAATGAATCTTCAAGAGGACTCAGTGCAGAAGTAGCAAAAGAAAAAATAAGTATTGCAAAAAATCCAGCGTATATAAAAGATGACGGAAAGTACGCGCCTAAAATTGCAGATTACCTATTAAAAAACACTCCTCCTAACTATATAGGAAAAGCATTTTTCGCAAACCCAGCAAATTACTTGACTAAAACTAATACGGAAGAGGCTTATTCAAATGTTTTAAGAAATAACTTTACTCCCGAACAAATACAGCAAGTTACAGAACATATTTCAAGCCGTCTATCTCAATATAAAATTGATTTGGAACCTTTAGATGGTGAATGGTATATGTCTCTAGAAGATAAAGAGACAGGTGCGGATTACAGAGGTGGAAAATTAGGGCAGAAAAATTTAGAAACCCAATTTTTAAATATTGCTCAAAATTATCCCCATACAATAGTCCTAGATTTCTTTTTAAGAGACTTGGCTACAAATAATAAAAACGCATTTAATAGAATTATGAATAATGGCAGATAACAACTTAAATGCGCTTATAGATAATAAAACTATTTCGCCAGAACTTCAGGCAGTTGAACAAGATATTAGAACTAGAGCAAGTACTCCTCAAATAGACCCTTCTAAAACTAATGGAATTATAAGCAATATTAAAACCGATAATGACTATTTTTATAAGGCTCCCATTAACAGCCCTCAAAAGATAGCATTAGAGTCGAAAAATTACAATATAAATGATGCTTATGCTCAACTTAATGATGGTACTTACATAGCAAAATATGATACTTATAAAGAAGGAGCAAACAATAATGAGATTCATGCACAAAATCAAGGAACAGGAGAAAAGTGGCTTAATGGCTTAGCTAAATTTGGAGGAAAGACTTTAAATGCAGTCATAGGCGGAACCGCAGGGGTTGTTTATGGCGCAGGTGCAGGAATAGCAGATTGGAAATTTGACTCTGTTTACGATAATAATTTTTCAAATTGGTTAGGAGATTTAGATACCAAAATGAACTACAATCTTCCTAACTACTACACGCAACAGGAAACGCAAAAAGGATTGGGAGGACAATTATTCACTTCTAATTTTTGGGCGGACAAAGTTCTAGGAGGATTGTCTTTTACAGCAGGAGCAATTGTATCAGAGGGTATATGGGCTTATGCAACAGGAGGAACTTCTCTAGCTACTACTGCCGCAAGATGGTCTACAAGAACAGCAGGTATGGCAAGAATAGCTAGCGGCACTTCAAAGTTTTCAAGACTTTTAAAAAATTCACTCACAGTAGGAGAAGATATAGCAAGAGTAGGTACGGGATTGGTAGATGATTCTATAAACGTGGGAAGAGCTGTAGCTTTTGGTAAGGCGGGAGATGCTTTAAACACTTTAAGATTTACAATGACTTCGGCAGGATATGAAGCATCGGTGGAAGCTCTGCAATATAAAAAAGAACAGGAGGAAAACTTTTATAGAAATTTTCAAGAACAGAATGGAAGACAACCCGACCAAGAAGAGATAACAGCTTTCCAAGAAAATCTAAGCTCCTCTGCAAATGCAGTTTTTGGTGTGAACATGGCTTTGGTAGGAAGTTCTAATTTAGTAACTCTAGGAAGAGTATTTAATTTAAAATCACCTGTAAAAACAGGTTTTGGCGAGATGTACAACAGAGCATTGTACGGAATAGGAAAAGCAACGCCTTCAAGACTCCAATCCATTAATAGAAGAATATTACCCTTTGTTCAAAACGCAGTAACCGAGGGACTTTATGAAGAAGGGGGTCAATCAATTACTTCAGCTACAGCAGGAAAATGGCTAGAGTACGCCTATGACACAAACAACACAAAAGATTCCTTTGATTTAGCAGGAGCTTTATATGAAAATATTTCTCACCAATATGGTTCAAAAGAAGGATGGGTTGAGAATGGAGTAGGTATTATTATCGGTCTTTTAGGAGAGGCTGGGACAGGAAATACAAGAGGAGGTATAAACAGGCAAGTTCAAGAATTTGAGAACCGTTCAAAATTAAATGAAACTTATACTTCAAAAGCATTGTCAGAGCATTTCTTGATGATGAACCGTATTAACGGATTTAATAAACAGTCAGAAGATGCCCAAAAAAGAGGCAATCTTACAGAAGCTAGGATAGCACAAGACGGAGTAATATTTTCACTTTTAAACAACCGTTACCAGTTAGGAGATTCTGTTTCAGACGTAGGTTTAGATATTGAAAAAGCTTTAGGAACAGTTACGCAAGACCAGCTAATAGAAATGGGAGTAGAAACTGATTTAGACACTTGGAAGCAAGAACAGTCAACAGCGTTCTCCGAAGTTGCAAAATCTTTCAAAAAGAACAGACAGTTTGCGGAATACATAATAGGTAGAAACCCTGTTGCAGGAATACAGGAATTAGATTCTGAAAATCAATTATCCTCTTTAGGGGCAAATAACACTCAAGAAGCTCTAATACAAAGTCTAGCTTTCACAATGATGGGCGGGCAGAGGTCACATACTACAATGAAGGAAGCTGTTCAAGAAATGGCTCAGATTTTAGATTATGAAAAAGTAAAGGCTTTAGATACAATATCTAGCTTAGAAACAGTAACTCAAGAAAAAAGAAATCAAGTAAATATTGCTATAAACAGAAGCAATTCTTTAGAGGAGCAAAGAAGAAGACTTATAGAACAGTTAAGAAATATTCAGGAAACCACGCAAGGGGATACTGACACAGGAACTAAAGTTTTGAGGTTATCTGACAGGCTTGCAAAACTTACAAACCTGATTGATTCTAATAACACAGAATTACAGCAACTTGCAGATGAAGTAAATCTAAATAACAAAACTCTAGAACAGACTACAGGCGTAAACCTAAATCAAGGTTTAGATATTCAGAATATCAGCGTAGAGGACTTAAAAAATCTTGATTCAAATACTAAAAATTTAGGGTCTGTAATGGATGCTATAAAAGCTTCTAATCCTGAAAATTCTGCCAGACTTGAAGCAATTTTAGAAGAGTACAAGAACTCTAGAAAAACATTTGGAGCTTATCAATCAACTGTATTAGCTTTTAGGGATGGAAAAGTAAACATTGATAACATCAATACTTTAGTTGGACGCAAAGTCTTAAAAAAGAACAAAAACTTAGACTCGGCAACAAAAGAATGGCTGTCAGAAATTTTAGGAAATTACTCAAAACAAGCTGTAGATGCTTTAAATGAGTTAACTAAAATTAACAATAGAACTACTGTTATTTCAAACGAATCTATAGTAGATAAGAGAAGAAGAGGAGATACTTTATCAGAGGAGGAGCAAACGTACTACAACGAAAATAAGACGGAGATAGATACTTTTATGAAAAGAGAACCTATGCTTCCAGTTGTACCTTTACCAACAGCTAAAACTAAACTTCAATACTTAAGAGAAAGACTTGCTAATTTAGTTTCTAGGTCTAATAACTCCTTGACTTTTATTGGAACTTCAACAGATGAGTTTCTTTTAGAAAAACCAACACAAGCAGAAGTAGAAGAGTATCAAAATCTATTAAGAGGAGAAACGGGAGAAAAAGCAACACTCTATCAAAAACTTGACAACTTATATGAAACACTTTTAGCCAATGGAAACAGTGAATCAGAAGCAGAAAGACTAGCTTTAGAATCGCTAACAGAGGAAGAAAGAAATCTTTTAAGACAGAGAAGTCCGAAAAGAAGAGAAGTGGAAAACTCTTCTGAATTAATAGTAGGCCAAAGGGTAAGTACTCTGACCGACCGAGGAACGGTTACTTCAATTGAAGGGGAACTAGTAACTATCGATTTAGACCAAAAAGGAACATTAACTGCAAATCCAAGACTTGTAGAAATTTTTACCCAACCTTCGGTAGTAAACGTAGATAGATTAGAACTACTAAGAGAAAAACTATCAAATTGGAAAGTTTTAGACAGTTTCATAAATGAGGAAGGACTGACAATGGCTGACCTTGCAGAATTGATTCAACAGCAACAGCAGAATATTTCAGAGCAAGAAACCATAACTGAAATCACAGAAGATGATTCCTATGCTATGACTCAAGAATCCCAAGCAGGAGAAAAACTTGATGATTATACTCTGGCGCAAAATGTCACAGGAAATGCTACAATAAAGAGAAATAAAGACGGCTCTGTGACTTTGCATCACATATCAGCACAATCTCTGGTAAATATCATAGGGGAGCCTTTCCAAGCTACAAGAAAAGACAAACCTATTGACATATCGCAAATCGCAATAGGCGATATAGTTACGACAGAAAGCGGATTAATGTTTTCAATAGAGCCAGGAAACATCTTGAAAATGAGGAGTGAAGCATTTGATAACATCCCTCTTTTGGTGGTGAGGAGTGCCTCTACAAGCTGGACATATGCTGATTTATACTATTTTAATGGTTCAGAGTATGTAAAGAAACCTTCAGACTTTTTTGAAGATATTCAAGCAGATGAAATTTATAATCTTGAACAAGGCGCACCTATAAGATTTGAAATTGATAGGCAGGACAGCTATACAAAACAGCTTCTAGATAAATACAAGAAATCCCCTAATGAAGAAAATCGAAAAGCTTTAACAGACGGTATTAAAATTTATTTAGTATCTAAAGGTAAGAGAATTTCTACCTTAAAAGGAGAAAGAGGCGCATCACCTGATAATTTCAAGCTTCTAAGAGAAAAAGCTTTTGAATTAGCTATCCAAGACAGCTATGAAGTAGATTTGGAAGCAACTTCTACAGTTTCGGCAGTATTTTTAGGGAGTCCTCAATTTTTCATTTCAGAAGACGGGCAGTTAGAATCAAGACCGTTTACAGAAACTTCATTGGATAAAGTTTTGACTAAAGGATATATTTTAAATGGCGAAATCGTAACATCAGAAGACCTACCACAAGTAAATACTTCTTACGTATCTAAAATTTCAAGAAAATACCCTCAAAGAAAAATGCCCTTGGTGGTTGTAAAAAGAGGCGAAAATTACGTAGCTTTACCAATATTTTTGAATAAGTCGCCTTTAGGTCAGAGAGGATTAGATATGGTGGAGAATGCTTTAGAGACAGCAACAAGTCCGATAGAGATTGCAAAGAATTTAAACGCCCTGATTAACCAAGAGGGAGTCAGAACCGAGAAGATATTACCGCAAGAAGTTACAGATGAAAATCTTGAAAGAATCAGAACAGTTTTTCAAGAACATTTAATTTTCACAACAGCAGATGAAATAGCCTCACAAGATTATAATAAAGCAAATCTCTTAGTTGACGCTCAAATGTATATTGACGCAGATAATCTAGAACAGGTAATCAATGCTCCAAAAGTAAGAATAGATATTCAAAATATGCTTTTCAATCAAGAAGCAACCTTTGATACATCAGATGTCAAAACTTCGGTGGAAAATGAATTAGATACTTTAGCAAAAGACCTTTATAATGACTTCATAAGAAATGCTTCCACAACTTATGTAAATTCCAAAGGAGATATCATAGAAAATTCCTATACGGATGCTTTTGACGAAGAAAGTATGCTGGAAAGTAATTCGCACCTTGATAAACTTCACAACATACGAATTTTAAGAGAAGCTTTCAAAGTGGATTTCTCTAAAAATAAGATTTTGAGGGATGCTGTAGGAAACGATAAGATTGAAAGGATTAAGATTCTTTTCGGTATTTTAGATAACATCAACAAACAAGTAAAACCTAAAGAAGATATTCTGAAATCAGGCAATAACAACACTAAATGTTAAAATATTAGGAAGTTAAGTATATTTAGATTATATTTGCTTCCTACCATTAAATTATATAAAAATGAATTTTAAAAGTAGAATTGAAAAATTAGATTTAACACGATTAGAAGATTTTAAGGAATTTAAAAATTTTTATTCTATTGCCTGCAAAAATCAGGATCATGTTGAGAATCGTAACATAAGAGAGAAACTAAATAATACTTTAACTTGGTTCCCAATCACAGGTCTGCAAGAATTTCCAGAAGGGTGGATAAATAAAGACATTGCGGATATGGAGGATTTACAAGAATTGGAAAACTACTATTTAGCACTGAGCGGAAGAGTAACAGAAGACTATTTAAGAAAACTTCCTATGAATTCTGTTAAAGTCATTTATTCCTACAAAGATAATGATAAAAGTATGTTTTATCAAGGGAATATAAGCGGTTTGACGACTGCAATGTCACTATTGGATTCCAAAAGCGAAGAATATAAACAATTGGAACAAACTAGGGTAACATATGAGGAATTAGATAATAATATTACTGAAAAGTATGTAAAACAACATCTTAATTTAGAAAAAGCAACAGAATATTTAAAGTCAAACTGCACCCTTGAACAAGATGGGATCACTTATATAGTTACAAGAGTAGAAGAAAACGGAGATGTAATTATTTTTGATATCTACGATAAACAACAAAAGGAGTCCGTATTAAAAGGAGAATATTTACTAACAGGAATGCCATTATCACAATAATATGAAAAAAGAAAAATATCCAAATCATATAATCCCTGTACTTTTACCAACTAGGCTTTATACAGAAGAAGAAGTAAGAAAATTATTAGAAGAGGTAGGTTTGAATAATTTCTATAACTTAAAAGTATTAGTAACAGCAGGTGTAGAAATTCAGAATTTGGAGTCTATGGACAAATCAACAGATTTATACAAAGGCATGAAAGAGGCACAAGAAAAAGGGGAATTGACGTATAGATTTACACTACAACCAGGGCAAAAACTATGAATGACTTTTTAGAAAAATACTCACCAATAAAATATACTGAAGCTGGTTGTATCTTAGAATCTGTTGAATGTAAAAACTGGCATAAAAAAGAAATAAATAAAAGGAGTACAGTACCCCTGATAGAATTTATATCAATATATGAAGCAGACAAGACGTGCAAAAGAGTTCATTTTGTAGGAGATAATATTTTAGATGAGGAATTAAGGTCAACATTAATGACTTTTATAATTAACCACAATTACGGAATAACCGAAAAAGCATTAAAACAAGTCATAGATAAAATATGGAGTTTAGATTTTAAAGACTTTAAGGCAGGCGAGGTCGCCATAGTAATAGATAAAGAAGATTTTTACGCAACTTACTAACTAATAGAAAAAAAATGATTAATTATAAAATTCCACAAAACTTACAAGATTGTATAGACTCTGAAAAAGAATGTACGAAGCTAGTTAAAAATTGGCTCGAAGATGGTAAGGGTGATATAAAAGAAATATCTCGTATCCACAAGAAACAAATAGATTTAGAATTGAGTTTGAAAGATGAGTTTGAAAAAGAATCAGAAGTAGCCTTGAAACTATTAAAGAAAAAATAAAAATGGATCAAAAATTACATGAATAAAAATATAAGATGAATTTAAAAAGACGAAAAGAGGAAAAAGCGAAAGTTCTTTTGGTGCTTAAAAAATTGAGAACTAAAAAAGGTGGGTTTGAATTAATAGTTGCTAATAGTGAATACAGTATAAATATAGTAGATGGCGCAATTTCAATATGTGTGGAAATAGCAAATTCTTTTACGGAACCGACAGGAATAATAGATATGAGACTAGGTGAGATAGGTTATTATAGTACTTATACTGGCGATGATTTTAAATATTTATTAGAGATGGTAACTGCGCATACTAAGAATTTTTATGAATCGAGGATAGAAAACCTAAATAAAATATTACAAGAAGGTTTATACGGAGCCAATAAAGCAATTGAAATAAATAAAAATAGTGAGCTGTAATATAATAAGAGAAAATGGACAGGTAACGGTAGTGACGGATCAAAATACTCCGTCATTGCTTTTCCAGGAACTGAAAGAAAAATTCACCCAAGAAGAAGCTTTAGAAATCTATAAGGCTTCTAAATCAGAGGCTTTTGAAACTGTAAACAGAGCCAAGAATGCCTTATTATATTCAGTGAACCAAACTGATGTAAGACTTTCTAGGCAAATAAATGGAAACTCAATCTCCTATATTCCGACAATCAGAGGAAAAAGGATTGGAACTCTCAGAATAAAAGGGGACAGGGTAGATATGATAACTATTTATGACACTTTCAAGGGCAAAGGATATGGAAAGAGTCTTTACAGGCAAGTGGCTAAAGATTTATTTCAAAGAGGAGTACAACTAAAAAGTGATAATGCTTCAAGTCAAGATGATTTGAATGTTTGGGAATCTCTTGTAAGGGATAATCTTGCCGAGCAGACACCAGACGGCAGATATCAGTTCCTACTCCAAAACAGCTATCCAAACGGCGAACCCTCAATGCAAAGCGTTTTGGAATTCCTGAGGAATCAAAACCGCACACAAAGGGAACTTGACACAGAGGAAAGAATAGAACTTAAAAACTTATCTTTAGGATTTCAAGGAGATTTAAAAGCGGAGATGAACAAAGTATTTTATGACCAAGAAAACTTTTTTACAATAGTTCCACAAAAAATGCAATCTCTATATTCGCAATATGAAATTGATAGAATCTTGAAATCACCGAGCCTACAAAATCAAATAAAAGAAAGTTTAGAAGCATTTCAAAATACGGAATTTGATATAGTCACAGAACAAGAGATACCGCAACAACAGTTAGTAAAATCAAACACCATAGGAAAGTTTGGAAAAGCTCTTTACGAAAACCCAAACCATCTAAAACAAGATTTGATGGAGGAAATTGCTGGCGTGGAGGAAGACATGTTTCAAGAAAATCCTTTTATAACTTTAGAAGAAGCACAATCATTTGTAAAAGCAAGAGTTTTAGCAGATATAGACGGTTCGATAGTAGAACCTAATTTAGGAGACCGTTTGGCAATTTCTGCTACAATTTTAGAAAATCCTTACAAAGCAGTTTCTGCAATCGTTAAGATTACAAATATCTCAGACGAAACTCTTCTAGAAAATCCGCAAGAAACTTACAGGACTTTGAGCAATATCGAAAACGAAGCCTTGAAAATGGGAATAGATGTAATAGGTATAAAAGACCAAGCAGATAATCCAACTCTGAAACCTTTCTTAAATGCTTTAGGAGGCGTTATGGAAAATCCTGTACAGGAGAATTTAGCAACATTTTCTAAGCTTTATTCAGAATTCTTTCCAAGCCAAATCCAAGAAACAAAAGCAATAAAACAGCCTGATGACAGAGATTACATATATCTAAGAACAGCTTTGAGTGAGGGTGAAGTTTTCAATCAAATCGGGGCGATAAAAAAAGCGGAAAACGTTTATGTTCAAGTTAATGATAAAACTTTAGAAGAGCTTTACGATATTGCTTCCTATTACAACGCAAACCTAACACGACAAGAAAACCAAAGACAGGCTCTGAGAATAGAATCATCCGAAAGAGAAACAGCAGAAAAAATAAATTTATTTAAAACTATTTTAGGATTTGATGGTTTAAATGAGGGAATTAGTGAGGGTATAAATGAAACTGCTTTCACAGGAAACTACGAATACCTTACAAATGATTTCGTGGCAGAATTCAATATAAAATCCCTAAGAGAAAAGAAAAAGAATTCTCCAATGTGGCTCAATTTCTATTCAAACTTTGAAATTAATGAGCAAGGGATAAATTTAAAGTATACAGATGATTTAACACTTTCAACAGTAGAAGAGTTAGCTGATGAAAATTTAAGACAATACTCTTTGATATCAAAACAAATGCCAAATCTAAATCAAACTACTTTAGATGAGAATCCAGACATCTCTCAAAAAGAAAGAGATTTTTACGTGAACAACCCACAAACGGCACCTCTGATGCAAAGTCCCACAATAGTAGATTCAGAAACCTTAATATCGGATAGCCAAGATAGATTTACTAAAAGACAAGATGGAAGTTTTTGGGAAAATGTATTCACCCAAAACGGCAAAAGTTTATTTAAAAGACAAATGGTAAACAAGTCGCAATATAACACCTTTGGAAATCCAAAACCACAATTCAATGAATATGACTTTGACTTGAAAGCAAGTATGTCAGACAATTCAAATGTTAAAGATTCCACAAAAGCAAAAAATATATTAAAAGAAAGTTTTGATTGTTAATTAATTTTTCTATTTTTGCTGAAAATATATAAATATGAACGTATTATCATTGTTTGATGGGATGTCTTGCGGAATGATTGCTTTAGAAAGAGCCAAAATAAAAGTTGATAGTTATTATGCTTCTGAAATTGATAAGTATGCAATTAGGGTATCACAAGCAAACTATTCTAACATTATTCAACTAGGCTCAGTTACAGAACTTAAAAATATTAATTGGTCAGAGCAAAAAATTGATTTAATAATCGGTGGAAGTCCGTGTCAAGGCTTTAGTTTTGCAGGTAAGCAATTAAATTTTGAAGACGAAAGAAGTAAGTTATTTTTTGAATACGTTAGGATTTTAGACGAAATTAAAGTTGTCAATCCTAATGTAAAATTTCTCTTAGAGAATGTGAAAATGAAAAAAGAGTCTCAAGATATAATCTCTAAATATTTAGGTATAGAACCTATTGAGATTAATAGTAGCTTATTATCGGCACAAAATAGAAAGAGATTATACTGGACAAACATTCCAAACGTAGACCAACCTGAAGATAAAGGAATTTTTGTAAATGATATATTAGAGACAGGTAGTGCCCTAAAAGAGAAAAGCCAAACAATACTTTCAACTATACATAAGGAAAATGTAAAAAGTATGTTAAAAAGAAGTAAGTTTGGCTTAATAGTGGACTTAAAATACTATTTATCTAAGGAGACTATAATTACTCAATTAAAATATGCCAAGAATTATCAAGCAACAGGTAAATCAGCTTGCTTAACCACAGAATTAGCGCACGGCACAGGGAAAAACGTCACTCCCAAAAATATGATTGAAATAGGTCAACCATATAGAAAATTTACACCTAAAGAATGTGAACGGTTACAAACAGTCCCTGATAACTACACCGATTCAGTAAGTGACACACAAAGATATAAAATGCTCGGTAACGGTTGGACAGTAGATGTCATAGCCCATATATTCAAAAACTTAAAACAATAAAATGGCGTGCGAAATAATTTATAAGAATGGTAGACAAGTTGGAGTAAACGCTCTTGATGGCAGACCTTCTTTAGTTTTCAATCAAATACTCAATATCCCACATATCCAAGACTTTCAAGAAGCTCTAAAAGGATATACAAATATTTTAGCGGATAATAACAATGAAGAATCCCCAATCAGCTTTCAAAACCAAGGTCAAGAATTTCAAACTTTAAAAGAGGCTCTTAAAAACAGCAAACCAAATTCTGAAATCCAAGTAGTTACAAACGGAAAGTCTTTCATGACAATTGACACTACAATAAATCCTCAGACCCGTTCAGGACTAGTAAATTCTCTAATCAAAGAAGATATTCTTACAGGGAATTCTTTTTTAGATGTTGATGGAGCAAAAGTCTTAGAAGTAACAGGAAACAACGAACAGGAAAAAGCGGTCTACGCCGATGTAGCCAGAACAGTTTCAAAACGATATAAAGGTGCATTTTCAGCCTTAGTTGGACAGGATAATAATATTACTTTCAGAGAAAGACAGGAAGTTCCCAAATCAGAAACTTTTACCCAGCTTACTCAAAGATTTGACGAGTCTACAGCCGTTTTTATTAAGACTTTAGAAGAGATAAGTTTGGAAACCAATGCAAATAATTCTGCTTTAGAAGAAATTCAAATCATCCCTGAAAATCAACTACAAGAGAAACTATTACAGCTATTAAACAAGTTAGGCGTAAAGACTACATCCATTGAAAAGTGGGCGGAAAAATATGCTCAAAAGAATGGTTATGAACCATCGGCAAAAGCTCTAGCAGATTTGGCAAATAACATTGTAGCCTTTAAAGACGGTATCATAACGCAAGCAGATTTAACGGAGGAAGTAAGCCACTTTATTATTGCCACTCTAGATCAAGAGCAGATAGCAAACCAAAAAAGAAATGTACATAGAACTAAAGAGTGGGCGGAATTTGCCGAGCAATATTTTGAAATCTACTCAGAAACTTTAGAGGGAGAAGGCTTAGAAGATGCTGTCAGAGAAGAAATTTTAGGAAAGGTTTTAGCTAATTCACTTTTAGATAATTTTGCAAGAGAAAGTGAAACTACTTTGGAAGGCGGTATTGTTGCAACTTTAAGAAACTTCTTCAAAGACTTCTTTAATAGAGTTTATGACTTCTTTCAGCCAAATTATCAAACCCAACTAGAAACATTCACAGAACAAGTCTATAGAGACCTTATGAATGACTCCTTGGACGTAGATGTAAGAAACAAGGAGAACAAGTCTTATACGCTCTATAATGCAACAGGACGTACAGCTTTAGCCCAAACTATTCAGAAGTCTTATGAAACACTCTTGAATCAGCAATATGCTCTAAGGAATTCCTCGGCGAATAAAAACACCTTAAATAAATTAAAACAGACAATTGCACTTACAGATGAAGCTTCCTTGAAAAATTCAACTCTACAATTAGTAGCAGTTGCAAATTCTCAAGCAAATTCACTTTTGAAATCTTTAGAAACTGCAGATAAAAATTCAAGACACTTCACGTCAGAAGAAAATGGAGTATTTCAATCAACAGTTTCAAGACTTGCTCCGATGCTGAGACAAATCAGAGAAAGCATAAATGACAAGGCTATTGCAAAGCAGATTGACGATGTTCTGCAAAAGATTTCTACAATCGAAGGAAGAGTTCCCGCAACAAACACAAAAGCAAGAGATTTGATTGTTGAGAGGGTCATTAGAAAGAATAATATGACTCCTGAACAGGCTAATAAATACCGTGAGTATATAGACAACATTTCAAGAACAGCAGAAGCAGATACAGGCTGGTTGCATGCCCACTTAGGAGGATTAATAAATTCAAGAGATGGACTTTTAAATTTGGCGGGAGAAATTATAGAGAGAACACAATATCAAGAAAGAACAACACATCAAAACCAAACTAAGCCTTTTTTAAACCGTTTAGAAGCTTTAGGCTTACCAGAGAGTCAAATTCCTACAACACTAAAGAAACTTATCTATAATGGCGGGATAATAAACGAAACAGATCCTCAAAAAGTATTAGAAGTCGATAATACAGAAAAAGCTAGAATTTTGTCTGTAATTTTAAGAGAGCCTCTAACAAAAGAAACAGTTCAAGAAAAGGTTGATTCTATGCAAAGCGAATATGATTCCTTGCAAAGAGATCTCACAGCAAATAAAGAATTAAGTCAAGAAGACATTGATAAGAAAACACAAAATAGGGATGAAATATCAGGACAGCTTGCCAACTTGGAAAAAGAATTTAGAAAGACTTTTACTCAAAGATTTGAGTCTTATTTTGATCCAAAATACTTAGAGAAACTTCAAAATTTTTCTATCACAACAAACGGCGTAACAATTGATAGAACTTCTATTCCAGATGATGTCTTACAGTTGGATAAATTATACCGCTCGCAAATCGGGGAAATAAAAAAACAAGGAGAACTCACTTCAAGTGAAATCGCGGAAATAAAAAATTTAACAAAACAAAAACTCCAAGAAGCAAATCCAAGGTATTCTGATGGAAAATTGAAAAAAGGAGTTTTGGAAGTCTATGCTAGAGAGTTAAAGAAATTCACTTACTTTTTAGATGCCTCAGAAGACTTATCGGATTTAGATTTTTCAGAAGCTCAAAAAGTCGTAGGATTGCAAAACCTGATGCTTCTAAATTCAGAATTCTATAAAGCCAATTCAAACTCACAAGGAATCCCTCAGAAGTTTTTAGACGAATTAAATAGCTTAAGTACAGAGCAAGAAAAATTCGACTTCTTAAATAACAATGCAACAACCGCATTCACTCAAGATTTCTGGGATAATTTTGATCCTAATAACTCTTTGGTGGCAAGACTTTTGGAGGTGGGTTCGCCCGAAGCTTTAGAATTTGCACAAAACATTAGGGAACAACAGTCAATAATCTCTACAATAATTCGCGGAAATAAAAGTATGTCAAATCCTTCGGAGGTAGACGTATTTGATATGAATGACATAGAAATGTCAGCTGTCAGGGATGCCCAATCTATTTTAGAAGTTCAGACCGCCGAGGCAAGAAACATCCTAGAAGAACAAGAAACAACGGAAATTCAATCAGTTTCAACAGTTAATGAAAGCTACAGAAAAGATTTAGAGTCTAATGGAATCACTTCAAACAGTCCCCAAGAAATTGATTTTATATTAAAACACGTAACTTCAAATGGCAGAAGCAGTATAGAATCCCTGAGAAGAAACTTACAAAGGTTACAAAAAGGAGAGTCTGTCATAATGACTGATTTTTTAAGGAACTTAACTGATGGAAGAACAGACTATGATAACGTCTTATCAGAATTTGCCAGAAGAAAACTTTTGCCGTATTATAAAAGAACAGAACCGCAAGGATTTACAGAAGCCTATGAAGAACTAAAAAGAAATGTCTCTGAAAACCAATCGGGAGCAGTTTTAGATTTTATTGAAAGCGGTATAGTAGAAGTAAAACCAAGTTGGAGCTATTATGACGCAATGGCAAATGTAAACCCTAAATGGATTGAAAATCGTGACGCGCAAAGAGACCAATACACAGAAGCCTATAAAAACTCTGTAAGGAATGATGAATACTACCAAAGATATGGAATAGACGAGCAAGGAAACGCCACGCAAAACGTTCAAGAGTTCGAAGCAAGAAAAATACTTCTAGAATACAACGATCAAAGCTTGGAAAATTATGGCATCCAAGCAACACATGACAGATACCAATTACCGCAGTTTTTAAGGAGCGCGACAAGAAGATTAACAGACGGCTCAAATAAACTAAAATCCCTAAAAGAAATCGCCTCAGATATGACAGGTATCAGAGAAGATGAAGCAGATTTAGGACAGGATGTATCAGGAAATCTCGCCAAAAAAGGAGATTCACTTTTATCAGTACCGACTTACGGGGTAAGAAAACTAAAAGACCAAACAGATGTAACAGACGAACTTTTATTGTCTTACTCAATGTTCAACCAACAGTCAGCATTATACAAAGCAAGAAGAGAAAATATCTCAGATATGCTGGTATTGGAAGATTTCATATTGTCAAAAGAAAGAGATTATCCAGGCAAAAAAGCGGAGGCAACAAACACCTATAAAATGTTCAACTCGTTTCTAAAATCAAATTTCTATGGCGTAAAAGAAACATTCAGCCAAGAAGTAACAGTTTTAGGGAAAAAAGTAGATTTAGGAAAACTGGCAAGAACTTTCAACAGCTGGGTAAGATTTTCAAATTTAGCGGGTGTGACAGTACCTTTGACTTCAGCCCTACAAGGAAAGACACAAGAATTTTTAGAAGTGGCTGTGGGGGAAGTTTTGGACAGAACGGCTTACAAGGAGGCACAGAAAGAATTTGCGAGGAAAGGTTCCCAAATGATTGGCGAGGTGATGAAATACAATGGAAAATCCGAGATAGGAGTTTACGGAGAAAGATTTGGTTTATATAACCTTACAGAAAGGTTTGAAAACTCTTACATAGGTAGGGCAGGGAGAGGACTTTTGAAAGCATCTTCGGGACTCCATTCGATTGGCAACTATCCAGTAACAACGACTGTCCTGTTGTCAGTCATGTACGATTACAGAGTGTATGGAAACGAGGTAGTCACATACAGACAATTCAAAGAAATTAATAATGGAAAAGATGACAGATTACTTTGGGAGAAACAACCTTTATTCAAAGACTTAATTCCTGTAAAAGATGGGGTGATTGCACCAAATTATACTAGGATTTCTGAGCAGTTAAATATTAGCGAAGAGGAAGCGGTTGCCAAGACAGACTTGATTTTGGAGGCAATATCAACTAGAACTGCATCTGCAATGCAACGTGTAGACAGTCAAATACCATCCCAGCAACGCAGTATAGCAAGCCGTGATGCTAGATCGAATTTTCTACTACTTCATGCTAACTGGTTTTTGATTTCTATACAGCTGAAAACCAAAAATCGCCATTACAATATTTCTGAGGGCAGTTTTCAGGAGGGCAACTGGCGAACTACAGCCAATATGATAAATGACCTTGCTAAGAATATATTAAAACCTAAAGATATTAAGAGAATTTGGCAAGAATACATGACGGATGAAGTTTCAAAAAGAAATTTGAGAAGAACTATTGTTGAATTGTCGATAGCCAATATTTTAGCATTAGCTGCGATATTATTAGCAAATGCAGTCGACGACGATGACGATCCAGCATACATTTTGACAATGGCTAATTATTTTTTAACTAGAACAGCGGTTGAACAAGTATCAAGTACAGTAGCTCTTCCTTTACAGTTACAGGAGATGTCAGCAGACCCACTTATTGCAAAAAGAAAGTTAGAAGACTTATTAAATACCGATTTATTTAGTACAGATATTATTTCACAAGGAAGTTTTGCAGGTGATTCAAAACAGTATAGATGGGCTTCTAAAAATTTACCATTTATAAAAGACTACAACAGATTTAAAAACTTTGAAGAGGCGAGAAATACATATGCTTATTTTAACCTCAGTCCAGATAAGAAAAATATATTTGGGTGGGCATGGGCAACTAATTTAGTAGAAAATGAGGAGTAATGAAAGAAGGACTGATAGGGTCGGTCAAAGGTATACTACAAATCAAGGTGACTTAGAAATCATAGCCTATAGCACAAGTAAAGATTGTGATGTCAGATTTGATGACGGTACAATTTTAAAGAATATACACTTTGTGCATATTAAAAATGGAAGTATAAAAAACCCTAATTTTAGAAGTATAGCGGGAGTAGGGTTTCAAGGGGTAGGTAAATATGGGTTTACCAAGAATCTAAATATTAGTCAAACGTGGAAGGGTATAATTAAAAGATGCTACGGTAAAAAGGAGTCTTTTGAATTTCCAACATACAATAACGTATCCGTTTGTGAAGAATGGCATAACTTTCAAAACTTTGCACAATGGTTTGAGGATAACAACGTTCAAGGATTTGAAATAGACAAAGATATTTTAATTAAAGGAAATAAGATTTATTCTCCTGAAACTTGTGCATTTGTACCTCATGAAATAAATATGATTTTTAGAAAAATACAAAAGAGAGGTAGATTATATCCTACGGGCGTTTACAAAAACACAAAGAAAAGAAGGTTTCAAATAAGCTATCCCCTAAAAATAAATCAAGATTTTCCAGGATATTTTGACACTCCTGAAGAAGCTTGGGAAACGTATAAGAAAATTAAAGAAACACACATCAAAAATCTTGCCGACAAATGGAAAGATTTGATTGACCCAAGAGTCTACGAAGCCCTTTACAATTACAAGGTAGAAATAACAGATTAACCACAAACACTTAAATAAACAAAAATGAACAAGATTAAATTTTATTGGTTTAACTTAGTAGCACAATTAAACGCTCTAACACTACCTAAAGACCAGCTAGCCGAACCTATCAAAGACGGCGAAGACGTAGCCACAATGTTTGCAAAATTACAAGCCCAAATTAATGAACTAAACGCCTAAAACGAAAATCCCCGAGACTAAATATCAAAGGGATTTTTTAATTTAACAAACCTTTGGCTTTTATTTTGAATTAAACTTCATATATTTGCCTCAACAAAATTAAAATAAAAAATGGAACAGTTATCATTAAAAGAAATATCGGGGTATTTGTCTTACGATTTAAAAATAAGATGCGGCAAAATCAGTCATCCTATAATGACTGCGAATAAAACAGATGATGAACATATAGACATTATGTATGTTTTAGATGAACCTGCTTACAAACCTTTGCTTTATCCATTATCAATGCTTACACAAGAAATTGAGCATAATGGAAAAGAGATAATTCCGATTATTGAGTTAGCGAAGATTTCTTTAGGAGATAATTACGAAAAAAATCATTTAACAGTTATAAATGATGATAAATTCGAAACCCTTTCAATGCATTCAACACCATTTTTCGAGAAAGCCAAATACATCGTTTTTAGATTTGACGAACTACAAAAAAGTTTTACTGTAAATGTTTGTGATTATGAATTTAAACCAGTAACAACGTATTCAGTAAAAAATCAATTACAGATGTTTGAAAAGCTTTACGAATGGCATTTCGACGTACACGGATTAATTGAAAGAGGTTTGGCAATAGATAAATCAAAAATTTAAAGCTATGATGAATTTGGCAAAAGTAAATAATAACGCTTATGATACTTGGTTAGAACCTTATATTGGATATGAATTTGAATATACAAAAATCACAAAGTCAAAAATATATTTCAAAGTTGATATGGGGTTTGGAAAATTTATTATAGAATCCACAGACTTAGAAAATTTCGACATTTTAAATAATTAACACAAAAGAAACAAATGAAAACAGCAGAATACTTTTTAAAAGAAGGTGTAGAAGGGTATCCATTGAGAGATGTAATTGATAACATTGAAGACCAAGATATATTAGATTCAATCATTGAATTCGCCAAATACCATGTAGAGCAAGCTCTAAAATGCGCTAGTGAATCGGCCGAAATAATATTCACGGGAGAAGGACAAGAAGATTATGACATAGACAAAGAATCAATACTAACAGCTTACCCACTAACAAACATAAAATAAATGAAAACACTATTAGGAGCATTACTTATTACGACACTTTCTTTCGGGCAATTTAATCCCACACCACAACAAAACACTGTAAGCCAACCCACAACACTTTCCAACACTTACACGCATCCTAGTGAGCTTAAACTAGACAACACACTAACCTTAGTAGAAGGAGCAAACCTTACAATAAACGGCAATCTTTCTAGGTTAGGTAATAATGGTAGAATCATTATGATGGGCAATAACAAACTCATTGTAAATGGGAATATAAACAGCGGGATCAAATTTGAAATGAATGGTAACTGTTGTATATATTCTTCTTCCAATATCAATATTCAATCAGGCGATGTTACTTCAAATAACTCTGGTAACTATATCAGCAGTGGGGGAAATATTAATGGCTTGAATAATATCCCACAGTCAATCTGTGCCAGCCAGCAAATTACAAACCCTTGTGTCAGTCCAAATACAATAAACTGCGGAAACCAATGTTCTACAGATCAAAACAACACAGCCACTTGGAAGACAGTAAATGGAGTTTTAGGCTGGTATAACGGACAGAACCCTACTACACCAACAGACAAGACAGCTATCATAGCAGAGGACTTTTCAGGTTTAGGATTCAGATGCTGTTCCCTAACGATCAATACGGGAAAATCATTAACTGTGAATACAGGCATTACAATTTCAGTTACAAACTCTGTTAAAAACTACGGCAGTCTAACAGTCAATAACGGAGGAAATCTTATTCAAGTGAACGACTATTCCATTAATTTAGGCAATGCCATAGTAAAAAGAACAGCAAAACCTATGACAAGATATGATTACACTTATTGGTCTTCTCCTGTTGCAAATCAGACTCTTTTCAATCTATCGCCTCTAACTTTATCAGATAAGTATTTTAAATGGAACTCCGCCAATCAAAGCTGGCAGGTAATTCCGTCAGGTAATGAAGTAATGCAGAAAGCCTTGGGATATATAGTAAGAGCCCCTCAGACCTTTACAATTTCAGGAACGCCCGAAGTATTTTCAGCCACTTTCTCGGGAGTCTTAAATAATGGCGTGGCAAAAGTAACAACATCTACAGGTTTGGCACTTTTAGGAAATCCTTATCCGAGTTCTTTAGACGCTAGAAAATTTATCTTGCAAAATTCTGTGGGAACTTTATATTTTTGGACGCACAACACTCCAGTGAGCAGTATTCCTAATTCAGAGGGCAATTACAGTTATAATAGTGCAGACTATGCTTGTTTTAATCTGACAGGAGGAACAGCTACAGGAGCAGGAGAAACGCCTAATGGATATATTGGTTCAGGACAGGGATTCTTTGTAGAGACTGCTACAAGTTCAGAAATCGTTTTTAATAATTCAATGAGAACTTTAGGCAGTACAAACACGCAGTTTTTTAGGAATGGTCAAGAAGGAAGATTATGGCTGAATCTTGTAAACTCTGAAAATACTAGATTCTCTCAAATTCTTTTAGGGTATCTAGCAGAAGCAAATGACGGGTTTGACAACTTGTATGACGGAAAAACAAAAAGTTCAGGAAGTTATTTATACTCTATTTTAGACAATAAGGAATTGGCAATCCAAGGAAAGGCTGTTTTTCAAGACACAGACGAAGTTAAATTAGGATATTCGGCTGCAACACAAGGAGGTTTCAATATTTCTTTAGGTAGTTTTGAAGGAGTTTTTGATAATCAAGATATTTACTTGGAAGACAAAGTTTTAAACTTAGTTCACAACTTAAAAAACTCTTCTTACGCTTTCAGTACTTCGGTGGGAAATTTTAAAGAGAGGTTTGTTTTAAAATACTTAAATAGTAGTTTGACCGTAAAAGAAAGCAAACTAGAATGTAATATCTATGCTTCAAATAACATAATTACAGTAAATAGTAAAGAAACAGTAAAATCAATAGAAGTTTATGATTTATCGGGAAAATTGCTATATAATCAGACTGCCAATAACACTAACTTCAAAACGGAAAGAATCGAAGCTGATTGTGTAATAGTGAAATTGGATGTTGATGGAAAGACATTCTCAAAAAAGATTTTGCTAAAATAAAGTTAAAAAATAATTAGACTCAAAAATATTGCGTAGATTTGAAGAAAAATAAGATAATGAAAGAACTTAAAATAGCAAGTTTTGAAACAGTAAAATTAGCTGTTGAAAAGGGATTTAATTGGATAGAATCAGATGATAAGTTTTATGATTGTTTTGGTGAACTAGATTATACATTTCAAGGCTACCAAGAAAGTGTTACTCAATATTCAAGATATCCCGCACCAAGCTTAGAGTTAATAAAAAAGTGGTTAAGAGAAGTTCATGATATTTATATAGGAGTTCATAGAGATTATGATCCAAAGGACGGAGGTATAAAATTCGACGCCACATGGGAGGCTAGCTGGACGTATGATGAACGTAATAATTGGAAAGTATATGAAGATGCTTTAGAATTCGGGATTAATGAAGGATTAAAATTAGTCAAATGAAAAATATTCTACACCTTTGTGCTGATATAGGCTCGGACAGTTATTTCTACCAAAAAGACTCTGATTATAATGTTATCTTAATTGGCGAGAAAATCGGTGTAGAAAACTTCAAAACAGATTTAAAAATACATGGAGTAATATGCAATCCAGTATGCAAAGAGTTTTCAACGGCCAAAGGCTTTCACAAAGAAAATGATTTAGAAAAAGGAATGTTTTTAGTCAACCACTGCCTAAGAATAATCGAAGAAGTGAAACCTGAATGGTGGCTCCTAGAAAACCCTTATAATGGAAAGCTCAAAGATATTCTAGGTAAGCCTAAAGATGTTTACCAGCCTTGGGAATTTGGAAGCCCTTACACTAAAAAGACAGCTTTGTGGGGAGATTTTAAAATGCCCGAAAAGAAGTTTAAAAAGTGGGAAGACGTTTCGAAGAATGAAAATTTATATGTGAGGCCAGGAAGACATAAACCGTCTTTAGCATTCCTACATAAAAGTGCAATAAATTACTTAGATGAGTTTTATCCTTTCAAAGAAAATATAAAAAATGATTCAGACTTTAGGAGTTTATGCAGTCAAGGATTTGCAGAAGAATTTTATAAAATAAACAAATGAAAAACTTAATACTATTTTTACTCTTTCCAATTTTAATTTCGGCACAAGAAAAAGAATTAGAAATATTCCAAACAAACGAAATAGGGATACAACAGTTAGTACCAAGCCAAATAGTTATAGAGACAGAGTACAAAACAGAAATCTATAAAACGAATGAGTTAGGCATTAGAAACTTAATCCCCGAAGTAATCATAGAAAAGAAAAACGAACAAGACATAGAACCAATTAATTATACAGAAGATGGTAACAAAGGAAGAAGTGTGGAAAATCCACGATAAATTAGAAGAATTAAAAAATCAGAAAAGTTTATTTGGCTTATCTGAAATGGAGGATATTGAACTAAGAAATCTAGAAGTTAACTTTTATAATAAATGGTCTGAATTAAAAGACGCTTAGAGATTATGACAACAAACAAAATTGAATTAACTTATGGCAGTTTCTCTGCTGAGGATGGAAGCATTGAAGTACACAATTACAGATACGATGAAAAAATTCCACTTAAAGAAAGTTTTCTAGGAGAAATTGAAAAAGTTCTAAGGTTAGACAGCTCTTTTAAAATCGGCGGGAAAAGTATTGAAACACAAGAAATTGAAATTCACGGATTTTTATTCATAGACAGAAAAGAAATAGAACAGTTTTTAAATTGGTTTGATAAAGTAATATAAATTATGACAATACAAGAAGAATACGTTGAGTTAAGAAAGAGTGGGATGATGTATGAATTTTTTCCTAAATTCACAGGAGTCTATGAAAAGGATAAACAAGAATTTTCAAAATTTTGGTGGCAGAGGGAAAATAACAAAATAAAAGAGATTTAATATGGAACTAAGAGAAATAGTAAATAAATTAGTAGGAGAAATAAATCCTCTAGGATGCGCTTCAAGAGATCCACAAAGATTAGAAAACTTGAAAGTGATGTGTAATTTAATAACAGATTTAATTGAAGAGGTACAATACGTATCAAGGAGTAAAGAGAGTTATGAAGGATCAGTAAAAACTGTAGGTGAATATGCCGATAAATTTCTAAGAGAGGATATTAGAGAGTATATCTAATAAAACGTTAAAAACAAAAAACTAATTGAATTTTTGACTATCTTTGGACTATGGAAAAAGAATATATTTTATGCTCGGCGATTTGGTTTGATGATGGAAAAGAATACGTTCACAACCCATCTAATATTAAAACAGGTTTTGTTATAGCTGGAAGAAGGCATCATAATTGTTTTGCCGTATTAGGTCAAATACTACAACCAAATCTTGAATATAAAGCTTTAGATGATATACAAGGCTTCCTGACTAACACTAACAGGTTTGTGGATAGAGAAGAAGGTGGTAGAATAGCTTTTGAGGCGGGGCAGACAAAAGAATTAAAAAAGACATTATTCAGTGAAGACTTATGGTAAAATACATATTTACAGAAGAAGATCTAGAAGAATTATATAATGTTTTAGGTAACGCTGAAAGTTTTTGGTGGGTAGAAGGCAGAATCGAAGAGTGGAAAGATAGTCTCGTTAAAATATCTGAACCGCTTATGGTAGAAAACATACCTTGGACAATTGAGGAGAGAGTTAAAAGATTTTCACTATTAAATTTAGAAAAAGATGAATAAACAAAAACTTTCATATCTCCAAATCATAGATAGATGTAATCATAATTTTCTACCTTGTGTAATTTATACTTCGAATGTAGAAAGATCTAGGAATAATTTCTTAAGTTTTCTAGACTATTTAAAAAAGGATTATAAGGTAGTAGACAATATAGTTGAGTTAAATTTAGGGGAAGTAGAATTTAAAAATATAAAAGGATGAAAAAACTATTATTATTTATACCGCTCTTATTTTTAAGTTGCGGGAATGATCTGGAACAAGATTATTGTGGAGCCTTAGTAGTTTCAAGTAATTATTCTTGGGGAAATGTAGAACTAGAAGTATTAAAAGACAGAAAATACTACACCTTAACAATGCCGAGATATTATGCAAAATATCACGAGGGAGATACTCTGTGCGAACTCACAAAAAAGGAAAGATTAGACAGCCTACAATTAGACTATAATAAACACAGAGATGACCTAGATATCCGTATCAGAAAAGAGGATTTAAAAATTAAACAATATTTTAATAGCATCAAATGATAACAGAAGGACAATTTATAATAGGACTGATATTGTTTTATTGGGGAACACTTGTGATTTTATGGGGAAAAGCTTGCGATGAAGCTATAGATTGGCTTTTCAGTATTTTTCTTAATTTAATTTTATCAGTTTTTATAATGTTTGGCACTTTATATTTGGATGTAAAAGAGCAGAGCATAAATTATGATTATTATTGTAAGATACAATCTCTTAAAAATTCTAATGATGTGGAAGGCAGTTTTGTTCTAGGCACAGGTTCCGTGGAGCAAGTCGAATACTACTATTATTACTTTAAAGATATCAATGGATATTTCAGGCGCGGCAAAAAACAAGTAGAAAATACAGTTATTGAAGAAAGAGAAGGAACACCACACATAGAAAGGAAATACATAAAAAGGGTATCAATAACAGGTATTGTAAAATCTTATAGAGATCAACCCTCAGAAGAATATAAAATAGTAGTACCTAAAGGAACAGTTATTAACAAATTCGAAGTATATTAGATATGTTTGAAATAGAATTTCGCGGGAAAAGTACAATAAATGGAAATTGGGTTTATGGACACTATTTTATAGATGAAGGAGTGAATAAAATTCATTCAGGGCATACAATATATCCAGTACATCCAAAAACAGTAGGCCAGTACTTAAACTTAAGAGATAAGGAAGGTAATAAAATTTACCACGGAGATAAATTAGACTTCGATGAGCGTGAATGGGGCGGTGAATTTAAGCCTGAAACTATTTTATCAGAGTATATTATAGGGGATTGGGACTTATGTGGAAGTAAGAGTGACTTAAGAGAGTGGAGAAAAGTAATAGGTAATATTTACGAGCATGAAAATAGTAAAAGTGTGTAAAGAATCAGAATGTGATAACAACCCCATAGCTACAAATGGACATAACTTTTGCTGTCAGAAAGGGTTTGAAAAGTCGTTAGAGGATTTTAGAGAGTATTTAAAAATCACGGATAAAAATGAATAAAGATAAATGGATTAAGATAATGATGGGTAATCTCCAAAGAAGAAATCTCACTGAAAAAGAAGAACAAGAAATTTATGATAACTTTTCTAAAGAGTGGGACAGACAAGAGAGGGAACTTATGGATAGACAAAACACAACTGTAAGATATGAAACTAAAAAATAATTATAAGTCACAAGCAGATTCACCAAAAGAATTAAACATAAGCACTTATTGGGTAGGAGACTATAGGGGTCTATTAAGAGAGGGTTTGCCTAAAGACCATCCTGAAAACTTATATAATTGGTTCACTAAAACATATCCCGACCTAAACCCTGAATTCTACGAAATAAAAAATCCGAATGAATGAATATAGAACAACAAAGAAACTTTTTAGAAACTTTAGGATATACAATTAAGACAGTAGATGTAAAACATATTTATCCTGAAACAAGAAGTAGTGATAGAGAAGAAAAGAATTTACCCTATTTAATTGCTTTCAAAGGTGAAGAACCTATTTTTGAAAGTACTTATGGAAATACTGAAAGAGAGCCTAATAATTTCAACAACTATGATTTTTACTCAGTAGCTAAAAAAGAAGCTGAAAATCTAATGTATCAAATTATGATGGATAAAATATCAGAAAATATGAAAGGGCTATTAAATAAAAGTTAAAGGCGGCGAAAAAGAGATAAAAACAGTAAAAAATGAACTACGTTTACAAACAAAAACAATACGAAATCCTAGACAAAGAACTAGAGCTTAAAAACCCAGAAACAAGAGAGTGGCATAAAGCGGTTTTATATAGGCAGATAGAGACTGGGTTAAAATTTGTAAGAGAAGAGTCAGAATTTTTTAAATTATTTAGGGAGGTAGAGTAGTATGGAGAATATGGAAGGTTGGGTTTTGGATTTGGAGTCGAACGACTTGCTATCAAATATGTTAGATTTCAGTCAATTTCCATATAAATTAAAAGCCGATGCAAGACTTTGGTGTATTGTATTACGTAACATCCACACAAACGAAATTATAACGCTTGACAAGGACAAACTCACAAAAAATAACCTTAGAGACGCTTTAAAGAATTGCACTCATCTAATAGCCCATAATGGGATTAAGTTCGATTTCATTGTTTTACGTTTGTTTGGATTATTAGATTACACTATTGGTTACTTGAATCAACCTGATACTTTATTTGGAAAGGAAGTTATTTTTGTAGATACTTTGATAGTGTCACGACTTCTAAATCCAGATAGGTTTGGAAACCACTCTCTCGAAAGTTGGGGACAAAGAACGTCCAATTTCAAAAGTGATTTCAGAGGAATCTGTATTGAAAAAGGTTATATCGATAAAAATTCTCCAAAAGGAGCGGAATTCAAATGTTATTTTCCAGAAACTCTGACATATTGCATCCAAGATACAAATGTAAATAAAGATACATTTTTTGCTCTTGTAGAAGAAATGGGGGATTATAAAGGCTGGTCACAAGCAATAAAACTTGAAAATAAATTAGCTGACCAAGCAGTAAGAAGAGAATCTTTAGGCTTTTGGTTCGACAAAGACCTGGCCATTAAGTGCGTTGAAGACTTAACTCAGAAAATGGAAGAGCTTCAAAACAAAGTTAATCCGATCTTACCGCCAAAACCTATGGGTAAGACAGATTTAGGTCATTTTACTCCACCAGCAACGCAATTTTTAAAAAGTGGTAAGCCTTCAACACATATTGTAAAGTTTACACAAAGAATCGGGGCAATAATAGAAGAAACAGTTTCAGAAGAAGATAAGAAATACTATATAAATTTTGAGGGTAAAAGACATGAATTACCTTACACCCTCCCCCTAAAAACTCACATGGAAGCAGATATCAGTAATCTCGACCATGTTAAGAGCACTTTGATTGATGTTTATAATTGGGAACCAATAGAATGGGCGGAAAGAGATTTTACAAAAGACAGTAAAAAGCAGAGCCTTTCAATAGAAAAAAGAGAAACAGCAGTAGAAAGGTGGTTAAAAGAAACTAGCGAGGGTAAATATAAAAAACTCAGACTTAAGATAGCTTATGAGAACTTCAAAGCAAAGAACATAGAAGATTTAAAAAAGAAAGTTTTTGACCGCTTAAAAGAAGATTTCCCTGTAAGATTACCCACATCTCCCAAGGTAAAAGTTGGGATCGAGAAGGATTTATGTCCAAACTTGATAAAACTAGGAGAGAAAGTAGAGTTTGCAAATGACTTTGCAATGTTCTTAACTTATAAGCATAGGAAGTCTTCAATTGCAGGAGGTGATGTAGAAGAAATGGACTTTGATACCGATTTTCCTGAATCAGGGTTTCTTTCTATGTACAGAGAAGTTGACGGTAGGGTACCAACACCAGCTATTGAAATAGGAGCTTCAAGTAATCGCTATCGACATATCGGAATTGCCAATATAGCGCGGGCGAGTTCAATTTACGGAAAAGAAATGAGAAGTTTGTTTGGATGTGGAGAGGGAGTACTACAGCAAGCCTATGATTTTAGTAGTTTAGAAGCCCGAATTCAAGGCCACTATTGCTGGAAATATACAGGAGGGCAAGAGTTAGCGGAAACATTGCTAGCATCTAAGCCAAATGACATCCATACCTTGACAGGAATTAAATTAGGACTAGATAGAGATTCCGCAAAGAGTACAAATTACATGCTCGTATACGGTGGAAAAATACCTAAAGTGAAGAAAATGTTAGGTGTTACACAAGAGAGAGCCACAGAAATTTTTGAAGGTTTTTGGGATTCCCTTTTAGCACTGAAAGAATTAAAAGAAGGAGTGGAGAAATATTGGGATGCAAATGGACAAGACTCAGTGCCAGGAATTGATGGCAGACTTATTAAAACAAGAAGTCGTCACAGTCTTTTGAACAATATCTTTCAAAGCGGTGGTGTGATTTGTGCAAAATACGTTAATGTTTTTTCTATGCAATATATAGAAGAGTTGGGGTATAATATCGACCCTTTTGTAGCTCAACCCTCTGTGTGTGAGATGATTGCTTATCATGACGAGTGCCAATTATATGTTAAAAAAGATTTAGTTAAATTTGAAATGTTTGAAAGCAAGGAGCAAGCACAAGATTTTATAAAGAACTGGAAAGGAGAGGGGCAGTTAAGTGCTGTAGGAGAAGGGAGAGTTTGGTATGTTTGTCCGCCTAATATTGTATCTTTAGCTATTGAATATGGTATGAGAAAGACAGAGGAACTTTTAAAGCTTAATGTACCTTTAGGGTATGAATGGATTGTAGGTCGAAATTGGTATGAATGTCATTAACAAGTTAATTTTTACTTAATATATTTGCTTTTATAAAATACTTTTTGTAAGTTTGTTAAATAATTATTCCGACCATAATTAACAAAAACTAAAAATATACTTAAACCCATATTTAATGAATTAACAAGAGGTCGGATGCTTGTTAAGGATTAGATGTGGGTTTTCGCATTTAAAAATATTATGCAAAACATTTACACAGAGGAATTTAAAGACTCAGGAGTTTACGAAATTAGAAACAAAGTTGATGGTAAAAAATATATAGGTTCTACTACTATGTCTTTTACAAAAAGGATTGAGCATCATAGGTGCTTATTAAAAAGTAACACACATAAAAATGCACACTTACAAAGAGCGTGGAACAAGTATGGAGAAGATAACTTTGAGTTTAATATTCTAGAAGTTGTTGACAAATGTTGCACTCTTGAAGTAGAACAAGTTTATTTAGATAAATGTGAGGATTGTTACAATATAAATCCTTTAGCATCTGGCACACCCAATATGTCTAAAGAAACAATTGAGAAAAGAACGGCGACTTTCACTAAAACAACTAATAAGGGTATAGAATATTATTTTAAAGTTAAGAATGGTGAAATCAGTATAGAAGAAGTACCTGAAAAATATATAAAAATTGTAAACTATAGATTAAGGACTATTCCTTGGAATAAAGGTAAGAATTTTACCGAAGTAGATTATAGTTATTTAAAAGGCGTACCAAAAACAGTAACTGAAAAATCTTTGCAAGCAAGAAAAGATAATTCTGAAAGGGCGAGAGAAAAATGCCCTAATATATTTGTGTATGATTTAGAAGGTAACTTTTTAAGAGAGTTTAGAAGTGCCCCAGATATTGAAGATTGGTCACAGACTCAAGAAAATAATTTTCCAATAACTTCGAGGTTTAAAAAAGAAAGAATGGGGGTAGCCTTAAACAAACTTCTGGCCGTTTGTATAATAAAAGCAGTAAATAATAAAGTACCTTATAAAGGACTGTTCTTTTTAAAAGAGCAGGATAAGATAGAAGAAATCATAGAAAAGTTAAAAAATACTTAAATTAAAAACAACAAAGAAAACTAATCATTATATTTGTGGGAGAAATGCTGAAAGAACTTAGAAACTTCGTATTTTAAATCTTTTTCGGCGAAAATTAAATAAAATGGAGAAAGAAAAACCATATTTTGATAAAAGGGGAAGAGAAATAAAAGAATTTGCTTTGTTAAAGATTTATCATTTTACAGGAACGAATGAACAAGGTCGAGGAAAAAAGCATTATTATATGTATAAATGGATTAGGCTTAAGGAGTGGTCAGGTAAGTTGTTTTATATTGGTCATCATTTAACAGATGATACGGGAGGGTACTTCCAACTTAGAGCGATAGCCGATAAAGATAGAAGATTAAACAATGCGGAAATAATTCAAAGTTATTAGTTATGTTCGAAATAGGACAAACAATCGTATGTATAGATTCCTCTATGCAAACGCACACAAAAGACGAAATTGAAAAAGACATGCCAAATTGGATCAAAAAAGATAAGAAATACACGATCAGAGCCTTGCACGATTTCGATTTTGTTTTAGGCATTCTTTTAGAGGAAGTCAGAAACGATTTAAAGTATTTTAAAGTGGTGAACAAAATTATAGAGCCTGCTTTCGCTTCTTGGAGGTTCAGGGCATTAAAAGAGAGTGAGAGAGAAGTGGAAACGGAAGTTGAAAAATTAGAAACAGTAAAATAAAAATGGAGAATCAAGTATTAAATTACAATTATAGAAAAGGAGTAAGGGAAGTAAAACCAGCTCATCCAATGGTTGAAAGTTGGTTATTTTCAGAGGAAACAGAAGACCAAGCAGTTTTGGCTAATTCTCTAGCTATCGTGGCTGAGAAGAACGGTTTAACGGCTAATGATTTGATTCATCTTTTTCCCGCGATTTTAAGAATGCTTAAAGATAACTCAAACTGGTCGAAATAATGAAAGAAGTTAAAATAAAAGTAAAACAATTTGGAATAGATAGTGATATCAAAGAGGGGGACTATATTGAATATGATGATATAGTTTATAAATTCTTAGGTTATGAATGGGGAACTTACCCTTTAGCAGAAAATATTGAGACAGGAGAACAAGTAAATTTACCATATTACTAATATGAAAGAAGAAGATATGTTAAAAATTAAAGTAGTTGTGGGTAGCTTAATTGTAAGCCCACTTTTAACACAAGAGGAGAACACTAAAAAATTTAACCAATGGCTATTAGAAACTTATGAATAAATTACAAGAATTAGTAAGCAAATCTCACATGGTATCTCTAGAAGTTAATAATCATAAAGGAGGTTATGAAACAGTAGAGGAATATTTGAGTTCCGATTGGCATCAAAATTCACTAGAAGACACAGATATAGAAGTCTATGATAAAATGATTGAGTTAAACACTATCATAGAGTTACAAGTGTACCCTGAAAATCCAGTAGGCTTCTATAAACTCTATCATTGGGATTTAGAACAAATAGTAGATATAGCATTAGAATAATGAAATTCACACCACCAAAAAAAATAAGTCCATATTACAACTGTAAAAGAATTCCTAGAAAGTTCAAGAAAAAACATAAGAAAATACTAAATCAATTTCCTTCTCTTGACTTGAGTCAGAAACTTTGGTATTTATTAGGATATACAAATAAGGAGTATAAACAATTTTTAATCAATCAAGTAACTTATGACACTAATAATATTAATACTTCTGTTCATTGCTTATAAATATTTTAAGCCTGACATTGAATGGATTGAGGAGAGTGAAATTTTGATTATGCACTACCGTAAAGGGTTAAGTAGGGATTATATGATTTTGTGGAGAAAGAACCGTTCGTTTTAATTCTTTTTTCCGCGCCAAAAAACTTAAAGAATGAAAAAAGAAATTATATTACAAGAAGATGATTTTAATTACTTGAAAGAGAATTCAGACTCGTGGTTAAAATATAAGAAAGATAAGACTAGGTTTATAAAATTCCACATCACTCTAGACAGAAGACATTACGGCATTAAAGATTTTGAAATGCTGATTGATGATGAAGTTCCAGAGAGTTTAAAAATTTATTTAGAAAACTTTAAGGAAGATATAAGATTTCAGATAAGTTCCCTAGAAGAAAGACAACTGGAAATAGAGAATTTAAAAACTGATTTAACTAAAATCCCTAATTGGATAAAATTAATATTCAAATGAGAGTAACAAGAGATATAGCTAAAAACTTCGGATTTCAAGAAGTACCTCATTTTACAATAGGTAACAACCTCACTCTAGATGTAGGTAGAAATAGGTATCTAAGTTTATCGGATCTGGATAATTGTAACTGCATGCTTTACTTATGTGAGCGTTCAAAAGAAAATCCAAAAGAGGTAACAGATTTGATTAATCTTCATAATTGGGACTATGATAAGCAATTAACAGTAGGTAAGCTAGAGAATATTTTAAAAATATTTAATTTATGACAGCAATAATAACACCGCACTTTATAGAATTTTATTATCTAACCAAAGATAATACAGAATTATTTTTAGATGGAAAGTGGGTATATAAATTTGAAAATGTTTTTGGTAAAGACTTTAAAGATTATATATTAGCTTATAATTGGCGTGATATAAAAGATTTAAAATCCGCCAAAAAAGAAACATTTGAAGAACTTAGAGAAACGATAAGAGAATCCTACTCAACAAAAACAGCAAAATCAAATGCCAGCCTTTATTTAGAGGGCAATGGTATGGATATTTGTAAACCTATGAAAACTTTACCTCACATTTGGATAAACAAAACATGAAAGAAAAGAACATACTACATAAAACAGCAGAAATGGCCAGAGAAAAAGGGTTCACTTGCGAGTCCGATGCTTTTTGGAGAGATGGTTTAAGTTATAGTAAAAAAGATTATAACCCTACAGCCTATCAGGATAAAGAAGATGTTGCAACACAATCTCAGCTACAAACTTGGCTTAGAAATGAATGGGATATACAGGTTAACGTAATTAGAGAATATGATTACTGGACACCTGTTTTAATTTTTATTTCGTGCGAAGAGCAAATACCATCGGTCTCTAAGTCTTACGAAACAGCTTTAGAAGTAGGATTGGAGGACGCCTTGAAAAAACTAAATTCAGTCAATTGAAAACTTTATTATTTCCTTAACTTTTATTCGGCGATTTTTGACTATCTTTGAATTATGGAAATAACTTACAAACACTTAAGAGATAAATTTGAAGAAAAGGGGCTACTTCAAGAATTTTACTGGATAGTTTTAGCTCCTGCCCCATTCTTATTTAATAAGACAATAGGAACATTAGATGAACAAAAGAAGGCGTATGCAAATGCTGTTAGGAAAGTTTATCATAAAGAATGGGAAAGTTGGAATACTTGGATTGATTACCAAACACATAAATTTCACAAATGAAACCAATATTATTTACAAAAGAAGATTTCACTCTAGGTGAGCTTATAGAAGAAACGGAAGGTTTATCAGACGATGTTCTAGTTCTAGACAGCTGTTACACAGAAAATCACACTGTGGAAAGGGTTAACACAGATAATTTTAATCAAATCGGAGGAATTTATAAAGAAGGTTGTTCTATGATTGATTATACTTTCGGCGGACAAACAGAGGACAGCTTAAGACTAAAAGATTTGAGAAAATTTGCACAAGAAAATCCTGAACTTCTCACAAAACCAATTGAAAGGGATGTAGAAGACGGCTATGTTTATTCAGCTTATGATAATTTTGTTTATAACGCTAAAAGACTGATATTATGCTAGAGTTTTCAAAAGAAGAGTTCGAATATATTACTTCAGATTATTTTCCTGAGGATTTTATAGAAAAAGCAAAGGATAGAATTAAGATAAGAGCTTGCAACACAGAAAATATTGAAATTTTTACAGGTAGTTATTTAATAGAGCCTATGAATTGGGGAGAATTTAAAACTACACTTGTTTGTGGAAAAACTTATAGGCTAATAAAATACTACAAGTCTTTTCCAGAATATAAAGGTCATAACGCTTATAAAACAGAAATGTAAATGAAAAAAGAAAACTTAGTATTTGACTCGCTAAGCCTCCCTGAGTGCTTTGAGTATTTTGACCAGACAGGAGACTTAAAACCTCTAGAGAACGCTTCAGTAGCCCTAAATAAAGTATTAAGAGAAACCGTTAACCTTTTAAAAACAACAAACCCTGAGAATGTATATTTAATTAACCGCTTAAAACAGTTTATTTAAAATGAAAAAATATTCAGATTATCAATACCAAGGAATTTTTAGAAATAATAATCTTACAGATTTATCACTATTAAAGAATAAAAAGAAAAAAGGACTAGGTGCAAACTTAGCATCTTTGGAAGCATTGACTTATATTCTAGAAGATTTTGGAATTAGTGTTTTCGGGGCAACAAAAGTAGAAAATACAGAATTAGAATTTTACTATGCTTGGGTGGATTTAGAAGTGCCTTTAGAGAATGAAGAACTACTTAAACAGCTTTATGGGTATGAAGATATAACAGTTGATGTTGGGGTAAGTCAAAGATTTGTAGAGAATTGTCAAATTTCTTTTGGGTATAATACTAAGGATTATACTTGTCAACTTAGAAGAAATGTTTTTGGAACAGTTGAAGAAAGAAAACTTTTCAGTACCTTTACAGAAATGATGGAAAAAATTAACTCTACCGAAGAAGTGGAAAAATGGTTTGAATAATATGGAAGGGATTAATAAAAACGTAGATCATTTCGAAAATGTAGACTATGTAAAAGAGGGAGGCACTTATATTGGTAGAGCAACTAATCTAAAACTAGTTTGCGAGGCTAAAAGTTTACAAGAACTAGAAAAGAGAATGAAAGTAATGATACAGTCCAACATAGATTATTATTCTTTTATACTTGAACAAGAAAATCCAATAAGATTCAAAGAAGTGGATTTATCTGTTTTTCGCGCGAAATAAATTAAAACTTAAAATAATGCAAGAATATAAAAAATACAAAACATTCAAAGAGTGGAGCAATGAACACTTGATGCTGGCATTATATCAAGTAGAGGAAAGTTTTGATTATTTCTTGAATCTAAGAATTTCAGAACTTGAAGATCTACAAGAAAAGTGCGAGACAGAATGTGAGAAGCAAGCCAACATTAGAGTTATTAACGAGTTAAAAAGATTGGGGAAATGAAATTTCAATTAAAAGAAACTGTATATTTTTTATGTAATAATAAAGTAACGACTTCACAAGTTTTAGGTGTACAGTATTTCGGAGAAGATTTAAGATATTATATAGAATTGGGTGAGATAGGAGGAGTATACCATCATAATTGGTCTGACGAGAATACAATATTTAAAACAAAAGAAGAACTTTTAAAAAGCCTATGAGTTATTTAGATAGTATTAAGTTCCAATTTTTTCCAGCAAAAATTTACGAAGCCCAGCCTCTTGGAGAATTAACCCTAAGACAATTTTTAGACGTACATAAGAATCCAAAAGAATCCACTGTCTCTATAATTGAGCAGATTAAAGATGCCGCGAAAAAGAATGATTTAAAGCTTAAAGACAGTCTAAAGCAAAATAATTTATATTCGTTCGTACCTTCAGTAATCTTAGATGGATTAGGCAGAGGGTATTCAAATATTTTGGCATTTAATCCTATCATTTTATGCGAGTTTGACAAGATTGACCACGCTACGGAATTAAAAGAAAGACTCTTTAATAATTTGAAATGTGTTATAGCGGCTTGGATAAGTCCGTCAGGAAGAGGGTTAAAATTATTAATTCGTTCAAAAACACCCAAAAGTATAGAAAACTATAAAGAATATTATTGTGGCTTGGCTTATTATCTATCAAAATACGAAGGGTTTGATTCCGCAAACTACAATGCTTGCTTACCCCTTTTTCTTTCCTACGATAGAGATATTTTAATAAGAGAAGATGCGGAAGAGTGGTCAATCAGAGGGAATAAAATTAATTGTTTTAAGACTTATGAAAGTGATTTTGAACCTAATGAAAATATAACAGAAGAGAGTACTAACAAGGTGAAAGATAAGATTACTTTTCTTATAAATAGGATTGATTCTGACGGACACACCCAACTTCTCTCAATAAACACTTTGCTTGGAGGTTGGATAGGATTTAACCTAATATCTCAATCCGATGCAGAAGAGCTTATGGATGATTTAATAGAATCCAACGAATATCTACAAAAAAATATTCGAGGCTATCAAAAAACTAGCAGAGAAATGATGAGAAGAGGAATGATGGCACCAATACCTTTTGACAATGTATAAAAAAGATTTTAAACAAAAGTATTTTCTATATTGCAGAGACAGCGTTTTAAAAATAGAAAAATTCCGCGAGAAAGAAAATCGCACAAAAAGAATAAAAATATGGGAAGTAGAAAAACAATAGAGGTTGATATAAATTTAAGTGATTTTGATAATGAAGAATTATATCAAGAGCTTATAGAGAGAGGCTTTGATTTTCCACAAGACTCAATAGACGATGAAGATATGATTAGTTCTTTAGAAGAAAGTGGGTATGAAGTTAGGTGGCTAGGTTCAACTGAAGAAAATTTAGATTACAAAGACGGAGTGATGCTTGATGAAATAATAGACAAATTTCATAATTCAAGCTGGAAAGAAAGAGAAGAAATTTACAAAAATGCGACAAAATAATAAAGAATATTGTCGTAATTGGCACGCTAAGAACAGAGAAAGAAGTAGAGAACTAGCCAAAGAATATTATCAAAGAATCTCAAAGCCAATAGAGCCCTTAAAACCTTTGAAAGAAGTAACAGAAAAATTAAGAAGTTTGGATACATATCTTTCGGATAAAGTAATTCAAAATTGGAATAAAAAAGATTGGAAAATTTATTTAGAATTAACAGATTAGAAACACTATATGAAAGACAAAACACTACAATTAGACGAAAATTACTCGATAGAAATTACAACAAACGATTTCTACTTGAAGTATGAGAACAAGTACTTAAAAGACGGCAAAGAAGTAAAATCCAAAAATGGCTGGTCTTATCCAAACCTAAAACTCAGCCTAAAAAAGTATCTAGAGGAAAGCCAAAAAGAAGACAGTTTAAATGGTATTTTAGAAGCAACAAATAGAGTAGAACAAACAATTGAAGCATTATGCAAAACTTTAAAGTAGATACAGATTACACAATTGAAGTAACAGAGGAAGCATTTACTTTAAATCATAAAGATAAGACTTATCCCCATAAAACCTTAAAAGACGTTTTACAACAGTATATAAGCTTGGCTTTAGATGAGGATAATTTTGAATTGGTTTTTAAAAACGCCGAGACAGTAGAGACAAAGATAAAAAGACAGTTTAAAAAGAAATAGATGAGAGAGATTGAATTTAGAGGTATTTCTTTAATTACAAATGATTTTGTATACGGCTCATTAGTTATGTATAATCCAATACCTGAAATAACAGACTGTACAATTGGAGAAAATAATTATGAATATCATAGTGAAGAGATAGACCCAAAAACAATAGGTCAATTCATAGGGATAAAAGATAGAAATGGTAAAAAGATTTATGAAGGAGATATTTTAGATAATGATTGGACGGTATCTTTTAAAGATGGTATGTTTGGAATTTTTGATAAAAATCATCACATGGGTTTTAATTCTTATATGGCGCAATATAGAGAAGTAGTTAAAAATATTCATCAATTATGAAAGAACTTAGAAAAAACGAGTACATAGATTTACTTGAAACAAATCAGCTAATCTTTGAAGAAAAAGAATATTCAATAGTAGCCGACATACCAAAAATAGGTAAAACAACCTACTACCCAAAATCAAACAAAATTCTAATCCACAAAGAAAATAAATGGGAAGAAGATGGATTTTACTATATTAAAAACACTTTGAAAAATGTCTAACCGACAAAAAGCATTGGAGGCACTAAATTCAAAAACACTGCCTTTAGACTTAATTTGGAATTGCTATCTAGAAGAGTGCCAGGAAAGAAAATTTAGAACACATCCAATAAACACATTTCAAACAGCAATCAACCAATGGATAAGGTTTACGGATACTGACTTAAATTTATATCTAGTTAAGAAGTTTAAAATAAACAGTCTAGAGAAAGACGGAGAAATCATAAAATATTATTAGAATGAGATTATTAAATCTTTATGCGGGATTAGGAGGAAATATAAATTTATTAGACGATAAATTTTTTGAGATAACAAATGTGGAGCTGAATCCCAAAATAGCAAAGGTTCTTCAAGAGAGAAAGCCAAACCAGAAAGTAATAGTTGCAGACGCACATCAATACCTTTTAGACAATTATAAAAATTATGATATTATCTGGGCTTCGCGACCTTGTCAAAAACATTCTAAAATGAACTTGGCAACCAGGCACAACATGATAAGGTATGTTGATGGAGCTTTATTTGAAGAGATAATTTTCTTGCAACAGTATTGTAAAGATAAGTTATGGGTTGTTGAAAATGTAGTACCTTACTATCAGCCTTATGGTAATCCTGTAAAAATAGGGAGACATTTATTTTGGAGTAATTTTAAAATTGAACCTATGGAAAATGCGCCCAAATCTCCAAAAGGTATGATGAATTTAGCTACAGTAGGTCAAAAGAAAATAATGATGGATTGGTTAGATATCCACTATGAAGAAAATATATACTACGAGAAGAATCATTGCCCTGTACAAATTTTAAGAAACTGTGTACACCCTCTATTAGGAGAGTACATTATAAATCAAGCATTACTATGTTCGTAAATTTTAAAGTTGTAGATAAGTTCTTAAAAGAATTTAAGATAGAAGACTTGTTTTTTATTCTCGCCGTAAAACAGCAAGATCAAGAAAACATAGAAGAATACAGAGGATATAACCTAAGTAAACTTTTAGATTCAGGCTATTTAAAACAAATTAAGAACGGCGAATTAAGGCTTGATAAAAAAGGTACAGAGTTTTTAAGGGATTTAGGTAAAGCTGATAAGTCAGAAGATGATACAAAAATCGTGGAGTGGATTATAACAAGCTACAAAGAGCGTGGTGGGTTTGTAAAAAATAAGACTGAGACAGTTCGTAGATGTACATGGTTTTCAAATGAAACAGGTTTTTTCCAAAATAAGTTAGCCACTTTAATTTCCTTGTTTATGTCAGATACCTACAATCAAGATTCGGGATTAACAGTTCAAGAATTTATGAAAGAAAATCCAAGAGGTGTACTAAGCCAACTTACCGATAACTTATTTTATTCTCCGCCGAACCACTTTGCTAAAAATTATAATTTAGAAAACAGCCCGCTTTGGAATTACTATGAAAATAACAAAGATTTTGTAGAAGAAGTTTGGCGTAAAAATAACTTAGAATGAAAGACATAAAAGAAACATCAAAACTATTAGCTGAATATTTAGGCTGGGTGTATATCCCCTCTAATAATTTAAAAGGTTTAAATAAAGCGGGCTGGTATAAAGTAGAACCAGGTAAACCGAAAATAGAAACGGCTACTATAACAACTTCAAGTAACATTAATCCTGAAAAAACAGTAGAAAAGAAAGAGATTAACATAACCCCTTTGAGATATCATAGAAAAAACGGATGGGTTTTCAATGAGGGTGATTACTATAAATACGTCTGCCGTTCTCACAATGAATTAAGGTTTTACAATTCTTTTGATTGGCTTTTTGAAGTAGTTTTGGATTTGAATATAGAGTTCAGTGTAGTTGTTGATGCCACACCCAGAGTAATGCACAATAATGTTTGGATATCAGAGTACCGTAGAGATTTAGGAATAAGAGAACAACTGTTTTATGCTTTAGGTGATGCAGTTAAATACATAAAAGACGATGGAAAGAAAGTTAGTTTATAACTCAGTAATTTGCTTGCAGTGTAATGAGACTCTGGTAAGCACACATGTACATGATTATAAAACTTGTTCTTGTGAAAATGGAACAATGGTAGACGAAGGATTGCAATATGAAAGGGGAGGAGGTAAAGATTTAAGTTTAATCATGCCAAATCATTTATACACAGACTCTCCACACGAACAGATCAGAAAAGTCTTAAAAAGAAACGGTATAACAATATTGAAAGATATTTCAGATGAGTGGTTAGATAAGATTATTATCTATGAAGAAGACGAAAGACCTGATAATCCTTTTTTACCTATTTATCGCACCGAAAAAGAATTTAGAAAAATGAATGATATTTCAATCATTATCGTCAATTTTGATTGAAATAACGGACAATAAAAACAGGGACAAGTGAAAGACGAATTAACACCACTCAAAAACCGTCTAAATAAAATAGGAATCGAAATAGAAATGTCAGGAAACGCTCCTTGGATATATTTAGATAAAGTAAACGGTAAAAGAGTCCAAGAAAAACTACATTCCAAACATTATTTTACAGTAGCTTTTCTAAGCAAAGAAGGTTACATCTTGACAGACCTAAAAGAAATATTTAAAATTCTAAGAAAATATAGATGAAACTACTTAAAGACCGCTTGAATGATTTAAAATCAGATTTGGCGGGAGAAGAAAACCCAAAATTAGATAAGTTTCCCAACAAAGAAAAGATAAACAGCCTAAAAATAAGAATCAGAGAGTTAGAGTATTTAATTAATAAAAACGAAAAATAATTATGTCATATCAAGAATTTCACTACGGAAAATTAAAAAAGATTCAGCAATTACCACTACAAGAACTTGTAACTTGGGTAGAAACAAAACCAAATTTAGAAATTGAGGATTTTGAAGAGAAAATGGAAGAGGAGTATGAATACTTTGAAATCCGCGATAAAACTAAAAAATACAAAGAACCCTTTTATATAAAATATATCTGGAATAAAGGTAATTTATACGAAATGGTAGAACACTCAGGAGAATTAGAATCAGATGATTTATATTTGACAACAGAAAACTCTGATGGTACAATCAGTTTCACATATTCATTTTATAATGGTGGGACTTGTCTTTCAGAGCTTTTGGAAGAAGGCCTTGATAAAATTAATAAATAGTGGATTTTAAGGTAATCAAACATTCAGGCAGTTTAAACAAATGTAGTATCGGAGATATTTTTTATTTTGAAGATAAAGACCATACTGTAAACAATATTACAACTAACTATGTTTATTTTGAACAAGGCCTGAAGTTTCCAAAGAAATTATTTTTCAGATGGGTTAGACTTTCATTGAGGTATAAAAAACTCGCAAAAGAAAAGAAAGAACAACTTACAAAGTTAAATAATGAAGGTATCTATAACTACAAGCCTGCAATGTCAAGAAGATATGTAGTTGTGGTAGATAACAATCAAAACTATATTTGGCTGTTTGAAACCAGGCACACCTCACACAGTCAGATATTATTAGATTTTCAAAAGAAGTATCAAACCAAGGATATTTGGTATTCTCCCGTATTCGGAGGATTCTATAATTTTAGATGTTCAAATGCACTATCACCAACAGAAAATGCAGTATTAGAACTATTTGGTAAATCTGACAGTTTTGGCTTTAGGCGAGAAAACTATGAGTGTGCCCTACCAGAGTTAAAAAGAATAATGAATTATATCCCAATAGACGAATCTTGGATTGATGAGAATTATCCTAAAAAGAAAAACAAATGAACATATTTAAAAAATTATTTGGCAAAAAGAAATTAGAGCAGGAAAGAACAATCCCAAGACCATATTCCTCATTTTATGCTAACAGAACAGCAAGTACTAGCACAACATATACTGACATCAACAGTATAATTTTTACAACCTCAGATTATTCTAACGACTCTAGTAGTTTTGATTCAGGATTTGGAGGAGGAGATTTTAGCGGAGGCGGTGCAGGAGGAAGTTGGGATTCGGATAGCAGTTCCTACGATTCAAGTAATTCAAGTGGAGATTATTAAAATAAGTAAAAATTAATGAAAGAGCAATTTAATGAAGAAGATTTAATAAACTTTGCAAAATGGTTCAGAGAAGAAGATACTCAAGAAAACTGTGAAAAGTATTTTGGGTATTCTGATAAAGATATGTTAAAGGAGTGGAAATCGGCGCAAAAAACAGTTAAAAACAAAGAAAATTAGATGAACATAAACAGAATCAAAGAACTTTTCCAAGAGGAAGACAACATTACAAAAACGGCTAGGAGATATGCTGAAGAACAAGGTATAGAATATTCGGACAGCCTAAGACGTAAGATATCCAACCATATAAATAAGGTTGACAGCGAGTTGGAGAACGATACTACAACCGAAAGTATTCAATATAAAAACGACAAAGAGAAAGGTAAAGAACCAAGAGGATTTACGGCTATTGACGATGATGGGTCATTAATGAATATTGAAAGGTATTGTGAGTATTATGGGTTAGACGTGGCTAAAGTTAGAAGTTATAAGCTAATTTCTCACTCTGGTATTCCATTTTTTAACGTAGTGTTCTATACAACAGAAGAGATTGCCACAATAGATATTGATAAGCACCTAGAAGATATCATTCCAAAGTATATCACACCTATCAAATCCGAAGTTAGAAAGTTAGATTTTGTATCTGATGAATGGTTTGATAGATTGGTATTCACAGATGTCCATATTGCGATGGATGTGAATGGAAATGGAGATCCTTTATATGATGGGAAATGGGATAAAGAAGAATTATTCCGAAGACTTGATTTAATGATACAACATACAAAGACTTATCAAAAGTCTAAGACATTGATAATCAGCAACTTAGGAGATTACATGGATGGTTTAGGGGGGCAGACAACCAGAAAAGGGCATGAGTTGCCTCAGAATATGAATGACAAAGAAGCCTTTGATTTGGGTGTTTCGTTCAGTTTAAAATTAGTGGATTCCTTAGTAGATGATTATGAAAATATTAAGTATAATTTTTTAGTCGAAGATAATCATTCTGGGATTTTCAGTTATTTTGTTGCACAAGCCATCAAAGGTATTTTAGAACAAAGGTACCCAAATAAAGTAGAAGTAAAAACTCAGAAAAAGTTTATTGACCACTTTAAAATAGGTAAGCACACTATAGCTGAAACCCACGGAAAAGACTCTGAATCTTTAAAATTTGGATTCCGCCCACACTTAGATGATAAGCAGGCCAAGAAAATAGATCACTATTTAAAAGAGAATGGACTGTATGATGGTAATTTTATAGAATTTTCAAAAGGGGATTCACACCTTTCTCTATTTGATGAGAGTACAAGTACTGATTTTCAATATTACAATTACCCTGCGTTTTCTCCGCCTTCCAACTGGGTTAAATCAAATTTTTCCAACTCTAAGTCAGGTTTCAGATTTTTCAATATAAAAAAGGATGAAAATATAAAAAATCATTTCCCTTATTGGTTCTAAAAACAACACACACCTCCTTTATTAGTTTAAGGGAGGTTAATTTATATAAAATGACAACACAAGAATTAAGAAAAATGGAGATAACTTTTACAGAAGAAGAGCTCCTGAATGAAATTTGGCTACCTATTAAGAATTTTGAAGATTATTATGAAGTTAGCAATTTAGGCAGGTTTAAAAATAAAGACAGGCTACTTACACGTAATAACGGAGTGAAACAGTTTACTAAAAGTAAAATACTTAAAAATAATTATTACAGCAACGGTTATGTACAATTAATTTTATATGTCGATAGTAAGAGATTTAATTTTCTTGGACATCGTATAGTAGCTGAACATTTTATTCCAAACCCTTTAAACCTGCCTATTGTAAATCACCTAAATCTTAAGAGGTGGGATAATAGAGTTTCTAATATGGAATGGTGTACGAGGTCTGAAAACGCTATACATGCTGTTAACAATGGCTGTTTCGAGAATGTTGAAAAATTAAAAGGTGAGGATCATCCAAATACTAAACTAACAAATAGTGATGTTCGGTATATAAAAGAGAACTATAAGAAGGGGAAAAATAATGATAGTCTTTACTCTAAGTTTTCAAATAAAGTTGGTAGATCTGGATTTGATAAAATTTGTTATGGAATTGCTTGGAAGGGTATTGCCTAATCTTTTGTTAAATAAAATTTGCAGTTAAAACTAATTGTATATCTTTGTAGAAGAAATCAGGAAAATACTTATAAACTTCGTATTTTTAAGTCTTTTTCCGCCGAAAATTAAATAATTATGATAGAGTTTTTAAAAAGTACAAGAGATTGCTATTTACATCCTGAATTTAGTTGGGATAATCCTTTACAATATGAAAATGGAGGTTTAGAAATTTTATTAAATAAATAATTATGCCATACCTAGAAATTAAAGAGTGTATATCCTGTCCTTTTCATAAGAGCAGTAGCTACGATCAAGGCAGAAATTATGTGGGAGATGACATGTTTCATATAATTTGTGAACATGAAGAACAAACAAATATGGAAGGCTTTACAGCTAAAATTAAAAACAAATATAACCATATCTACTTCAAATGTCCTTTGGTAAAGGAGGCGCTTGAAAACGATGATTTGGATTAAACACTAATAAAATGGAAGACAAAAAACCAAACAATCCTTTTGCATTCGTTACTAATGACCAAACTAAGATAAGACAGGCAGGGATGACTTTAAGAGACTATTTCGCCAATTCAGCCATGCAAGCTTCTTTAACAAGCCCTGAATTAATGGAAGTCGTGACAGCTAAAGAAATAGGAGAGGGAAGCTGTTTTGAAGCTTTAGCTAGAGTGAGTTATAAAATTGCAGATGCAATGCTTAAAATTAGAGAATTATGAAACAATTTGAAAACAAGGTGTTGTTCATCAAGGATGAAGAAACAAGAAAAGAGATTGTAAGTTTATCGAATAAAGCAAGATATAAATTAGGAAATTTTGTTTTTAATTTAAGATTGCCTTTTTATTTGTACAAACATCCTTCCCTTAAAAGATTTAACGGAGTCGTGTCAAAATTTGATTCAGACCAAGAAATAAAACTAGAACAATTTAAAGAACTTTTAAAACAGTAATTATGCTATACGAAATAGACGGAATAAAATATTTAAAATTCGAAGGTGTTTGCAAAACAAAATCACAGGCTGATAATGTTTCAAAGCACATAAAAAGATATGATGGAATTATTAGAAAATTTGATGTTTCTGATACATTTTGGCAGGGAGTTAAAGTTAATTTTGAATGTCTAATTCCTGAAAGACATGCAATAGCATTTTCAAGAGAAAAATCTTAATTATGTCACTAAATATAAAAACACTTGCTCAAGAACTTGAAGAATTTCAAAACTCAGAGGAAGGTAAACTAGCTTTGAAAAAGTTTGGAGAAGATCTTGTAAGAGAATACGGTCACAAAGAACGATGGCAACAAAAAACTATTGAGCTTTTGGAATCAAAAACAAATGAAGAGTTAGATACGCTTTACACCGCTTATTTAAAACATGCACAAAAAAGAAGTGATACCCTTTCTAAGCAAAATATTGATGGAGAAAGTAGTTTGAATTGGATAATTCTAGAAGCTTTTTCAAAGGCAGGTAAAGTTTCTAAAAAGAAAAAAGATTACGGTATGTTCACTTCTATTGTTTATCGTTATAGGAGTTTTAAAGCCGAGTTGATTTGTGGGCAAGGATGTTATATAGCAATTGATAAAATTAAATAAAAAATTATGACAAAAGAACAAAAAGCATTAGAATATGCAAAACAAGCTTGGGGAGTATATTTTGATGATGTTCACCCCGACACATTTATAGATTCTACATTTGGAGAAATAGCACAAACTGATTATTTAGCGGGGTATAAAGAAGGATTAAAAGATTCTGAGTTATTAGAAGCCCTAAAACAAGCACTATTTTTATTAGAAGAGGCTACTGCGGAAGACCATTTGTTAGAAACTCACTGTAATTTCATCGCCAATACTTTTAATTTAATTAATGGATTATGAAAAAACTGTTTTTACTTTTAATTCTTTTTTGCTCGATTTCTTGCTCATTTAAAGAAGCAAAGCCAATAGAGAAATACCAAGACAAAGGGTATGTGCTTATTGAAACACCTTTAGACTGGAGTAGTTCTAAAACATACTTGCTATTGAAAAATGCAGACACTATTATAGAAGTAGCTGTCCCGCCATTTGATGCTCTAAATCTTAAGGTAGGTGACACTTTAAAATCAAAAATATGAAAGTAAGTTTAAAAACGGCAAAATTAGCCCAAGAAAAAGGATTCAATGAGATTTGTAGAAATGGTTATTATGAAACTTTAGCTCATACTTTAGATTGTGGGAGAGGTGGAGAAATGGATTTTCCATATATAGAGCCTAGAATACTAGAGAGAAGAAATTATGACCACAGTGTACTAATTGCACAAGCACCAACTCAAAGTCTTCTACAACGCTGGCTTAGAGAAGTGCACAATATTTACATTGAAATATTACTAGGAGAAGACAGACCTTATAATCAATTCTATTATCGTTTAATGAAGTTAGGTCAATACTCTACTCTTTCTCATGATGGATTTTATAGGAAATCTTATGAAGAAGTTTTAGAGGAAGCTCTTCAACAAGCATTGATAAAGATATGAGTACCTTAGCACACAAAGAGGAACTGTTCTTTATCTTGTCCGCCACAATGGAAAAAGAAGAAGCTTTGAAAGAAACAGAAAGAATTGCTAGTAATTTTTCTCCTAAGAAACCTACTTTAAATCCTATCAAAGGTTCGGACACTTATAAATACTATATCCAAAAATATATAGAAAATGGTTGGAATTCTTATTGGGAGTCTAGAATCTACAAATATGTTAATGGTAAATGGGAAAGTTTTATGAGTTGGGATAGTTCAGGATTCATTCAAGCGAGAGAAGTAGTGAAAAGATTAGAATTAGGCGGTAATACAGTAATAGAGAATTAAATGACAGCACTACAAAAATTAAAGAATATCGTCCAGGAAATGATTGATAACGGTGGAGATTCAGATTTACTTCCTGTTTTAACTCATATAGATAATCTTATGGAAGATGAAAAAAGCCAAATTATAGATGCTTTTACGGCAGGCGATTACACAGGTGTTTCCATGTTCAAAAGTATGGCAGTGGACTATTATGATATCATAAAAACAGTTTAAATTATGAAAACAAATTTTGACGTTACGATTGGCTATAGAGCCGTGATTTGTGCAACTATAAAAGCAGAATCAGAAGAACAGGCTAGAGAACTGGCTTTAAAGGAATTTGAAAAGTTTAGGTCTAATGCTAGTAAAGGTAATCTACAGTTATCAGATGATAGTTTTGAAATTGCAGGTGTTTTAGACTTGGATAAATCTTGGAATATTTTATAGGATGTTTTCGACTGAACAATGGCGTACTCTGTCAGACCGCTTTAACAAAAATACCTTCACAGGAAAACTTATTTTAATCAAGAGTAATCCTGAGATATTTAAGCTAGAATATGATGGAGACTGTTTTTGGTTGAGGCTTCACGATAACGAAGCTATGAAACAAGAATTCGATATGCTTTTCAACTTTCCTAGTAATTTAACCTTTGAAGAAATGAGAGATTTGTTTTCTCTTTTTGATTGTAAACTTTTTCCCGCGAAATGATAGAACATTTTATAAGATTTGTAAAACCGCTAATTGAACCAATTCTAAAAATAAGGTATCTAGAAAACATTGCATTTGCAATAGAATGGAGCTTTAAGTTGTGGTTTGCATTAAGTTTAATAATACCTCTAACAACAACTACTTTAGCAGTTTTCTTTTCTATACTAGGCGGATTTGAGAAGTTCAGCCTAGAATTTTGGAGAGTTTACTATTATGACGGATATTTATGCGGTTTTATAGCGTGGAGAATACACTTAGGAATACTTTTCATGTGCTTTCTCTATATGATTAATAAAGTAATTGAAGAATAATTAAAATAAAAAAAATGCAAGAACCAGATAAAACAAACGGCATGTACCTAGTATACAAGAAATATAAAGGATTTAAAGTTAAATGTGAAAGCTACAGCGGAACCGTGTGTGGAATAACATCTGACAAAATATTATGCGCCACAGAAGAAAATCCTCAATGCTCTTTTAGAAGAACTGATAAAGATACATGGATCGAAGAAGAATTTAAGGATAAGAAATTCAGGTACTTTTATATGGATGAAATTATTTTGGATAAGCAAACCAAATCAGGAAGGAAAAAGAAGTAATATGACAGCTGAAGAAAGCAGGTTTAAAAAAGAATTTATAATTAAATCTTATTTGGATAATCCTTCGATGAATTTTCAAGATTTCGCCACGGAAAACATGATACATTATTCGCACGTAAAAAGAACTGTAAACAATTTAAAAAGACAGTTATCAGTGATATACCCCATTTACTGCGAGAAGTCTCTAGATTTACCCAATGTCTATTATATTTTTACCCAAGGCGAGGAAAAGAAAATAACAGTAAAAAATAATATAATCCAAAATAAAGTATTATTAACCGACTATGAAAAGTTATGGTTGATGATTAATAAAAGAATAACAATTGAACAATAGAATGCAACTCCTGGACGTAACAATCCAATCACAAATACTTCTTGAATCTTTAGAAAGCTTGCAAAGAACAGAATTTAATAAGCAGTCTTTGAAATCAGCATTGAAAGTCTTGATTAAGCAGTTAGAACCTTTATCGGAGAAGAATTATAATAAAGCTTTCGGCTTAGACGAATCAACTTTAGTTAATATAACTTATGAGTATTCTCAACTATCTAAAACTTTATCAACTCTAAATATTCCTGATAAGGTAGGATTATCTCAAATGCTTTCTGCTTTTCAATTAGATCCTGAATCAATGCAAGCAACAACACATAGAATATTAAAAAAACATAAATAATAGTTAAAATCTTGTAGGTAGTTTTTTATTTCCGTAAGTTTGCAGAGTAATATTAAAACAATGAATTTATGTTAAAAGAATTAATTAGTAAGTACGGTAAAGATAAGATTAATACTCTTACTAAGTATCCTTCAATACTAACTCTCCATAAATTAGGAGATAAAGGTAAATTATTATCAGAGCTTACAACTTCTATAGAGAGAGAGCAAATGTACGCCACTGAAAAGATAGACGGTACAAATGTAAGAATTATATGTTATGGAGACGAATACTTAATCGGTGCGAGAGAGTTTATTCTACATCACTCGGATGATTTATATTTTGACAATGCCCAAGAAATAGTAAGTGGTTTAAAAAATCTTAAAATACAAATCCCTCAAACAGAAAAATTAACTGTTATTTACGGAGAATTTTATGGTGGGAAAACATCAGCTAACTCTAAACAATATGGTAAAGAATTGAACGGTTTCAGAGTCTTTGATTTTGCGGTCTATGATGATTTAACTATTTTAGATGAGGATTTGTCTGTTATTTCTAGGTGGCGCGAACAAGAAACTGATAAAGGGATTACCTATGGTCAAAAGTTTTTAAACAGAGAGGAAATGTTAGAAAATTTTCCTAATTTTGATTATGTACCTTTGGTAGAGTTTCGATTTGACAACTTCGAGCATAAAACAGTTTTAGATAGCTTGAATAAGTTTATACCAAAAACAAATGTGGCCTTAACAGAAACAGCCTTAAACAAGCCAGAGGGGGTAATCCTAAGAAACGAAGACAGGTCTAAAATAGTAAAGGTTAGGTTTGAAGATTATGAAAGAACTTTAAAACAAAAATAAGTGAGAAAAGAAATATTAGATTTAAGAAATTATATTTACGATAGAGCAGATAACTACTGCAATCAAAAATACGGTGATAGTTTGCCTTACAGCTTTCACTTAAAATGTGTGGAAGCACAAGGAGAAAAGTTTATTCATCTTATAATGGAAGGAAATGTACTTAATCAGAAAAATCAATTTTCAACTACAGTCTCTTATAAAGATATTATTAGAGGTGGATTATCAATGCACGAGGCGATTGAGGACTTTAGATTAACATATAATGATATTAAAGATAAAACTACTGAAGTATTTGGAAATTATCTAGCAGGAGAAGTGGTCGCCGATATCGTTTACTGTGTTACTGATGAAAAAGGGAAAACGCGTAAAGAAAGAAAATCAGATAAATACTATCAAGAACTGTCAGAAAACAGTCTAGCAGTTTTTGTAAAACTTGCAGATATTTCAGCCAATACATTGTATTCAAAACTTACAAACAGCAACATGTATCAAAAGTATAAAAGTGAGTTTGAACATTTCAAAGAGATGTGCTATAAAGAAGAATATAAAGAGTTTTTCGATTATTTACAGAACATTTAAAATTATTTAGCAAGTAAAAGTGCATCCCCCATTCAGAAATGTTTGGGGATTTTTTATTTAACATTGTTTTGTGTTTTTAATCCGTAGATTTTAATTATCTTTGAATACTAATAATTTAAAAAGAAAAATATGCACTTAGATCAAGTAATCAAAGACTTAAAAGTTAAACAGTATGGGTATAATGATGTAGTGGAAGTACTGCAATCTGTAACGGCTATAAGCAATTCTAAAATTCGACCAAAGGAACTTAAAAAGCACGATGTTATAAGAACCTTTGAAGTCCGTAAAGCACGACCAGGAGTTATTATAAAGGTCTTAGAAGATGTAGTCATAGTAATACCCTTATCAACCACAGAAGACTGTATCAATCTTTGCGAGTCTAAGAGCAGATTTTTTGGCGAGGGATTCTTCAGTAGAAACTTTGTAGTGGTCTGTAAAGATGAAGCTATGCAAAATTTTCTAGGTGTTTACGATAATCCTAAATTAGTAAATCAAGCTTGTAAATTATTAAAAGAATTCACAAATAAAATTTTATAATTATGTGTAATAAGAGAATTTTTAATACAAAAGATGAGGCACGCTTAGAATTAGAACGTATTATAGAAACAAAATACAATCCCTGCGCTAAGAGATTTAAGAAACCTTCAAGATATTATTTATGTGAGTGTGGGTATTTTCACCTTACGAGTAGTGTAAAAATAACAAAATATTAAAAATTATGAGAATAACTGTTGATTTAGAAAAAGAAAATGATAACCTTACAGTAGGAGAATTAAGAAGAAGATACGAAGACAGGAAAGTTAAAGAAGCTGTCAACGTTAGTGAAGTAATAGGCAAATACAAGGGAAAGTATTTAAAAGTAAAGTCTAAGTTTGGTAGCGGCTACGAATACTACCACATAGAACATTTAAAACAAGAGTCTTATTTCGATGATTTTAAGCCACTGTTTAAAGCGGAAGTAGAGAGAGTATCTCTAGATATGGTAACCTCTTTTAGACAAGGTAGTGAGAATTTTTCAGAAAAAGCTTTAGAGGAAGCCAAAGAAATAACTAAAGAACAGTTTGAAAAAGCTAAAAGCATTGTTACTAAGTACCTAAAAGAAGTAGAAGATTATGAAAAAACTGTTTAGTTTGTTTTGCCCGAAATGGCAAGTAAAGGAAGCTTATAGAGGTAAATGGGAAGTAGAAAACTATGAAAATTTTACAGGGAGTTTTCTGTATATGAGTGAAGATTCTTGTGTATTCGAAATAATGCACTCAAAGACAAGAAATGAGTGGAAACTAGTTATGTCAGGAAAGTCTCCAAAAAAGCATCCAATGTATCCTGAAGTTGTAGAACGTCTGAATGAACTCAGCAGTAAATCCTAATTTAGACTACCACAAGCCTTCAGATTTCAAAGAAGGTAGATTATGCACTTTAAGACAAAGACTGCTTCTAAAGGCTTTAATCAGGTCTGAGTGGGATGCTAAAAAAGCTTTTGCTGCTTTGAACTATAATCCAGGTGAAATAACTTTTACTTATTACTATAAAGTTTTGGAAGCCCATAGAATTTGTTTGAAACTAAAAAAGATTATATAAGCATTCTCTATCGTTCACTAACAAGAAAATTCCCCTACCTAAACCAATTAAGGCTCAAGTAGGGGATTATTATTTTAAGGGAGGTTCTTGTGCAGTTATACAAAGGGAAGCAATTTCTTTATTGAGGTAATTATCATTATAAATTGCAACATAACAGTTTTCTCTTTGTGTTTTAAGGAGATTTTTTATATTCTGGTTTTGAAGTTTTAAAAGTTTACAGACTTCTGAATAATGATAATATTGTCCATCCTCGTAGGGAACACCTTCTGCATTTTTAATAATGAAGTTTCCTATTGGTTCTTCTAACTCGATTTCTTTCATAATAATGCCTTAAGCGTTTTAATTTTACTTTGTGTAAACTGTTCATAGTTTATTCTTCTTGCAATATCTAAATCTTTACCATACTCTTTCATGGATTCTTCAAGTACTTCTATTAACTTTTGTATTTCAGTTTGTTTTGCGCGATATCCTGCTTCATAGCAATACAAGAGTTCGTTATAATCTCCATCTAAATCTTCGCTGTTGAGAAAACTATCAAAACTTTCTTCAATGTTAAACTCATTTTTCATACCTATTTATTTCTTCTGTTAATTCGTCAATCATACTTTGTGTGGAATCTAACGCTAATTTATACATCAAAGGTTGACTATAGCTGTCTTTACTCTCTTTTATCATTTCTAAACGTCCTTGAAAAGCTTTTAACCACTTCTTAGATACTTCTAGCTGTCTATTTGATTCTATCAAAACATATTACTTAATCGTTCAACAATCACATCATTTTCTTCATCTGTCATTTCGGGCAAATCTTGTAAGACTCTATCCACAATCTTGTCATAATAGATTTCTTGTATTCTTTCAATTTTGTCATCTGAATAATGACTGTCTCCGTTACATTGATAATGTGCTAACCAATATTCAAAACTACTTTCTAATTCTTTATCTGTTACCATAATCTTCACTGGTTTTTTGTAATTTAAAAAATAAGTTATTACTCTTTCTAAAACTCTTAATTTTTTAGGAGCCATCACTACGTATTTCCCATCTTTTAATATTATTCTTGTCATTTTAATTACTGTGTAAAATTTATTTTAAAGTCATAAACTGTTGTGTCTTCTTTTTCTGCGATTCTCAAGTAAGAAAGCACCCTTCCATTTGGCATTATGTTTTTGTAAGCCTCTGTAAGCTGTTTATAGCTCCCTCCTTGCATTTCAAAGTAAAATTCACCTACTGCTGAGGATCTTGACACACCTGCATGACAATGAACTATAAGTTGTTTACCGTAATTAGCTTTAATGAATTGGTACATTTCTCTGGCCTGTTCAAAATTAAAACATTTATAACTTGAAATATCCTCTTCGATATCCCAAAATTTAAAAGTCTTGAAATTGTCAGTATCTAGGCTTAGAGAGCCTAGATCATCGGGATCTAAGATAGAGATATAAAAACAGTCCTCTTTGAGGTTAGGTAAAATTTTATCTTGAAACCTTGCTTGGCTTAATATTAGTGGTATTTTCATTAATTTAATTGCAGGATTGGATAATTCTTAATATGGTGATGGTACTCTAACTCCCTTGCTATGTACAAAATATGGCTGTCGCGATACCAAACTTCAAATTCCCTTGGATTAGTCTCATGCACTCTTTGTTTAATATTTTTTCGCGCCCAAGCTAATAATTCCTCATCTTCCAAGTACTCTTTTAAGATGTGAGTTGTATTCATTCTAAGCTCTAATAACCAAAGAGCTAAAAGCTGATTTTCAAGGTCTTTGTCCATATTTCAAATGTCTTAGTTCTGAGGTTAATTCTCTTATGTATCTATCAGACTCCTTTTCTACAAGTTCTTTATTAGCTAAAGTCTTTTTTAAATTAAAAAGTTCTCTCTTAATTTCCTTGTAAGTATCTTCAGACTTAAACTGCTGTAGTTCTTTATAGGCGAAATATAATTTATTGAAGAGCTTTTCCTTGTAAGGCAATTTGTTTTTGTGGAGCAAAGGTGCCTCTTTTATCTTCTCTAAAGTCCCATATTTAACATAAAACAATCCTGCATAAGAAGGAATTTCTTCTACTTTTATTAAGTTTTCGGGGCAGACGTAATAAAAACGGTTTGGCTTATCAAAGCAGCCTTTATCTTGTAAACGCAGATGTTTTTCTACTTTTGCAAAATCCTTTTTAAAATCGGCGCGAGAAATCTTAACTTCACATTCAATTAAGTATTCACTTTTGTTTATCACGAGGGCATCGCACTCCCAATTAAAGAAGTAGACATTGTGCACATTATTGTACTGCTTGAAATACAAGGATATTGCTTCATACATATTCATCTTTCAAAATAGAATATAAATCTTGAGCTTTATCTCTGGGTAGTTTATTGTACAATGATAGAATCAGACTTAAACTGTCATACTCTGCTTTTCTGTAGTAGATTAAATCTTCTAAGGGGGCAGATAATAGATTTAAAACTTCATCTACTACATCTTCCCCCAATCTCTTAGAGAAGTCTTTACTGCCGTCTAACCTTTTATCATAAATAGGTTCAAAAGCAGTCTCTTCAATTCTTACATTATCCGCTTCAACGATCAACGTATTTCTTTTAATTTCTATTGTCATTTTAAATATAGTTTTGTTTAAATTCTTTATTAAGCTGTTCTTTCATAGAAGTTTTTTGTAATTTCACCACTTCTTCTAAGTCCCATTTAGCTTTCTCTTTCCAATATATTTCTTCAAAGAGTGTTTCTAGACTTTCGATTTTCAATAATCCCTCATCATCAAGTTTTGGAGGGCGAATTGTCCTTGTATGGTTATATCTCCATGTTTGAAAAATGGCGGAAAAAGGTAGAAAAAAGACAAACTCTTCTTTTAAATCAAAATAACCAAGTTCGTGCTTATAGATAGAGTAGTAAATATCATATTTCTCTTTCACTAGCTCATATATTGGAGATTTTCTATTTAAGTATTTTAAAGATTTTGGAAGTTTTATCCTCTTCTCAGTAAATTTTAAAATTAAACTATTAGTTACTAACGATAATAGCACCCATAAACAAAGTAACAAAGAGGGAAAAAGAAAAGCTTCTAATAGTCTGAAATACCAAGTACTTAATATAGAAAGTGCTAACCAAATAAAAATTGCTATTCTGTCTGTTTTATCCATTATTTTTGATTTATTTTATAAACATAAATTGTATCAACTTTCTTACCGTCTGTTGTAAGTACTTTTTCGGGCACTATTTTAGTTGTTGATTTTAATTCTTCTGTGGGTTTAGTAAGTGCAAAACCTAATACAGTGAAAATAATTCCACTAACAATCCAACCTACTATTAGGCCATTTCCAAATTCTGAGTTTTCCATAATTAATTTTCTTTTATTTTATAAACATAAATTGTATCAACTTTCTTACCGTCTGTTGTAAGTACTTTTTCGGGTTGAACTATCTCCTTACTTTCAAATTTTTCTTCGCGATTTTCTGTTAAAGACGCCACCGCAATCCAAAGTAAAAGTCCTAAAATAATGCAACTTAACATAGCACAACCTTCTTTTTGTTCATCATCCATAATTAATTTTCTTCTTTAGTGTATTCAGCTAATATAACCCATTTGTCGTAATCTTGAATATTATCCTCAATAAACTTTTCAGCTTCTTTAAGAGTATTAAATCCATCTGCTAGAGTTTTTCGTTTATCATAACCCTCTACAAAAATAGTTCTCAATAGAAAAGTCATACATCTAGTTTGGTCTCCGTAATCGTGGCTTACTATATTGGTCTCCAAAGTAGTCCAAGCCTGTTCGTAAATTTTATATATTTTTCTCATAATTATTTTTTGTTTAATTCAAATCCACAATTATCTAAAAAACCTTGCGCAACAGGACTACCAAGCCACTGTATTAAACTTAAGCAGATGTTCTCCTCCTTTTCAGTCAAATACTCTTTTGGATAATTTTGTCTGTCGTTTTCCCAACCAAAAACGATTGCAGATAAAGTAGTTTTTGCCATATTATCACGTTCAAACATTTGTTTAAATTTATCGTGAAATTCTTTTTCTTTTAGGTTGTCTTTAAACCTATATTCTTTATTTGATTTCATAATTGATTTATTTTTTGTAAATATCGGGCGAAAAAAGTTAAGAAACAAATAAAAACTGTTAAAATTAAAATGGCTCTCTATCTTTCTCAAAACTCTGACCAAATGCTTCAAAAGGCTTTACCGTTGGTAGTGGAGAAGTAGAATTTGTAAATCCTTCAAATACTGGTAGGGAGATAGTTTTGGCTGTTTCTATTTTATCTTCAACAGACTGTTTCATTTTATCTAACTGTTCCTGGGGTAAATCCATTTTCTCTATATGTAGTGTTTCAAATACACAATCAGAATCCCTCAGCTTCAAAATATGATAAAACATATTCCCGACAGCATTATAACTTACATAACCTTTTTTATCTTCCGATGTTTCAAATTCTGATAAGTGCGGATATCTATCTGCTTTCACTTTCATATATTCTTGGATTCCAAAAGTTTTAAATGGGTTTACTATCGCTACAATGTAAGAGGAAAGGAACTCAAAATGGCTGGCTCCAAAAATCATAGAAGTTGTAGGCACTGCTGAATTGCTCCTTTCCTTAGGTTCAACGCTATAATAGCTACGATTTACTTGACTTAACAATATGAAGTAAACATTCTTATATTTTTTTCGAATTATATTAATATAAGTTGTTATTGTCTCTAACGGGTCTTCCCCTTTTTCGGAAGGTAGTACTAACTTGCAGTGGTCAATGCCAATAAATATTCCATCCTTAGATTTATTTTCTTCACAGAAAGTATCTATTATCTCAAAGAACTCTTTGGTGTTTACAGACTCTTCCACAATAAATCTCCTATCATCCGACAGAGCTTTGTGATACTCTTTTATTACGGCTTGTTCTTCCTCTGTAAACTCTTTTAGAATAACTTCCGATTTCTTCTTATTCAGACTTTTTGCAGTATTTCTTAAAAACAAGTTAAAGTAGAGCATTTCAAGATTAAACTCCAACGATACGTAATTATCAGCATGTGGGTTTATCTTTTTATCCAAAAAATTGCTAAATATTTTACAAAATTCTTCGGTTTTTCCGATACCGCTTGGTGCGAAACAAGTCAGTACATCTGAGGGTAAAATTCCAGTTAAATGTTTATCTATGTAATCCCTACCTGTCTTTACTAGCTTCCTTTTCCCTTGTTGAAAATCAGCTAACTTATAAATTGCTTCTTGCGAAAGTGCTTGTGCTTTTTTTACTTTACTGTGTAAGGGCATTTATTTTTGTTTTTTAAAGTAGTTGTCCTATATGTTCAATGTTGTGCCAATCGTTTTTGTCTAATTGGTTTACTATTTGGTAGTTTTGGAAGGGATGATTTATTAGGTTTTCTAAAATTTCTTCTAATTCTTTTTCTCCCGCCGAATAAACTTTTCCTAAGATTGCCTGTATGGCAAGTTCTCTTGTTATGCTATATGTCGTTTTTACTCCCATTTTATTTTGGTTTTAAATTACTGTGTGTTCTTGAATGTATACTGTGTGAATTTCCACTTCTGGATTCTCTCTTTTGAATTTATAATACCTGTCTATTTTAAAGTCCTTTAGAGATCCACTATCTTTTTTCATAGTAGAATTAAACTGTTCTGTATATTTAGATTTTAGTAGCTCTATGTTATTTTCTATTCTTTGTTTTTCTTTTTCCGCGGATTCTAATTTAGAATATATCGCGTGTATTTCAGAATGAAAATCATCATAGGCTCCCTGCTCTTTGAATAATATATAGACTTTATTCATTTTTAAAACTGTTTTAATTTCTCAAAATTCTCTGAGGATAAAACGACATCAGCTGTATTAATGCCTTCACCTCTAAATACTTTCCAAGCCAACTTAAGCCTTTCTATGAAAGTATGTGATTCCGATCTGTATTTAAAAACTGTCAGATAGTACTCATCCTCATCTGCAAATTTTTGAATCCCTAAGACTTCTGATTTACAATTGCAAGCTAGAAACAGTTCTTTTTCTTCTTTGTTCTCAAACTTTTTGCCGAATTCTCCTCGTTCGGGCACAGAGTCATCCCAAATAATATCTAAACGTCTTTCGTACTTATTCTCCATCTATAAACTTATTTATTTTTACAATTATTAAATAAAATCCGTAAAGTACTCCCATAAACAAAGCACCAAAAGAGATACAGCTGAATGGAAATATTTGAGGCATTTCATATTCATTGAGAGTACCGGAAAGTAATAAAACAAACATTAAAATACTGTTTAAAGCTAAAAACTTTATTAAATTTTCTAATATATCATCACCTAAAACTAAAATAAGAACTGTTGATACTACTGTCAGTAAAACGTTCCAAAATATTGTGCTTCTTTTTAATTCAGACATTTTCTTCTTTTTGGTTTAAAAATTTCAAAACTTGTATTAATTATTATCGCGCCGCCTAAAACATAAGAACTGCTTCTTAAATTAGTATTTAAAGTTGATTCTAATAACATAGCTCCTCCAATTGAAATAAGATATGATAACCAACGATTTTCTCCTCCCTGCAAGCTATTTGCAACTATAAACAAAGCTGTTCCTGTGAAAACTCCTTGTGCTATTTTACTTCCTTTGGAATCTGTATCTATGCTTTGCGCTCTTGTCAAAAATGTTACCAAGAGAAATAGAAATATTAAAAATTTTTTCACCTATTCGTTTTTAAGTGTTATTGGTTCGGTGCAAAGTTTGAAAGATTCTTTTACCCACCCTCTATGCAAAACTCCCTTGCCATTTCCATTACAAGGAGTTGCTTCAAAAAGCGTTTTAGAATGTATCCCGTTAGTAATTAAAAAGTAATCAGTTGTGTTTTTAACCAACTGCCCCGCCTTGCTCCAATCAATTTCAGTTTCTTGTTTTTTACCGAAACTTTTTTTAAATTCTTGGAGTTTTATTTCTTTCATTGAATCATCAAATTTATAAAAACCAAAAACATTAGAACCTGTGTAATTATAGCTAAAATATTCTCCATCATTTGGATATAAGAATAATGTGGATATTTTCTCCCCACACGCCTTTGCAATTTCAGCGCATTCATTCGCTTCTTCTTGATTTGATACTTTTACTTGAACTTCTCGGATTGAAAGCAGTTTTTCTTTAACATCTAGCATTTTTTCAACAGGCGTTAAATCATCTTCTTTCAATACCCATTTTTTGAACTGATCGAAAGTTATTTCGGTGTGTTTTATGTAAAATCCTTTTGATTTAATAGTAGTAACTTCGTGAGTCTTTTTATCATAAAAAACATAAACACCATAATGCAGATTTGGGTTTTTAGACCATTCAGCAATTGCATTTCTATTATCTACGGTCACAAAAACACACCAATCCTCAGGCAGTTCTTCCAACTCTTTTGTAGGCAATTCGAATTTTAAAGGTTCCCCTTTTAGTGCGAGTGAAATCATATCTTTTTTTATTTTTAAAGATTCTTCTGGAGTAATTTCAGAAAGTAATTTTTCTAATAATTCGATAGGATTCCCATTCTTACGTTCTTCTTCCAAATTGTCCAATCTCTTCAAAACATCTTTTTTGAATGACTTCTTTAGAATGTCTTTTGCTTGGTGGATGGTGTAGTCATTTTCTTCAGCTCTTACTAAATTATCCCAAATACCTTTTTTTACCAATATTACTCTTCTTCTATTAAAATCATAATTTTTAATATTTTCTTCTAATGAGAATCTTTCAATAATCGAATCCCATTGCTTCTGCGTCTTACACCAAATGGCGTCTTTTTCTGTTAGTTGTTTCATTTTGTTTGTCTTTTGTCAATTTCAATTAATCTGTCGATTTCAGCAGCCATAAATGACCCTGCAATAGACAATCTTTCAATGTATGGTTTCATACATAAATCAATCCACCACATTGAGTCCCAGTTTTTAGGCTCAACCGAATAAGCTATTTCTTTTGAAAGCCTATAGCTGGCAGTTACTAATTGTCCTTCTGCATACCATTCAGGATGATTGGCGTGATGTTCTCCTGTAAATCCGTGTTTGCCAATCTGCTTTTCAATTCTTTGTACAATAATTTTTTCTAATCCTGTTTCCATAATCTATCCATTTATAGTTTTAACTGCTTTTTCTGTGAGGGTTATTCCAAAATGTGGTGCAAGAAAATCGATATTCAAATTTTCCATTTCTGAAATAGTTATTGTAACATTTCCTTCTTTTCTAACGGCTATTTCATTGTTACAGGTTACCGTTTTAAAACCTTCAAATAAAACATCTGATTTTGCTTTTTGATAATCATCAATTTCTTTTTGACGATAACTATCTTTAGTTTTTGGGTTTGATAAAATATTTCCTTCGTCATCACACGGCACGAATTGCGAAAGCTTTAAAGGTTCTGATAAAAATATAGCGTACTTGGATATTCTTATAAGTATTTGGTCGTTTGTATAGTCACATCCTGGTTTTATTTTTCCAGTTTGTTCCAATACGTAATCCAAAAGCGGAATTAGTTTTTGTGTTTTCATAACTATTTAATTTGGTCAAGTGGATAAGCGTTTAGTATTGATTGTTTGTCTGCTACAAATCCATGTCCTGACTTTGTTACCGAAGTAATCAATTTTTTTATTCTCTTTTATAAATTCTTCTGCTGTTTTCATTTGTTTAGTTTAAGTGGTTAAATTTTACTTTTTTTAATGGTTAAAACATAAATGGTACATTTGGATATTTCCAATGTGTTGGGAAAAGTTCTATCTCAGAATCTGAAATACTATAGAATTTACCCCTTTTAAATATCGCTATTTTTGGAGCTAATGGTTTTTCACTTATTCCGCAAAACACTTTTTCTCCCTCTTTTGGGGTTTCTTTTTTTAAATCTTTGTACATTTTACTTTTGTTTTAAAATTATAAGTTTTCCTTTTACAAATGTAGTTTAATTAATCTAAAATTTATCTATTTGGTAGTTAAAGTTTTTATAATTATCTTTACACTATGAAACTAATGAAAACTTATAAATATAAGCTTAAACCAACTAAGAAACAAGAGGAAACTTTTGAGTCTTGGGTGAACACTTGTAGATTTATTTATAATCTAGCATTAGAAGAAAGGATTACTCATTATGAAATGCGTAAAAAATCTCCGTCTAAATTTGACCAGTATAACCAACTTTCTGAGTTAAAGAAATACTTTCCTTTTTTAAAAAGAACTTATTCTAGTACTCTTGAAGATTCATTAGATAGGTTAGATAAGACCTACTTAAGATTTTTCAAAGGCTCTGGGTTTCCTAAATTTGCAAAGAAAGGTCAATACAACTCTTTTACTTATAAGAGACATTTTACTGTCAAAGATAAAACTATAAAACTTCCTAAAATAGGAGAAGTTAAGTATTTTAATTCTCGTGAAATTATTGGTAAACCTAAAACAGCTACAATTGTTAAACAAGTTGATGGTTGGTTTATCTGTATAACCGCCGAATACGAAACTGATTTTGAAACTATTGAGATTGATAAGCAAAATCCAATAGCTTTTGATATGGGTGCAACTCGCTTCTTAGCTTTATCTGATGGGTCTTTTATAGATTCACCTTTATTCTTAGAACCTAATTTGAAAAAACTTAAAGTTTTACAGAGAAAATTAGCACGTCAAAGAAAAGGTTCAAAATCAAGAGAAATCACGAAGATTCAAATTCAGAAGCTCTTCAAAAATATTTCAAATCAACGTTTAGATTTTTTACACAAAACTTCTACAAATCTATCTGAGATTTATTCTTCTATTTATATGGAAGATTTGAAATTGCAAAAAATGCAAGAGTCAGGTTTTACAAAAGTAAACAGAAATATGTCTGACAGAGGCTTTGCCATGTTTAAAGAACTTCTAAAATACAAGATGGTAGAGAAAGGTAAACACCTAGGATTAGTAAATCCAGCTTATACTTCTCAAAAGTGTAGCGAGTGCCTCATCACAGATAAAAAGTCAAGGCTTTCTCAATCAGAGTTCGTATGCACTTCTTGTGGACACTTATCTAATGCAGACCTAAACGCATCTAAGAATATATTGAGGCAGGGCTTGTCTCAGAAAGCTAAAAGTAAGACATTAGTCTAAGCTTGCTTTCAGAATCTCACTTAGTGGGAGTTGTCAATTGATTAGTTTTGATTCGTAGGATTCAATATGATGTATTTATATCCTTCACGGATTACTATTCCATTAGACTGCAATAGGCTTCGGAATGATTCGTTTTTATCAAAAGTGTTTCCTGAAGGTAAATCCGTATATATTCTAAATCTATGCATACCATTAATAAATACCGTATCATATTTTAAATAAGGCTCAACATCAAAAGATATTTCAGTATCTGTAACTTCGCCTAGAATTTCTAAATATAATTGTCCTAAATTTCTGTATCCTGTTTCATAATATCCAGGCTGATTTACAATAAATAGCAAAGCTTTCTTTTTGTCAGCATATACTATTATTTGAAAGTCTTCTGCTTCTTTCGGCACTTCCACCGCAATAAGATTTGTTGGGGTTAGCGTTTTCATAGTTTTTCTAGTTCTGATTTCACTTCTTCCCAATATTTTATTTTATCAGTAGCATACACGAAGAAATGACTTGCAGGGGTTTCTAAATACTCTGCTATTACTTCATCTACTAAAATTTCAATGCAAAATTTCGCTTCTGAATCGTTTAATTCGTATTCTTCAATAGGACTTGAAGAAGATCTTTGAAACGTAATTATTTTTTCTGACTGATATTTTTCTAATAATTCTTTTGCTTTTTCCTGTGGTGTCATAATTAATTATTTGTTAGTTATTCTGTTGCTGATTTAATTAAGGTTTATTGATTTTTTATCCTTAGTGTAAAGTATTGGTTCTCCTTTTTTCATTGATGAAGAATAGCTTATTTCATTGTCGTAACAAACTACTTCTCCGTTTTCAATCCATCCATGACATAGCACGTAAGCATCCCGCATATCTAGTGTTTTTCCACATCCTTCGCAAATTAAACGGTGTTCGTTCGGTATGTCCATTTTAATAGAAATATATTTCATACAAATGGGGGTTTTCTTCAATTAGTGAAAACACTTTATTGTAATTTGCTCCTGTCAAAACTTCTTTTTTGTCCGACTTTCTTACTACGTTATATAGGTTTCCAAGTCTGTTTCTTTGATCCATAAATGATTGATAATTCATAACTAAACTTCTTTAATAATCGTTACATTTTTATTGTGCAATTTTACCAATTGATTCTGAAGCTGGATTAACTTATTTTCTTTGCGTTGTTCAGCATCTTTTATTGCTTCGGATTATGATTCAAACCACTCGCCTTCATGAAAATAATTATTCCATGATGTTGATTCACAAACTATATTTGTTCCAGTTTCTTTAACTTCCATCAACAAAATACCTCTTGTCAATGCGTACTTGGTTACGTAGACTTTCATAGTTTTTTCTTTAGATTTTAAACACGCCCCTATCTTTAGCCCAAAATCCTGAATAAATTTTTGGATCAAAGTCTTTAGATTTAAGGTAGTCTCTGTATTGTTTTTCTAGTTTTAGATTTTCTTTCAGCTCTTCAAAATACAAGTCTACTGTTTCCTCTTTTGTTCTTACTGTTTCTTTTATTTGAATTTCTTTTTCAGGCTTATATCCTATGATCTGATATTCCGTGTCTTTGAATAATTCCCTATAGTTCCACACTTCTTGTATTATATAACAGTAGTAATCTTCTGTTGATTCTTTTAGGTCTGTTCCTTCTATTGTGTAATTGTTTCCTGCTTCTAGAGATTTTATTTTTAATCCTTTTGTCAGTTTTTCTTTTAGGTATATTCTATTGTTAAATCTTGATGGTTGTACTGTTTTCAAATTACATGTTTTTAAGTGGTGAATTGTTCCAATAGTAGGCGGTTGTTTTATAATAATTCCAAAATCCAAAAATGTCCTTATATCTCCAAAAAGAAGTTTTTAGTCCATCTTTTTTTACTTCTTTATATATTTCTGGTGTTCCCATTTTTAATTCTTATTTTGTTTCTACAAATATACTGATGTTTATCTAATATTAAAGTTAAGACTTAGTTAAAATAAAAAAGACAGCTATTACACTGTCTCATTTTGATAATTTCGCCGATAAAAAGATTAGACTTAAGGTAATAACAACAACTAAAACACTAAACAGTCCTAAAACTAAAGGAATCCAAATAGGACTAAATACCCAAAGCCAAGTTATCTCAGTGCCTGTTAGTTTCAAGAGTGTGAATACGATGATTAATGTTACAATGAATTCTATGAACTTTCTTAGCATCTTCTAAATAATTTAAGTTTCTTTTTTATACTCTTTTTCCCGCCCGAAATCTCTGAAATCCTTTCTTCACATTGCTCCCTCGAACCAAATACCTCTATCTTACCTGTGAAAGGTTCAGTTAAAACTTCTGATAAAATATGAATTCCAAACCAATATTCATCTATTCTGATAAAGTAATTCAAGCCTTGTTCTACTATTGTGTGTTTAGTCTTTTTCATAATTCCAAAGCCTTTAATATTCCCTGTTCAAGCGTGTCTTCATAGTTTGTATTCCACACTAAGTCTTCGGGGTCATAATTATAATCTAGTTTTGCATCAAACGAGAGTTCAAAATAATATTCCGAAGGTATTTTAGTTGAAGAATCTATAATAGCTAAATCTATTTTTCTAAATTCCCGCAAAAACTTTTGGACATAAGCAAGCTGTATAAATTTAGGCACGTCCCAAAACATTACTGTGTAAGGAGCTAACTCTTGTTCTGCCAACCACTTTTCAAATCCTAACTTAATTAATTTTTCTTTCATAAGCAAAATTTTTCTTTTATCTCTTCTACAAATTCTCTGCCATATTCAGATAGAACTTTTTCCTCCCAAAAAGAGCAATTATCATGCAGGCAACAAAGTTCAGTGAGAAAATCTGTGCCTAAATTCAATAATTCTTTGGGTAAACTGCTCCATATATCTTCTAGGGGAACTTCTCCAAACTCCATATCTAGCATGTTTCTTCTTTTTGGTGTCAGCAGTCTTCCTAGAACATCCCCTGCAGTATTTAGCTTAGCTGTGTTTCCTGAAAAAACAGGGTACATGTAATCTCCTTCTTCATCATAATTCATACATCTAGGGAACATACTGTAGTAGTATATGGTATCCTGTAACAATTGCATTCTTTTTTCTTCTATTTTCATAATTATTTTCTGTTTAAAAAATCATCCCAACCTTTCCATTCATCTTTGTAGTAATTCTGTGGGTATTTTGGTATTTTTGTGTTTAATTTTAAGTTTAGTTCACCTTTACAATAACTTCTCCAAACAGTAGAAAAAATAACTTTTTGTGTTATATTGTTTTCTCTTAACCAATTTTTTGATTGTGTATATGTTAGAAATCCCTTTCTTTCATGCCCATTTTGTAAAAAAGTAGGCCAACTTTCCCACTCGTCTTTATAATAAACATCAGGATTTGTGGGTATATTATTTGGTTTTTCTAAACTATCCCACTCTTTCCTAGAAGAAACACCCTTTTCTATAACCCAATTTTTTACAACATCATAATCTAGAAAACTCCTATCTTTTTTATACCGTCCGTTATAGCTTAAGTAGTGACTCCACGAAATCCAATCTTTTTTATAAACATCTTGAGGATTTTTAGGAAGATTTATATCACAATTCAGGTTTAAATATTCCTTATAAGATTTACGGTTTTTAATTGCCTTAACTTTCAGGAATAGTAAGCTCTCTTCGAAAGTTAAAAATTTCTTTCTTTTAATTGGAAGTACTCTACTAGTATTCAGAAAATTCCTCCAACCCCGCCATTCCTTATAGTGATGTGAAGGCTTTCTAGGAAAATTAGAAGATACTTTTTCTAGCCATTCTTTTGCAGACTTAATATTATTTGAAATTGCAAATTCCTTTGCCTCATAGTAACTCAAAAAATTAACACCCCTAAAATGAAAATCAATATTATCATAAAAATACTTATCATCAAAAGTCAACTCTGCTGTTGGCGTATATTCCGCAAAAAATATGTTCTTTCTTATCTTTTCACTTTTACCTGCCTTAAATTCAGAAATTCTGTCATCGGAGGCCTCTAAAGCATTCAAAACTTCAATAAGCCTTTTATACTCTTTCCTTTCTTCTACTATGTCGGGAATTATTACCAGTCCTTTTTTCTTACCTTCGTTTTTTCTCACACATCTTCCAATAGTCTGTACAATATCGATCTTGGACTTTTTTGGATACCCATAAAGAACTGCATCCACATCTGTTACATCAATTCCCTCAGAGAAGCAGTTCACAGAAGAAATCACTGCTTTCTCAGTATTGATGAAGTTAGAGATATTTGCATCAAAATCAGAACTCTTCATTCTGGAATGTATATTATACGCTCCGTAATCTAAACCGTATTTCTTTTGAAACAGCTTAAAGAAGTTTATAAACAATACCGACTCTTCTATAGAAGCATGATATGTTATAATCTTGTGTATATTAAACTGCCCTATACACTTTACTAGAGCTATCGCACTTACTAGAATCCTTGTCTTTACGGGCAATTTTATTTTAACCTCTGCAAAAAACTCTTTATGTTCATCTACTAAAGTTCTGATTGCCTCATCTTGAAACTTCATGTCTATGATATTATAATCTGTTATAATACCTTTGTCAATCATTTCTCTCATATAAATTTTAGAGATGTTTTTTCCAAACTCTCCTGAGTCCATCCCTAAACCTCTATCGTCTTTGAAATTTTTCTCAGTGGCAGTTAAGAATAAAGATTTCTTATAACAAGGAAAATTAAGCACATTTAGATAGCTTTTACACTTGTCTCCTGCTATCTGATGTGCCTCGTCAAAAACAGAGATATCAAAGAACTCATCCTTGAAGCTCAAACCTATCTCGGAAAAGCTTTTAAGTGTTATAAAAATAATGACTTTATCTTCTTTTATGGACGATATCTGTTTTTTTTGCTCTCTTACTACATCTGACAATACTTTTATACCAAGCTTTTTTAAGTGTAACCCATGAGAAGAAAAACTACCGAAAGCATAGAATATATGATTTTTGAAACTATTCTTAAAAACTTCAATCTGCTGATATAAAAGTGCTCTGGAAGGTATTACTACTATTATTCTGTCAGATTTCATCTCTTGTAAAATCCTTATTGACGTATAAGTTTTCCCAGATCCACAAGGATGAATAATCTTTCCCCTCTCATTTTCCTGAAAGTATTTTAAAGCCTCCCCTATAGTCTGCGTCTGATGCTCATACTCTTCTACTTCTTTGAATACAGTCAAGCTTCTCTTTAAACCAGCCGCCTTTTTAATCAAAGGTTCTTCTACAATAATGGCAGGTAAAGTGTGCAGATAGGCTGTCTTTATTTCTTCTACGGATCTTTCAGTCTTATCTTGAATATCTTTTAAAGAAACCACACCTTTAAGCATCAGGTTGTAAACAGCTATAATGTTTTTTAACGATTGCAAAGTAGTACCTTTTAGGTTTGTACCAAAAGAAAAGGAAAAATTATATCCGCAATTTCTACAGTCATACTGCCTTAAGCTGTCTCGGTTAGGATAACATTCTGTACTATTACATTTTGGACATTTAGCTTGCCCATCTTTCCAAATAAGCTTCTCAAAATACTCATAAATTGCAGTATCATTACTAGTTCCTAAAACTATAGACTTTTCTTGTACGCCTCTGTTATTGGCATTATCAAACTTATCATAAGAGTTCCTATCTTTAATGTCATATACTTCAAAGTAATTGAAGTACTTCTTCTTCAAAATCTCAATTAATTCCTTTTCTGTAAACTCTTTGTCAAAATCTGCTAAGTAAAGGTACAAATCACTTATCAAGTCATCCTTTTCAAAGAAGTTTGATTTAAAGGCTCCGCTCTTAAATTGGGAGTCAACAGTTTCTGAAAGTAATTTATAATCTATCATAGCACAAATATAGGAAGTTTTACAAAATTACAGATAAATATTAACTCTTAATTAACAGACACAAAATAAAAGAAACCAATTACGTACAAAAATAAAATGCAGTAAAGCATTAATATTTTGCTTACTGCATCTTGCTTATCAAGGATAGATTTACTAATCTTATTCCTTATAAAAATACCTATTTTCATTTTAGTGTAAAGTGGGCATACTTACCTTTGGTTTTAAGGATTCAAAAGTATTAACAGTTGAAATTATCAAACTCAAAATTAAAAGTATTACTAGAGTCAAATCGTTTTTTATGAAAGCTAGTACTGTTGCCATTGATATAAGTAGGCTACAAACAACTAAAATTCTTGAGTTGTATATTGTATTATGCACTTTGAAATTTAAGTAGAATAGTAATATGTGTAATCCTACAAAAATAGTTTCTAAAATTATAATCATTTTGCTTCTTTGTTTAACTGTCTCAAATTACTTACAATGTACGCCGCCGAAAAAGCTATAAAGAAAAATAGATCGTTATTCGTAACTTGAAAGTCCAAGAAAGCCATTGCAACTAAATGCCCTAATAGAAATAAATTATAGAAAGCATGGAAGAACGAACTACTATTTAAGAAATTTAATATTTTTTTCATTATTTTTGATTTAATTTGTTAATGCGCTTAAAGTTATCGCCCAACTAAAAACAGTTAAAGGTGCATTTAGAACCTATGGTAATCTAGCCTTGTTACCTCTATCGCCGTAGTCTCTATACGCTCCGATTTATCTGAGGAATTATTTCAAGTGACTCACCAGCGTCTCTTTTATAACTGTTATTTTATATAATCTATTTGATACTCAGCATTGTGTTAGAACCCCCACCTAATTGAGTACTAGGTAATCGTCCATCCCAAGTCTGAGCTTTAACATACTCGACATATAATGGCGTAAGTTCTTGCTGTTTTAATCTCATTGCTTTTGCTTGTGAGGAAGCTGCAATAACTACGCTTGCTGAATCTCCCCTTGCTACTGCAATCTTTTGTTGCTTCTCTGCATCTGCCGCAGTAGCTTTTGCAATCCATTTTTGAGCATCGTACTCTGCAGCGGCTTTATCAGCGATAGATTTAGCAATTGACGGAGGAGGTGGCATATTTGTTCTCAACTGTGAGATTTTAAACCATTTACCCACTCTCTTATTTGCCTCCACTTGAATAGCTACTTCAAATTCTGTCTTCTTATTGAAGATATCCTCAACTTTCCAAGAGTTTGTTACATCGTTTACCGCTCCTAAGATACCAATCTCAAGCCAACCTTGTTCAATAGTCTCCAACCCATTCCCACTCCTGAAAGCTGTTCTAAGATTGGTAAACATATCTGCTGTTGTTCCTGGCTTAACAGAGTAGTTAAAAGATGGAAATATTTTGAGTGCAAAGCCTCCTTTGGCAACCGAAGGCTGTTCTCCATATCTGATACTTCTTTGATCTAAAGGGATTTGATAGATTTCTTCCGTCCAAGTATTGAACAGCTTCCATCCCGAAACCTCTTGAATAGATGAAGCACCCCTAGAATCACCAATAAGATTTACCAAGAGACCTTGATAACCCGCTTCAATTTTCTTAACTGAAAAGGGCTGAAAAAGAATTAGTAGTAATCCTAATACTGCCACTACAATAGGCTTGTAATTAATCTGTGTGATTGTTTTTCCACTACTAGTTGCATTTGCGTACCTTGGGTCAGGTATTTGCGTAATTACTTTAAATTTCTTAGCTGCGTAAAATAGTCCAAATACAATTCCGAATACCAATAATAATACTAATGTTAACATTTTTGTTGTTTTCTTTTATGTCTACTCTTTTAAAGATTTTCGACTTTCTCTTATGCAAATATAGTTTATTTGTTTTTACTGCCGAAATACTTTAAGAAAATTTTATAATCTTCGGAAATTTTCTCTGCAACTTGTTTTAAGTCTTTTAAAGCCTTTTCTGCACGTTCTTTAGAGTAAGGTGTAGGAATTACTTTTACTTCCCCTGAGAGTCTCATTTTAAAGTTTCCTGTACCGCTTAAACTACTTCCTTTACGCCCCAATCCAAAAACTTCTGATTTTGTAACCTTAAAACCTCTTTGTTCTCTTTCATAGCAATATAAGGTTGTCTGATTATAGTCCTCGGATTCATATTTTTCAGGCTTTGATAAGTTTAACGACTTGTAGTCCCTAATTTCAACATTTTTACCGTCATAGCAAGCTCTATCTATAAAGCCTTGTGCGCAAAAATCTCCACAATCAATAATAATTTCTTCTTCATAAATACAATTATCGGGATAATCTACCTTACTTAACAATATTTCACAATCTTCTAGTGACAGGCAACCCCTATCAGGAGTTTTATTTTTTTCTCCTATGTGCTGGATATACTCACCGCAACTGGATCCGAACTCTGCAAATTCTCCACTTGGTAATTTTATGCCTGAAAAATACTGTACATAATAGTCATTTTGATACTCTAAGTCTTTATAAGAACTATACTGACTATAGCTAATCTTAGGCTTTCCTTTTAAATGTGGATACAGACCCTTATCATCTTCGAAAATTCTTGGTAGTTGCATTTATAGTGTTTTAAAAAATTCTGTTACTTCTTCTGTCCTTGCCTCGTTAACTTCTTTTAACTCTTTTTTGTTTTGTGCCATCACATCCACCTTTTCAAGATAATGAGCTAAAACTAATTTCAAGACTGTTGGTTTGTCTTTTTTCAGGATTTTCAAAGCTTTCAATTCTTTTTTAACTTCTTCTGAAAACGATTTACTTTGATATAGTTTTGTCAGTAGTGGTAACTCCTCTACAAAATCTTCTGTTTTATCTACCACATCTGTAATGAAACCTCTCTTGCCTTGTAGGGCACAAAAAAGTTCAGCTACTGCTTTTACGTCTTTCTTGCAATATTCTGAGATTCTTTGAATACCTCCTTCATAATAAACTCTGCTTACATCGGCTCCTGAAATATCATCTTTTGGCGTATCTACACCACTGAGCATGCACATTGCATCTAAAGATAGATTATAATAATAAGTTCCCTTAGTAATTGTCATAGTATCGTACATGCCCTCTGCAATTACCCACGGTTTAGCTTCTGAATCATTGAACCTGTCAGAAATTATTGTCAAATCAATATTTTCCTCTAAAGATTTTAGACGTATCGTTGGAATATCGAATGAAATAATGTTGTGTCCACAAGGGATAAATCCCGTGGAATTTAAAATATTATAAAACTGTTCTATAACTTCTTTCTGCGAACCCGTCAAAGATTTTAAATAAAGTGTAGTATCCTTGATATAACCTACTGTTATACATACAATCTTGTTAAAAACAGGGTCTAATGCACCATTTAAAATATAATGCTCTTGGACATCATTTGAAGGAGGTAATTTAGAATTCTCTTTATCCCTTAATTTCCACGCATATAAATCATACTCCTTAGAGTTAATGTCCAGGCTTTTATTTCTTCTGACTGTTTCACAATCTAGGAAAAGTAATTTTTCTAAATCTTGTTTTCTTACTCTACTATTCATTTATTTGATTATTGATTAAACATTCTTGATTCCTTAAAAACTTCAAAGAATAGTTCAGAGGCTTCTAGAGCTTCTTTCTCTGACTTAAATAAAAGGCGCGCAGAAGAACCAGAATCAACATAGCCGTAACCCGCACCATACAGAGCCCTGAATTTTTCCAAAGATTGTCTTGTGATTCTAGTTTTCATATTTCTTTTTTTTAACTTTGTAATTCTCTTATTTCTTTTTTACCCACGACATTTAAAAGGCTCAAATAGGTAGAATCAGGTAATGTGTAACCTTTTCTATTCCAATGAGGAACCCTTTGTAGGCTGTTTAAAACTCTTGCTGAAGAATCAAAGCTTAAGGGAATCAGCATCTTGTTTTCAAATGATGTCTGATCAATCTCTAATTTGTCTTTTAAAATATCGTAAGTTGCCTGCCCAATTTTAAAATCAAATTCTTGAGGGCTTGTCTTTAGAAACTGTAGAATAAAACCGTCCTTAACATAAGTATTTGCAGTTTTTGTTTCTCCTAGAAATTTGAAGCCTTCGTCTGTAAGTTTTGAATGGTCAGCTCCTCCTATAAAATCATAGTCTTTTGGCTCCCTGCCCTCTAAAATATCAACAACTGCTCCACCTATAAGTAAAACTCTTTGAAAGTTTAGTACTTTAAGTAAGTCTTTTAGAAGTATTACTTTTGGATGTTCTCTTAATTTATCTGTTTCCGTCATATTTATATTTGTTTAAAGCTTCTATGCCAATCTTTTAAAGGTCTTGTCCAAACTTTCCCATTTATTCCTTGATATACAACAGTTTCTGGGTATTTGCATTCGTCTGTTGAGTCTACATTGGCTAAATGGATTACTTCATATTTCAAGCCGTTGTTATGTTCCCATAGAGAATTTATTTCTAGTCTATTCATCGTATTTTCTATATTCGTTCCACAAATTAGTTTTTACTCCATCGCTATTATAACGGCTTCCACTTGACCACATATTATCTACACAGTCCTCGCACACATAAGTATAACCACATTCTGCTACTAACATATTTGAAGTGTTTTCTCCACAATTTTCACAACTACTCATTCCTATTCAAGTTTACCGATTGAAAAGTCTTCAAACATTAACTTAGCTTTTGTCTTAAACATTTTACCGTTTTGGAAATAAGCTTTCCAAATATCTCCGCTTTCTTCTCCTTCTCCATAGATACAGAATACTGTACTAGGATAATTTTTAGAATATTTTCTCATATCCTTTTCATAATCATACCATTTTGTACTTTCGTCAAAAAGTCCTTGATAATCAATAAGGTCTCTAATTTCCTGTTCATAGTCAGTTTTAAAATCATTTCCTGATACGATACTTAATTCGTGTGTAGTGTAATATCCCATAATTTATTTTTTTTACAAATATAAGTTTAATTCTGTGTTTTAATGTTAACTAAATGCTAAATTTTTCTGTTACAAACAGTCTTTTAATTGGTTAATTTTGTTTTGTTCTATTATTTTCATCTTTTGAGCCATTTCTAAAGTCTTTAAGTGAATTAGATCTAAAATTTCTTTCTTGATTTTTGATATTTCCGCCGATTTTAAAGACTTATTCAAGAATATTTCTCCACAAGAAGCTACTATGGCGTTATCTAAAATCAAAACTGTTCCTCCTGTTTGAGTTTCAATGTAGATGTTATCAGTATTGACATAAATTTCTTTGCGGTTCTGGTAAGCTTTTATGCAGACTTCTAAAACTGTTTTTGATTCTTCTGTTAGTTTAGTTTTGAACATATTTATCTTAGTATTTACCAATGTTTTTTAAGTCTTCATATCCCTCGTATTCTTCGATTAGCTTTAAAGCCTTTCTGTACTCTTTCAAGGTTATGGGCTTTTTGATTTCTTTTTTGTTGCAAAATTTAATATCCCACTCTCTAACTATGATTATATTGTTACCCTCAATATCAGTAACTTGATTTTCTAGTTGTACGGCATAAGTAGGATAAGGGTCTTTTTGTATAATACTCTTTCTAGGATATGCCCCTGATCCACTTGAAGTGTGGTAATATTGTTCGTAGCCTTTATTCTCTACGATTACTCCTGAAATATTCTTTAAGTATTCCCAACCATTTTCTGGAGTAATACTTTTTAGAACCTTCGGTATTAATACCTTTGCCCCAATTTAATTGTCATTGTATTTAAATGGTTTCACTTCTTATCTCTTTTAATTAATATTTCCGCCTGCTCTTGTGTATTCCTATTATAAAAATAGCCTCCACCTGTAATGATCCATTCTTCTGTAGAATCTACACTGATTGAATTTATGCAAGCACGCCCTGTCTTTAGGCACTTAAAGGCTATTAATTTTGTCTTAGAGTATATGTCTTTATCCAATTTTTATTACTTGAAAGGGTTGTCCACTATAAAATATCTTTAGGGAATTTGCTTTAGCTTGTGCCACTTGTCGGTCTTGGAATTTAAAAGCTTCCGACTCTTCTAAGACAAATACTGTCTGTTTATCTTGCCTTGCGTAGTATTGACTGTTTCTTTTGATTATAAACATAGCAGTTTGTTTTTTGGTTTTATTATATTGTAATTTCCGCTCCATCCTTTTATCTTACCTTTTGCGGATGGGTCACCTATTGCAATTATTTCACTTTTCTTCACTGTTTCTGCTAATGATTTGTACCCATAAAGAAAATGCACAACAATCAGTTCTCCTTGTATTAGAGATATTTTATCTACAATAATCTCTTCGGGATCTCCACCATTGTAAGAAAATGGAATAGCCACATAATCTCCTACTTGAATGTTCTCTAATGTTTTCATTTTTCTATTGTTTTTATTATTGCCGCGCTTAAAGGAAAAACTAACAAGATACAGATTCCTAAATTCAGAAATTGCAAGGTAACTAAAAAGCAGATTGCAAAGACTAGATTTGCTAGGAATAAAACTGCTAGAAATCTTAATACTAAATCTTTCATCTTTTTAGTATTTGATAATTATTATCTTTCAACCATTCTATAAAAGATATTTGTGGATGATTATATCTAAAATTTTCATATTTAGAATGAATATCCTCTAAAGTTTCTTCTACTGGTTTAATATTATGTTCTTCTTCAATACCTTCAAAATTTGTATTGATTAATGAATCTGGAATAAATTGCATTGGATTTATTACTCTTTCTGGTCTAGAATTTCCTTCTCCAAAGGTAAATAAATTTGTGTTATAATTATTTTCCATAATTAGATTATTTTTGCCGTTTTTAAGCTTTGAATTATTTCCGAATTTACTTTTTCAGGATGTTCCTGACCAATTTCAAATCGCGGGAAAGATTTAGAACAAAAGTCTTTAACTTCTCCTAAACAATCCTCTGTAACAGACAAACTAACACCACCTAATGTGATATTTGCATAATCATCTGTACCTTTGTCTAAAACAAAATCTATTACTTTACAAGCTTCATTGTAGCTTAAAAGCCTTATGTAATACTGTTTAGTCATTTTCTAAATATTTTATAGTTACGCCTTTTTCTGTGTATTCTAATTCAACTGAGTCTTCGTAAGGAATTAAAAGCAGTTCTTGTATTAAGATGTCTTTTATGTTTTCTAAGCTCAATTCTATCTTAACTCTTTTTTCCGCGCCCATATTTATGATTTTTAAATGATAGACGCAGCCATATACCAATCAGGTGCGTATTCTGAATCATTCACACTATTAAAATCCTTGCAAAATTCCTGAGCTTCTTCTAAAGTATCAAATTCTTTTACCGCATCTACTTTATTTCCCCATCCTCTTTCATACTCTCTTATTTCTACTTTTATCATAATTTTTAGTTTAAAATTTCATAATCTGTCTCTACCCACATACCGCCAAACTTTTTCCAAGTCTTCTTGAAGTATTCAGCGTCTTCTTTATCTTCCTCTGATAACTCTTCCCAATACTCTTGTGCTTCTTGAAAGTCTTCTGTCTTGAATGTCTCTCCGATTGTAGCTATTGTGTATTCTTCCATTTTTGATTCCTTTTATTGTTAAACTCTATGTGCAATCCTTTTGAATCATAGTACCCTTTTAAAGTGTCAGTTGCCTTTACTTGATTTATTTCTTCAGGCAAATTAATTTTTCTGTTGCAATCTAAAGTAACTGCACCTAAAATAAGAAATAATACTGAAATAGGAACTGTTCTTTTGTCGTTTTCTAAATAAGAGAGCATAAAGCCTCCTAAACCGAGTACTATTAATACTAAGCCTGTTATAATCATGATTTTAAGAATTTATAAGTTGTATTCCCTATTTGAATCCCTTTAGGTTTCCCCTCTATTATGTAGTAGTTCATAATTAAAAAATGTTTGCGATTATTGTTTTGGCAATATGCCCGTGCCAATATACTACTCTTTTACCAATAGGAACAGGAATTGAGAACTTCACGTCTTGAATATGCTTTGTTTCATAACCTGCGCCGAAAGTCTTTAAAATCAATTCTAATTCGTCTCCATCCGCTTGTATGCTTACAACTTGATTAGGCTGTATAGGACTTTTTTGACCTAGATGCCATTCTATACTCTTCTGTTTAAATTCTATAAATAGTGCCATAATTAAAATTGTTTTTGGTTACTGAAAAAACTGTTACTTCTCAACTTCGGGCGATAATTCTCTGTCAAGCCAAACTCTAAACTGAATTCAGGACAGTCTTCAATAATCTTTTTAACTGTTTCTTCTCGGTTTATGCCTTGTAAGATTACTAATTCGTTATTTCCTGCAAATATGCTGTATTTTGTTGCTGTGTAAGTCATTTTATTTATCGTTTAAAGTCGGGTATTTCAATAATTAAAAACCCTTCTTTGTTTTCGAAGAATTGAGATGCTGTTTCATAAGCGTTTTCCGCCGTAGAAAAAACTAAAGATTTTTCTCCGTAACCATAGAGGGCTTTCTTTGTTTTTAAATCTACAATAAAATAGTTTTTAATTTCTTTCATAATAAGTTGTTTTAAGGGATTATCTTATTGTTAGGTAATACTAACTACCATTTCTAGTTTTAAGTGTCTGTAATCTATTATAATTGGCTTTCTGCGAAGATTATATACTCTAAGTCTTCTTTGGAATAGCAGTTTTTTGTTTCTACTCTGTTTTCAATTTCTTCTTGTTTTTCTTTTTCGCCGCGAATAAACCCTAAAGAATAGATAACAATAAATAATAAAGTACTAATGAGTATTGTTATAATTGTTCTTTTCATAACTTAATAAGCTTGTTTATAACCATCCTTAACTAGGAAGGCCAAAGTGTTAGTAAATAATCTTTTCTTTTTAAACTGCCTTGTCTCTCCGTTATTTAGGTTGATGACATAACAGTCTTTATTCTTGCCATATGATAATTGGTATGTTTTCATAAATTTATCTTTTTCTTTGCCCCCCTCCTTGGTCTGGATCACCTAAACTACAAGTTTCTAAGTCTTCATAAGTTCCTTTAAAAGAAGGCGAAACTAATTTTAGGGGGTATTTTAATTTTAGAATATCTTCATCATAGCAACCAATGTCAATTCCTTTGTTTCTGTTTCTATCTGTGTACAAATCAATTTCTTTCATTAAAGGAAAATCGCCGTCATATTTTACTGCTTTGGGATTATTCCAAAAAGCCAAAATTTCATACATATCGTATTTAGGATTTCCGTTTTTTGTCCCCAAATATCCATAATCTTGATACTTGTCTTTTATAAATCCTCCTCCAAACTCTTTGGGTATCAGAAATTTAAAAGGACTACCATAAGCTACATTTTCAATAGCTGTTAATTTATCTGCTTTATTCCAACTAAAACTTCCCATAATGTTATCTTTTTATGGCGTAACTTGTGCCGATTGCTAATTCTTTTAAAATTCTCTTTATTGTTTTCATAATCTAAATATCTTTTAATATTTCGTCTAAGAATTTTGATGTGTGTTCGTCTTGTTCTTTAGTTGCCCAATGTATGATTTCTGCCACGTAGTCTTTTTTGTATTTCTTTTGGGCGGCGGATAAAAGCTTTAAAGAAATTTCAGCCTTATCCTCACAATCAGTATAAAAATCTGCATTGATTAAGTCATTACCTTTTAAATCTTGTACTAAGAGCTTAACTCTGTACTTATAGTCTTCGAATTGTTTGTTTGAGTATTTCATAATTCAAAAAAGTTATTAATGTTTAACTGTTTTACCTTTATTTTTGTTGCTTTTAAATCTAAAGCTTCAATAGTTTCTAATTGAAAATACTTACCGTTTTTAATAGCTTCCGCCGTTAAAAGAAAATAGGCTTGTACAAAACCTGTACAATTAACTGAAAGCGTATAAGTATCTCCGCTGTCTGATTTGAATGCCCCTGTGTATTTTGTTGTTTTCATAATTTTCGCGTTAAAAAGGTTAAGAAGAAAGTAATATGTCTTTCAACTGTTTTAAAATATCTAAAGTATTATTATATCTCAATACTTCATTCCTATAAGTCTCAGGTAAAGTATTTTTATCTTCTAATAACTTACTACGTTCCTGGTTTTCCTTCTCTAATTTCAAGATAAGGTTTTTAAGCTGTTCTTTCATAGTGTATGTTTTAATATTTCTTCTCTTGTCAAGTAAACAGGGATTAATTCAATCTGATAACCTTTAGCTGAAAATTTATGTGCTTCACATTCATAAGGTAAGTCACTATTCCCTGTATGTTGTGCAGGATATATAGTGTCTTCAGAATCTCTAATAATCCCCTCATCAACGATTTCTCCTCTTAAGCAGGTCAAATCACTGTATTCATAGATTGAATAATAAGTTGCGTTCATAGTTTTATGTTTTTAAGTTAGTGCCACTCAAGGAATCGAACCTCATCCCTTATTATTTCGGGACTGCCTGCTTAAAGTGGCGGGAAAAAGTTAAGGAATAGAAGAATCGTAATACTCGCTCATAACATGACCATCTACAGTAGTAGAATATTCCATAAATACCCAATCAATAAAATGATAGTTAGAATACTTTTTCAATTCTTCCAAAGCTTTATAAATAGTCCTAATGCTCTCGCACTCCTTTTCGTGAGAATAGCCTACTGTATGCCTCTTATCTCCTAGAGAGTTCTGTACCAATACTTCTACCATCTGATTTACAGGATTGTTCCATACCTTGTTTACGGCTTGGATTGCTTTATATAATCCTGCCAATTCGTTTTTTATAGTTAAAAGCGTATCTTCTTTCATATCTTTATTGTTTTAGTTTGTTAATTTAGATTTCTAAAGATTATCTTTTATGTATAAATTCAATCTTGTCAATTCATTCGGAGTTAGGATTATTTTTTCATTCGCCATCTTATTTACAAAATAGCCTCTTTTTGCCGTAGTAGTTAAAAACTCAGTTACTTTATCGGGGCTTTTTTGAAACACACTTTTTATTTTGTCCACCAATAAGCTTAGATTATTGCTTTCCCCGTTATGCCTTTTAAGTATTTCTTTTGGGTGCCACGTATTACCTAAATCTTTAAACTGAATAGTCCACATTTTACCGCTAGTTCCTAAAGGTTTTAAAATATCTTCTTTAATTACTTTAGGTAAATCTTTTTCTATTTCGCTTACTGCGATGTTAGCCTTTGCCCAAAAATCCGATAAGTAATTTAATGTTTTCATTAGATATAATTTTGAGGATTAAACTCTATTTTGTGATGCCCTTTGTATATTTCCCAACGATATTTATCTGAGTTAAAAACCGCCGTAAAAAAATTAGAAAGCATAAATTTAGGAAAACAATCAGGATAATCATTTAACCACTTTTGCAAGTATCTAATATCAATCTCAAAACTGCCAATACCTTTTTTTAAAAGTTTAGCATAAATAGTATCCCAAAGGTAAGTACGTCTTTTCATAATCTTGTTTTTGTTTAAGGGTTTAAAAATCGCGGGAAAAAGAGTTAAACAACAATAACATTCGTATAATCAAAAGAACAATTCCTATCATAAAGCAAAGAAGCCAAATCCTTAAAGGTAATATAAACATAATTATCTGTGCCTTCCTTAAATCTTGTATAGCTGTCTAACACTAATTCAAATTCATAATCCGTATAGTTACCATAATCCGAAAACTTGCAACAGTCTTTATTAAGAAGTTCCAAGACTTTTTCTTTTGGTATTTTTATTGTGTCCATAATGTCTTAATATTACAAGCCCTAAAGCTTGATTACTGATTAGTTTATTCTTTAATGTCCTTTTTATACAACCCTATGCATACCTTTGCTAATTTAATATATCTATATCGTGCTAAGTTGGTATAGGTTTGATTTAATTAAAATTGTGGTTTTGGTGCTTGGTTGGGTTGGTTTAGGGGGTTGGGTGGGTTTATCCTCCACTCTAAAGCCCCTAGAATCAGCACATTAGCTCTAAAATTCCCAAATCTTGCCTCAACTCCAAGAGCATCTGAACTGCATCTTTTAAGTCTCCTTGCTCTATTGCTTCTAGGATGATGATTATATCTTCTTTAGCTGTTTTTAACTGTTCTTTCATTTCTTTTGCGCGGTTTTATGTCCCCTATTAATCCATATATCCAGATTTAAGGGACACTTGATATCAAATAGACTACAAATTTAGAATTTTCATAAGGTAAAGTCCTATAAATTGTCTTTCTTGACACTCCAAATAGCTCTGCAATGTCTTTTTGCAAGTGGTATATCCTAACTTCTTGCGTTTCTTTGTTTAATACGGCATATTTCAGCCTTGATTTTAATATCTTTTGTCCCATATTGAAGCGTATTTACTTGTTTAAGGGACAAATATACTGAATTAGTTTTAATTATCCTAATTTAATCTTGAAAAATCCAATCCGTGTATTCTTCAAACGTTCTCCAACCTCCCCTAGATTGATAAGGTAAGTATATGATTTGTTTTACTAATTCTCTACTGTATTCTATATCGTGAAACTTAAATTTGTCTTTTAGTTCTTTTTCTTTCCCGCCATTTTCAAACTTAGTATATACTGTATCTTCTATACTTTCTTTGAATTTACTGTTTAGTTTTATGTAGTCTTTCATAGTTTTTGATTCTACCTAATTAAAGTTAATTCTTTAACACTTAAATTACCACTCCACAATTTGATTTGGTTCAATCATAGGAATATCTGAAAACTTTTTATATTGCTCTCCTTTATACTCCCACAGGTTGCCAATAAAACTAATCTTATCTCTTTGCTGCAATACCTTTTGAATACTGTTCAATACTTCTATCTTATTAGAGGAAGTTATTAGACTTATGTTATTGCCTATTATTTCCTGTGCTTCTTTTAAAGCTGTTTCTAATTCTTCTTCGCGGAAAATACTCTTTTGTAGTTCTGTGTGTAGCCTGTCTCTTTCCTCTCTTACTTGGTCAATTTGACTTTGTAGTGTTCTTATTGTTGATGTCATAACTGTTTTTTGTTTAGTTTTCTTTTTGCGGCCACTTATAAAACTCTAAAACTGCTTCTTTAAAATCCTCTTCGTCCATTAGATAATCGTAATGTCCCTCACTTAGGGCTGTATAATTTGAATACTTTTTAAATAGTTCAGCTATTAGAGTGTTATTGTTTTCTGTTGTGTTCATACTGTTTTTATTTTAAAGTTTTTCTTCCGCCGATTACAAATCCCAAAATCTTTGGCTATTTTCTGTCACCTGTCTGTTCCTTATTATTGCTTCGGTCAAATCTTTATTAACATTTATCTCGCTAAATAGAACTCTTATGGTGTCACCCATATAAAGGACATTTATAAACTCATGCTCTCTTTTACCTGAATATAAACTATCTATATCCTCTTTATAGGGTTCTGAAACTATTAGCACTTCTTTCGGATCATCTCCTAACATATTACCTGCCAGACAATAATCTTCTAGCCCTGTTAAATTCTTAGCATAGCTATTGTCGTTAGGAACGTATTTTTTATTTAAGTAACTCATAGACTTTATATTTTAGGGCAGTTATCCCAATTGATTAAATATTTATTACAGTTGATTGTGATTGTTTTTAAGCCTTTTCGCGGCTGTCTTAATCTTGAATCAAAGATTGCCTTTACCTTTCCTTCTAACTTAAATACTGTTGTTACATAGTTAGAACTGTTTCTTGTTCTTGAAGCTGTTAATGTTTTCATTTTTTAATTTCTTTTTTCGGCGATTTAAAGATTGTCTTTTAAAGTGAAAAACGCTTCGGCTAAATTCTTCCAATAGTCTTGACAGAACTGTTCTTCATCTTTTATTTTTATGCCTGCGTCTTGTGCATTCTCAATGATTTCATTGTAGTAAAATGGCACGCTTAAAACACTTGGCAAACCTTTCAACCACTCCGCAAAAACCTCCTTTACAGGCTGATTACAGTTATTGGGGTGAACGTACTCGCTAACAAAAATATTAAAGCAAGTCTTAATTTTATCATAAAGATAACAGTCATTTGAATAGCCGTAAACATCAAAGTCAATATTATCAATGATTGTTTTTTCAAAGTGAGTATAAACTGTAGTTTCCATAATATTATATTTTATCGATTAACATTTCTAAAGTGTTCAAAACTGCAATAAAGGCTAGAATTATTAAAGCTATTATTGATATAATCTCTCTGTTTAGCCAAAACCAATTATTACGTATGTATTTTTTATAGATTGTTTTCATTTTTAAACTGTTTTTTCGCGAAATTTATAACCAATATAAAGTAGTTTCTAATGAATTAGTAATACACCAATCATTTGCATCGTCTTCAGTAATCAAACCGTCTTTTTGATAAGCATCTACTTTATTATTGTATGCTTCACGTCTTGCTGGTCTGTCTGGTATTCCGTCAGTTTCGTACTGTTTTGCTATTACTTCTAAATCGTTTAGTTTAAATTCCTGGTCAAATTGTTGCTTTGTCATAACTTTAGATTTTAGGTTAGATTCCCGCCCTCAATTCGATTGTAGCAACATTAATTGCTGGGCGGGAAAAGTTTTTATTTGCGTGCATTTCACACCGACCAAATAATAATATATAAAAAATCCCTACTAAATAGGGAGTGGTAATTTTCGATAAATTTAATTTTTTACTTTTCAATAGCTTTGCAAGTAAGGTATATTAATAACCCCATACTATTTTTTGTTAACCTTAATCACGTCCCAACTATCTAAAAATAGGAGGCTTAACGCTTGTTAACTTTTTACACAATACTGTCAATGAACTGGTATTATAATTCTTTTGTAAAGGTAAGCATTTAAAATCTAATAACCTAATTTAATTTGTTAAATTTTTCAAGCCTTTTAATCGGCGGGAAAGAAAGGATAAAAAGAACTGCTTAACTAATACATTACAAAGATAAGGAAGTTAATTGAATAAACAATAACTAAAAGTGTTAAAGTTTATAATTAATTTTCAATACCTTGTTAGAACTGATACAAATGTACTATGAAAATAATTAAAATAAAAATAGGATATGAAAAAAGAATTTCGTATTACGTGCGGGCGCGATCATATTATTAGAAAAGCATTTGATTTGATTCGTTATTTATTAAATCCCGCGCAAAAAGAAAACTAAAAACAGAAGCAACAACTGCTAATAACATAACTAAATAAGGGTAGTAAAACAGTAGCACAAAAGTAACTAAGACAGTAACCAAGGCAAGCACTTTTTTCCAGGTTCAAACTTTTTGGCTTCTAAGGCTCGAAAATAGTTTTGAGATAGCAAGGTGGGGATAGGGGGAAGTTTTTACCTTTTGCCCCAGAAGTGTATAGGTAGGTCATTTCTTACAAAACCACTCTCAATAAATTTTTGTATTCTCTCTAAATAAAGTCCTTCAAAGGAAACACTTCTCTAACTAAATCCCTATTACTTCTCACAAACTCACTTGCACCTCCTATAGCCATACCGAAATAATCTTTGTCTGTCTTGTGGATTAGTCCTATGTAAGATTTATAAAAGTAGGCATCGTCATAATGCCATTTTCCGCTATCAAAATACAAACCTATGTCGTATCTGCTTATTCTGTAGTATAAACGGTTCCAGTCTGAGTCTAAATTGAACTTTTTAAATATTTCTTTTAGCTGTTTCTTTGTAAATCCTTTTGTTCTACTTCCTGCTATTTTTACTATTTCATCTTTCATTACATATTCTTTTCCATCTTTATGTTCATATAGCCTATCTCCATTATCCATTTCTATATACCTTAGTTTTTCTGTCATTTTAATTTTATTTTTCGGCGATTAATTCTTTCCCCACCAAACTGAAATATAGATTCTGAAGTTGGTGTACGTACTCGCAGCTTAAGCTAAAAGAGTGGTCTGCGATATTTATAATCTCTCTTAATTCTGCTTTGCCTTCTATACTTAAAACTAGATAACAATATTCTTGAACTTGGATTGAAAAATTTCCATAAGTGTCATCTCCAAATCCATTTTTAATGAGTAACTCTTTTGTTAGGGGGATTCCTTGATATTCAGAAGCTATGTTTTTATTTATCCTAGTGGTGCTTAGTTTGTTTACTGTTTCTGTCCAGCCATTTCTTAGTAGCAGGTTGCCTAATCTTAATTCTTTTATTTTCATCTTTTTCCCGCGATTTTTGTTCCGTACTTCTTCCTGAGTTGATAAGGTAGTATATAAGAACCATCTTCTAAATCATTATCGATGGCTTCAACCGTCTCTTGTTTGATTGTCCCATCTCTGTAAGCTAGTTGTAGTTTTACTTTTTCTTTATTTAGGGCAGATAGTAAAGGTATGAACTTAAATATCTCTAGAATTCCGTACTGTTCTAAAACTATCATTGAACTTTCCAAAGAGGCCGTTCTTCTGATTATGGAAATTATTTTACCTCTCTTTCTTTTCTTACTCAGCTTGTTTATAGAATCTGCGTTTCTTATTTTTAATAGGTTTTTCATCTTTAATTTTGATAATTGAAAGGCATATTCGATTTCCCTGTGAACCTGTCTTGTTCCCTCTCTATGAAATATCCGTCTATGTCTTTTATTTCTGTTTGGTATTCTCCCTCGGTATCTTCCCCTTTGAAAGGCTTGAATTTGACATCGTAAAATACTTTGCCAAAATCTGTATATTTCTTTGAGGACACCTTGCAGTTTAATATTATACCACAGCCTCCGAAGTTTACTATGCAGTCTTCTCCTACTTCTGGCTTCGAATAGTTGAAAATTAGGTCTTCTTTATTAAAGTTATTTTCTTTCATTTTTCCGCCGATTTTAAAAACTTATCCTTAAAGCTCTGAACCAATTCAACAATTTTAGATATTTCTTTTCAAAACTATATCCCCAACTACCCGTGAACAAGAAATTAATAGGTAGTAGAAGAAACATCAAAATCATAGTCAAAATAGCAAACGGCAGGGTTAACCTAGTCCAAAAACTTACAGGTACTTTCTCTTCACAATAGAATTCCATCTTCATGGCTATAAATCTATCACATAATTCTTCACTGTTTACTTTATTTAATTCTGGAAACTGTTCCTTGAATCTCGGGATGTAATTTAGGTCATTATGAGACCATGTTCTTTTAAGTTTTCTATACATTGTTTTATTTTTACGCGATTTAAACTTCTTCTAATAATATTGCCGTACCTTGTTTCTTGAAGCAGAAGTCTGATTTTAATTTGTCTCCGTTTATTCTACCGTCTTTAAGAGCCTTGTCTAAAAGTGACATACCTGAATAATATATTTGTTTGTTTTTATCATCTGTCCACTGGATGTTTAAACTGCTTCTGCCTCTTGAAAAACCTGAGTATCTTAATTCAGCTTGAAATTCTTTATTTTCAATAAGATTTTTTGGATCTGAATAAATTCCGTCGCCGCTCCAAGTTTCCATCACTTTGTAACCGTCAGTTTTTCTAAACGCTATTTTTAACTGTTTTTGATTTTCTGTCATCTTTAATAATGTGAATAAATATAAACTATTTCTTTATCTGTTGTTATGCAGTGTGATTGATAGAACTGTTCTTTATAACTTTCTAATTCTTCTTCCGTCGAAATTAAATCTAAGGGCTCTTTTAGATTTGGATAATCATAGATGCCTTTTTCTCTGAGTTCAATTTCTTTTTGCATTTTAGTATTCCAGTTTAAAGCGTTATAATAACATTCACCTTTTACTTTCAATACATCCCAGCCTTTTGTCATATTACCGTTAAACTCTCTGGGTTCAAAATAGGAATCTTCAACTCTTTGAACTAGGCACGGAGCATTGTCATCTAAATATTTATTTTCTTCCACAAACTTTCTCAAATCTCCCATAGTCAATGAGTGATTATTTTTATTTAATAACTCTTCTTTTGTCATAGATAATATATTAGTTATTTTAGTTATAATTTACTTTAATTGGATAATATGTTATCTATTCTAAATTTTTAAGAAGGATATTATAGTAGTTAAATCCGCTTTCTAATATTTCAAAATCAGTTTTAGAAGTTTCCTCTTTAAAACCTATCAGTCTTATGGGATGCCCTTCATAGTAGTCAATTATTATCTCCGCATTCTCATTGTTTCTAACTACTTCGCTATCTGTAATAAACTGTGATAAATTCATATTAAATATATTAAAATTTCACTTCCTATGTGATTTCCATCTTTAAATCTATGAGATTTTATTTCTTCTTCTATTTGAAACCTTTCTTTTAAGGATTTATAAGAGCAATCCCCCCAACTGTCAGTTTTTTCTTTTGTAAGTAGTATTTCTTTACTACTGAGTCTTTCTATTTTTATCATTTTTTAAAAATTAATTCCGAACTTACATCACTACCATTAGACAAACGATATTGTCCTAGAAAGATATTATAGTTGGTTATTATCAGAGTATCTTTTCCTACTACTACAGTTTTACCTAAATTTTCTTGATATTTTTCTCTTTCTGCGCGATTTTGGCTATCAAATTCTGTAGCTATTGCTAAAAGAATTGTTATTGACAGTATAGCTAGAATTGAAAACAGTAAAATTAATTTTTTCATATAATCACTTTATTATTTATAATAAACTCGGTTCCTCTTGAAAGACTTTGTGGATCATACCACTCTTTGCAAATCAAAACTGTTTCTCTAGATTTTAATTCTTTTAATATTTCTGATCCTTGCTTCTCACCAAAACGTTTTAAAATATAATCCTTGTCTTCATAAGGACTTAGAGAGTACTCTTTTAGATTTTCTGGGGGATCATAAGTTTTTATTATTTTCATAAACCTAAAGATGTTTTAACTTTTTTATGCGCCAATTCTTTTATAACGTCATCTGTTAGCATCTCTTTAGCTTTATCTACAATGAGCTGTTTTAAATCCATCTCTTCCATAGCAACTTTCAAGCCCTCTCTAAACCAGTTCTCTAAAGCCCAGTCAAACGCATCTTCAAATTTATTAGCTTTATTGCTAACCCAAGATTTTTTAAAGTACTCATCTAAACTATTATTTATATTTTCTCGGTTTTTGTCAACTGCTTTTAAAACCATTTGCTTCATTGATTCTAAAGCCATCTCTTTTAATTCGCCTACTGTAAATTCTATTTTATCCATTTTTAAAGTGTTTCTGTAATTGCTTTTTAAATTCTTCTTCCGCCATTTTTAAGTTTCCCTTAGACCTTTTTAAACTAAGTCTCTGCTGATCTTTTAATTCTTCAGGTTTCAAAATAAAATTCGCCAAAGACAGTTGAAAAGAAGAGTCGGACAGGCAAGCTTCATACCAATTAAATAGATTATCTTTTGATATGTTATATCTAAAACAGTCTAATACATTCTGAAAATCAAAAAAGTAATCTGCAAATTCAAAAACTGTTCCTATATCTCCCGAAACCCAATAATAATCCAAATCCTCACCTTCAAGAATATCAAAATACTTCCTAATCCATTCTTGAGTAATTTTGTCTGTTAATTTATTCCAATCTTCTATCATAATAATTCTTTTACTTTTTCTTTTACGGCGATAAACTCCTCTTCTGTAATCGTTTTAAATCTCTGTTCATCATCAATATTTTCTCCTTTGAAGTAGCTTTCGGCAGTGTATGGGAGATTGTCCATATAATCCGACTTGGAAAGAATTAAATAATCATCATAACTATCTCTGACTCTAGTGATTTCCACAAGTGGGTAACTGTCATCTGCGCCATTATTAAGAAGACTTATCCTGTAATATTCGTAAGGTTCGTCGTTAAAATAACGTAAAGAAAAATAATAAATACCCTCTTTAACAGTTATTTCTTCTGTTACAGTTTCTATTGTTTTAGTCTTTATTAATTTCATCTTTATATAAAAATTTACTTATTTTCTTAACTAGAAAAGCCGTTATGTATGCTTGTGTTTCATCATTTTTCCTATTCAATTTTATACCCGTCGCTAAAAATATCCCATTCACTAAGTGTACTATTTCATGCACAATTAAGTCAATCTCTGCGTTTTTTCTGAAACATACATAGTGGACTAGGATACCATTTTTGTTTAATTTTTTATTATAAAAAGCACCATAATTATTCAGTCCCTTTTCATTAAACTCATATCTCTTACCAATTTTATCAAAATCGTTACAAATAACTACTTTAATGCGGTTGAAAAATATAGGTAACTTAAATTTTTTTGTTCTAATTTTGTTAAGCTGTTTCTTACTGTTCATAATTACTGTTTTATACTATTCTAATTTATTTCGCGTCAAATCCAAATATAAGTTTTGAAGTTCGGAGACAGTTAATACACAAGTCAGATAGGTACCTTTAATATAGGTATCAAAGCAGATATCATCCCAATCCAAATCTTCTAATTTCAAGAAAAGAAAATTATCTACGTTATACTCACCTTCTGAAATCTCTTGGATATATTTAAACAGCTTTAAATTTTCTTTATTTAAAGGTAATTCTTTTACTTCTTTCCAATCACATAAATAAATTGAATCAAAATATAAAACTTGAACACCATCTGGGTTTGCACCATAGACTTCTACATTTCCCCATTCTTTATGTTTGATTAAATTCCCTGTTCTGAGGTTTTCCATTTATAATAGGTATTTATCAATTGTTCTCCAACGTATACATTCAATCCCTTCAAAACCGCTTGAAGTATATGATTCTTTTAATACTTTATAAGTTTCAAGCCACACTGTAACTTTACCTATCTTCTGTGGAAGCCAAGCAAATTTTAAAAATACCTGTTTAGTTCCATCTTCTATGTTTGCTGATAGTATTCTCATAGTGTAAAAGTAATCTATTTTAAATCTAAATCAAATATATTTAACTTTATTATAACAAAAAACCGAAGTGTTTTAGGCTTCGGTTTAACTTAATTTCACGTCGAATGAAAATCTCTATGATGTTGCAAGCTTTACTGCCCACATACAAGCTTCTTCAAACTTTGTGATTGCTATTGAAGCTAATCTCGGATCTAATTCTTTTGCCTCTTCTATTGCATTAATAATTCTAGCTGTTTGTTCTTTGAAAAAGTTCACATTTCCAACTCCGCTTGGGTTAAATTCTGCCCTTACTATTTGTTCTCCTTTTGTTTGCATTTTTAGTTTTGTTTTATTTCCGCCCATCATAGGCTATATGGATTATTAAAAAGTCTCCCGATCCCTGCAACTCTGCCACTGGATTGCAATGACAGGTTGAGGCTTCTTCGTGTTCTATTAAATCATTTATTGGTAATATATGCCAAAACATTAAATAAATTCTTCTATTTTTGTTGTAAGGTCTGATATATCTTCAACGACATCTTCTAACCAATTCAATTTGTACTTCAAAGTATCTACGGTAGAAATAAATACAGGCTCCCCGCTTTCTACTTCTTTTACTACTCCTTCAATTCCTCCTCCGTACATTTTATGTACTTTTGACTGTAGTCTTTCTTTGACTTCGACCAACCTTTGAAGTTTATAATCCAACTGTTGTAAAAAATTATCTAAGTCTGGTTGTTTTGAAGAAATTCCTTCTGCTGTTTTATACTGCTCCATTTTTATTTTAATTATTCTCTAGGAGAAATTATACTGATTACATCTATGTTTAATAATAAAATTGCTGTTGCTTTTGCATTCTTCAACGCGACTGAAATACCTTTCTTAGAATCGATGATAGAGTCTTTCAAAAGATTTGAAGTTTCATCTGTTGAGCCGTTATAACCCCATCCATAAATTTCAAATGCTTTTTTAAGGTGTTCTTCGGGACTTCTTCTTGCATTTTGGCAAATCTGCTTTAGAGGTGATAGTAAAGCTCTCTTGAAAGCATCATAACCATATTGCATATCTGAATTTTCAAAGGTTTTGTTCATTAGGTTAGAAATATGTGCCAAAGCTGAACCTCCTCCTGCTAAAGACCCTTCCAATAAGACTGATTTTACCGCTTTAATGGCATCATCTACCCTGTCAAAGACTTCTGATGCTCCAACTTCAATATCTCCTCCTACAACAACTGTAACGGACTTGCCTTCTAGAGTTTTTATGCGGTGATTTAAAAAGTCTGTATCAATTTCAGCATCCTGGCTCTGCAAATTCCTAAGTTCTTGAAGCTTTAATTCAACTTCTTGATTTCTAGGATTAGTGATATTGGTTGAGTTCAAATTTACCGTGACTTTTTCTGCAAACCCTGCTTCCAAAGGTTCTTGCTGTCCTTGTCTGTAAACTTTTCCGTCCGTATATAAAGCGATATCCCTCATTGTCTGCATCCTGCTGTCATCATCTCTGTACATGGGAGCTTCAATAAGCATTACGTTTGCTCCTGAAGTGACTACTTTAGCTAATTTCTCAGTTGCGAAAGTGGGATCGCCTAAACGTTCAACAACTAATAAAACTGCCTCTCCCTTATTCTTCTTTGAATTGATATAGGATTTTACTTCTTCTGAATCATGCACTTCATAGCCTTCAAATACCAAGACGTTGCAATTATCGGCTTCAAATACTCCTTTGGCTTCATTATTGATAAGGCTTGGCGTGAACCATCCTCTATCTAATTTCATTCCCGTGGAAACTCTTAAAGAAACTGATTTTTCCTTTAGGGACTGTATTGAATCTATAATTCCTTCTCCATTATTAGACTCTTCATAGGCTCTTGCGATGATATCCCCAATGTTTTTATCGTTATTGGCTGAAACTGTTGCTATGTCCCTTACTGTTTTCTTTGTAGTTTTCTTGGCGAATTTATTGAGGTATCTTTGAGCGTCTTTATGCGCCTCTTCCATACCAAACTCCATTTTCTTGTTGAAGTTTTCTCCAATTTCTTCTACTAGGGATTGAGCTAGGACTAGAGTTGTTGTAGTATTATCTCCAATCTCTGTCAAAGTTTTAACGGCCGCCTGTTTAGCCAAAAGAACGCCCTGATATTTCACAGGGTCATTCTCTAGGATATGTCGGGCAACAGAAACACCGTCTTTGGTAACTTTAGGTACTCCCATTTGGGTATTCTCTAAAACAGCGAGTTTTCCCTCTGCCCCTAAAGTCCTTTTTACGGCGTTGCAAACTGTGTTAAAACCTTCTAATAAATCTTTTTTATCTCCTACTAATGTTGCCATTCTTATAAGTCCTCCGTTTGTTTTTTAGCTGTTCCGTCTTCTACTAAAGCTTTGTGTACGTTTTTAAATACATTAACCAAATCTAGTGCGTGGGCACCCAGAGTAGTCATTCCTGATACAGGTCTTTGACTGAAAAATGAATTCGCATTTGGATATCCCGCCCATTCAATGTCAACCGTATCTAGATTCTTATCCTCTGTGAAATTAGGATTTACTAATTGCGGGTAGACATCTAAAAACACATCATCTACTCTGTTATCGGCAACAACTAAATTCAATAATTCAATTAGATTATAAATTTGATACCCTTTAACGTCAATAGTAACCACTTGATCGGGGGAGTAAGTATACTCCATTAAATTAATTTTCTCTTCCATATTAAAAAGGCAGTTGGCTACTATCTGCTGGCTCTTGTTTTTTAGTTTCTACTTTTGGTGCGGGTTGTTCTTGCTGTTTAGATTCGGAAACGTTTGCTAAAAGAACATCATAAAGATATTTATTTTTAGCAGTTGCATTCATAGTTCTTGCTCCCGTGTAGTCCTCTTCCCATTGAGTTGCGGGGATATCTCCTTTAACTTCTACTCCATCTTTTGTGTAAGTGTAAGTTAACTTTTTAGGTGCGTTGTCCTTATCAACTGCTTCTTCTTTAATGTTTGCGGGAACAACAGATACTCCTACTTTAGAATACTTCTGACCTTCTTCCTTAATATTGTAAGGATAAAATCTGTATTCCTGACCTACTTTTAAGTTTGGTAGAACTGTAATAAAAGATTCAGCATAAGAAGCTAAATTCTTTTTAGCATCAAACAAAGGCATATTTAGGAATACATTATCTCCATTTTTATCCTTTACGGCTACGGAAATCTCTTTTCCAAAATTACTGTCTCTCAAAGAAACTGATTCTAGTTTCCCGTACAACCCCTTGTTGTAAATCTTTCTCCATGAATCAACACCTTTTGAATTTGTGTGCTTTTCATAATTTTCTTGTTGATCCTTACTGTATTGGTATACAGCTCCTGTTGAATAGTCCACTTGGACGTAAATGTTTGCCATCTTGCTTTCCTTATTTAATTTAGTTATTTAATTTTTCTGTTATGCGGAAGTATTCTCCCAAATTCTTTTGTAATTCTAAGTATTCTTCAAATTCATCAGCTAGAACTGCTTTCTTTTCAGCTTCTTCTCTGATTAAATCTGCTGTTGATTTTTCTGCCACTTTATACGATTGTGTGTCATTCAAGACTGCGAAGCCAATAGATGGATTTGAAAACAGTAATCCATTATTACTTTGAGGATAATCCCCCAAAACTTCTCTTTTATTTTTTGTAAACTTTAGAGATAATTCTAAGAATCTTTTGAACTTTTCTTCCATTTTATTTCTTTTATCCAATCTATTAATTTTTCATACCAAGGTCTTGACATCATGTGAATCAGGAAGTAAATATGCTCAGGAGTTTCTTCAATTTCGTAAATATCACCCGATTTTGTTGTCAGAATACTTGAAATCATTGAAGTTTCTACACAAGACTGAAATTCTTCTAAATCTATGACTAAATCATTAAATTCGTATTCTACCTCATCTTCTGGGAGCAACATATAACCATTTTCGTCTATTTCTTCTTCAATATCTTCCTCTAGATCAGAAGGGGGTGTGATGTTCATCGACTTAAACCAAGCAGACGTTCCAGGCTTTGCAAAATCTTCATCCCCATCAGATTTTCTATTTTTCTTGACAGCTTTTTGAATTTTTTTTTGACCTTCTTCTGTTGGTATGGCTGTTACTGCGGTTAAAAATAATAACTTCATTTACTTTTTAATTTCTAGTTGGTCTAGCAAGATTGAACAATTTGTTAGGCACGCTGCTAAATGGTCTCTAAAATTTTCTTCATCTCCTTCAATAGGTTGAACCATTTTCTTAACGTGTCTGAATAATGCCCACAAAATCTGCTGTTTATCTAAAGGTTTTTTACTGTTACCGTGTTCGTACTTTCCTTTATTTGCCGAAAATCTATCAGCCATTAAATCTAAAATACCCAAATTAATTTCAGAGTAGTCCGATTTATTAGCTGTTTCTTTATATCCCGAAAGTCTTTCTGATACCTCATCAAGAGTTTTTATATAGTCCGCTAATTGCTTCTCCGACTCCCACTCTTTAAAAACTTTCTGTTCGGCTAATCCTTTTTGCCTTTCTTGGATTCCATTAGATAATCTGTCTTCCCTGAAATCAGAAACTTTCTCCCAAGCTGTATTTAAAGTAGCTGTACTCCTGAAAGGAAAAAGAGCACATTCATCTAAAATATTTAAAGGGTAGCCTTGTCTACTCTTATGCCTAGTTGAATTGTAATTCGATAAAACTTTATCCAACTGTTCTGCGGAATTATTTTCTTTTTTAAGCTGTACTTCTCTGGCTTGGTCAATTAATTCTTTACCTTTATCCGTCATTGAACCTTTGCTTTCTACATCCTTATTTTCTTCAGCATTTAATTTCGGGAAATAAAGAATAACATCAATCGATTTGCTAGTAGTATTCACTGTAAACTGTTCTCCATCTTTCTGTACAATCATTTAGTCTTCTTTTTCTTCAATTAATTCATATTCAAACTCTTCACCATTTTTTCCCGCCTGATAAGCTAACTGAATCAAATTAGAAATAAAATAAGCATCCGATAAATCTCTAAATAGAGTCATATCTTCAGGTTCCCCTTCTCCAATTGAAACTGAATCTTTACCGTCATTGGTAATTACTTCCACAGTTACTTGTGAAACTTCGCCGTGGTCAGAGTTATTAAACTCGTGTGTTTCCGTCACTTTCATTAAATTTGAATTAATTTTTGATTTACCTGATATTGTTCTCCCCAAAATTTAAAAGTTTGCGCACCTTGTAAATAGGCTTTCAGCATTCTTTGATGGAAAGCTTGGTCTTGCTTTGAATTGAAGTTTTCAGTCTTACCTAAAAATCTTCTTGTTTGAGTTGGTTTGTTTAGCATTATTGAATAGTTTGAAGTAATTCATTATAGTTTTTTATTGCATCTTCTAGGCTATGTGTACCATTTAAGTTTGATGCAATTCTCAATAAATCTAATTTTTGTTCTGTAGTCATTTTTCTTGTTTTTAGTTTAAAATAATCCTTTTTATTTCACCTCCGCCAAAAAGAATCAAAAAATGTGTTAGCCATTACGATGCTAAAGAGTCTCCACGACACTATAAAAAGAAAAACCGAAGTTTATTCTAAGCTGTAATCTCTGTCTACGTTCCTCACGTCTGAGGATTTTGGTTGGAAAGGAGGGAGTCGAACCCTCAATCGCCTGAACCACAATCAGGTGCTTTACCATTCAGCTACAATCCACATATAAATAAAAGCTCCCGTTTAACGCTCGGTCTCACACGTATAAGGATGCTGATTAAGCCGATTAAAAAACTCCATCCATTTCTAAGTGGACTATAACACTATATTCGAAATATTATCACTATCTTTATAATTTGACTTGGTTTTCGTCTCAAAAGGTTTTATAATATCCTTAAATAGTTTAATGTAGCTTACAATAAACAACCCAATCTTAGCATTGGTCTAAATTCAATTTCGCATAACCAATTTAGTTTATTTCACCTAAATCTCCCTACTTTATTATTTACTGCTTATCTTCAGTGGAGTTTCGTATGCAAATATACGACCATTATTCTAATATACCAAATTGATTAACTGAAAATTAACAGTATTTTGAATAAGAACTGCATTGTCTTTCATAAGTTGGAATTTTCGCGGAAGAAAGAGTTAAAGAATCAGTAATAAGTTCATACTGCTTATCTAAAACATAGTTCTTTGAAATCTCTCCATTAATATCATAGAAACTATCTTCAAATTCAATAATCCAATGCCCGTCTATTTGAGAATACCAAGGATTGATTTCAGGCAAAAGACAAACTAAAATAGAATATAGTCTGAAACAACTTCCTTGCGTATAAATCATTTCATTGAGGTGGTAAGAGACTTTTAATTCAGATAAGAATTGGATTATATTTTGTTTATTTATTTCCATTTTTCTCTACGAAATCTAAAATTTTTGTAATGTCATCATTTCTGTGCTGGCTTTTTAAAGTGTGGAAATTAACAACATCTAATTTTTCAAGACATTTAATTTTTGGAATACAGCTACTTTTAATATCAATCTGCTGTTCCGAGCCAGTAAAGATTAATTTAGAACCTTTCCCCAATCGGGTTAAAATCAGCTTAAAGTCCTGATAATCAATGTCTTCAAATTCATCAACCAGAGTGCAACTATTTGCGAATGTCATGCCCTTCATATAGTCAATTGGGACAACTTGGATAGCACCTTCTTTAAAGAGTTCATCTATTTTAGCCTTATTATAAGCCGAGTACATATTTTGTTTTATAGGGAAGACGTGGAACATAAGTTTTTCATCTATTGATCCTTTTAAATATCCTGTAGCATCAAAATCGATTGGCCGCGTAATATAAATAGTGTCTATATGTTTTTTGAAAAGTAAGTCTAAAGCGCAAAGAACAGCACAAGCCGTTTTACCTGATCCGAATTCTCCTAAAATTATTGTCACATCCTTTTCATAAACTCCCTCTTTTACAAGCTTCTGTTCCTCTGTTAATTGAATGTTATACTTAATTTCACTCTTTCTAACTCTGTTAGTTTCCTTCATTTAATTGATTATTATTAGACTTCTAAATTAGTTATTTTATTTGGTATTTCCTACTGTTTTAACAGAAATTTATTCAATTGTTCTTGTTTGTCTTCAAGGTATTTTTTAACTTCTTCTTTCGCCGAATTTAAATCATATTCTGTTAAAATGTAATTGCCCTCCAATTGAACATCGTAGCTAGGATTTTCCTTATAACCTTTCCACTCAATTCTAAATTTACCTAGAGGAGTTTCTAAATCACAGTGGTTGTAATAACTCTCACCTTCTTTAGGTGACTTTTCTTCTGTCCAATTCATTTCTTCTTTTTACGTTTTTGCGTGATTTTCATTGGCTTAGGATCTATCAAATTTGATTTATATATTTTAGCTGATATCCAAGCATTTCTTGAATTTTTATCTTCTAAAACGTGGTTGCACAAAATGTTTGAAGTTTCAAGGTACAAAAGCTGTTGTTTTGAAATTGCAAAGTCCAAAATCTCTCTTAAAATCACTGTTACCTTATTAGACTTCAGCTCTTCTGATAAAGTCTTACTTGACCCACTATACACTTTCCAATTACTCTGTGCACCTCGAATTGAGATTATTTGTTTACAGCCCACATAATAACTTCCATCAGATAAAGTCAATTTGTAAACGAATCCGATTGTACCTTCTGGAAAATCCTCTATTTTTGTAATTGACTCCCCTAAGTAAGTCCAATCAGGAAAAGTTTGTTTTTTTATAGCCATAGCTTAAGTAAAGTTTCCATATTCAATTCTGTTTAGTTCTTTTCTAACTGTTTCTATCCCTTCTTGGGTTTTAATTAGGTCTGAAGGTTTTGCTTTTAGATATTTATTTTCTTTTTTCAGCCACCTTTTAAATTTTTCTGATTCCCCATTAAAAACTTCTAAGCCGTATTCAAGGAGTTCCAAACATTGTTTCATATTCTTCTTTTGGGTATATTTTAAAAATTAAATCATTTATTTTATATTCTTTTTCACCGAATAATGGTATACTTGTATTAGCAACAGAATTTATAAAATCAAATGTTTCTTGTGATAATTCAAGAGTAATAAACTGTTTTAAGCTGTTTCTTTGTTTATCAAGGTCTATAGGCATAAACTTTAGCTTACTTAATTCTTTTTTAAATTCCTCTACGTTAAGTTTTTTTGGTTCAATATAAACCTCTCTATCTAACACTTCTGTTATTGCTATGTATTTCATTTATATCTCATTTTTTTGGCTATGTAAAACACTTAATTCTTTCTGTTTTATTTTTATTAATTTTTCTATATCTGAAATTTTCTTTTGGCGCGATTTTTCTTTTTGAATTTCTTCTTTTGTGGCAAATTTAAACTGAGTCAAATTTTCTTCTGATATAGAATTTCCAAACTCATTTACAAATGGATCGGAAACAAAGCCATAAGATTTCTCTTCGCTTGATAGTTTAAAAGTTTTTAATCCTCCTGATGAGTTTATAAAATACTCACAAAACCTACTACCTTTCACTGGATATTCATTTCTAAACAGAGTAACCCAAACTTCTCCTTCTTTTACTTTTTCTCTGAGGTATTCAAAGCTAGGTATGTGATTTTCTAAAATCCAATACTCGTCATATATTTCTTTGGCTTGGGAGTAATCTATAACTTTATAATCTCTTATCTGTTTCAAGATTGAAGCTATTAGGTTTCTTGTACTACATCCTTTTCTCTTGGGTGTGAAATGTCTGTACCTATTTAAGAAATTAGATTTGTTCTTTATTTTACTTACATCTTTGTGCCATTTATATAAAGTCCAAAAATTTTTTATTTGTGCTAGCATATTGTATTTTTAAATTGTACTACTCTACTCCCGAAAAATAATCACTTGGTTTAAAACTTCCTTCTTCTTTCAAGTCTTTTTCCATTAGTTTATAGAAATCAGACTTTTTCTATTTTTCTAGAAATTCTTTTAAATCCTCGGAGCCCATTAAAGAACCAAAAGCTCCATTATCAGATACAAATATTACTGTCCTCTTTGGGTAGCCATATTTTTTAATGTACCTTTCTTTTTGTTCTTCTATGCTTGGCGGGGAGAAAAAGTCTAAAATAAAATTACGCATCTAAATCCTCTATTTTTAAATTATTCAACCACTCTTTAAAATCTCCTTTGGGATTATCTTCTTTAACTCTTTGTTCAATAACCAACATTAAACTTTTCTTGGCGAGTTCTAAAGAAGTTATTACTTCCATTAAATAAGTAGCTCCTGTTGAATTAAGAGCTACTTTATTATTTTCACCGTCATTTGTTACTTCTATTGTAATTGTGTTGTTTAGTAGCATTATTATTCTTCAATTACTGTTGATTGTTTTTCTTTTATCGCCAAAATTAATTCTTCTAAAAGTTCAGGATTATCAAAAAGCATTGGTACTAAATTATCAATACCTTGAACCAAAGTACTTCCCTTGTAAGTTACCCAACTGCCTTTCATTTCTAAAATACCTAATCTTTTTGCAGAAGAAGCTACATCAGCTTCAATAGTATAACCTAAACCATAAGTAAACTCTACTGAAACTTCTCTATTTACTTTACCTACTTTATTCTTGGTACACTTAATACGTACCATATTTCCCTCAACAATTTTATCCTTATTTCCTAAAGTTCCTTTCTCTTCTTTTTCTTTTTTAGATGATTTGAAAAGTTCTAAAGTCAATGAGCTGTTGTGATGCAAGCTTTTTCCTCCTGGAATTACTGTGTCGGGGCTGTACTTATTAGCTTTATCCATATTATCCCTGATTTGAGATAGTATAATCAAAGTTGTATTATATTGATTTGCTAATCCTATCAATATAGGTAATTGACTCGACATAACATTGGCTCGGTTTGCCATTGTTTTTTCACCTGCGGTCTTATTTAACTGCTCTCCTGATGCGCTGTTATTAATACTATCAACGATTACTACATCATAGTTTGGGATTTGCTGTCTGATAATATCACACATTAATTCTGTTGTTTCAGGAATAAAGTGGTCAAACTTTTCAGGTGTTGCTCCCAATTGAAGTAGATAATCTGTTGTGAGTGTCGCTTCCGTATCTGCGTAAAGAATCTTCTTACCAATTTCTTCTGCTATTTGAATTGTAAGAGAAGATTTTCCTGCACTTGGCTCTCCTGCCAAAAGAATCAATCTACCGCGGGGGAAGCCGCCGTCAGTAACCCAATCGATACTTGGTCTTTTTGTAACAACTTTGTCAGGGTATCTTGGATTTTTTGCTAGGTTAACAATAGCTCCCTTACTATAAAGAAACTCTACTTTTTCAAACGCTTGATCTAAATTATTTGATTTTTTATTTGCCATTATTTAGTTAATTGGGATATTCTGCCCGATATTGAATTTAAAATTTGTTGTGTTGCTAAAACTACTAACCTTGCCCTCTCTTTTTGTTTGAAAGCAAATGAACAAGCTTCATCTACTTCTTTGGCATCTAATCTGGCAAGCCTTTCTGAATCTGCTACATTATGGTGTTTATTTGTTCTTTCATCAACACTATTTCTGTAAAACTCTTCTTTCTCCGCATAAAAACGTTTTCTAGCGTAGTCATTCGATTCTGCATTTGCTATTGTCTGTGAAACGCTGTCGCTTAAATAAAATAATGATAATGCAATGGATTCTCTAAGGTCTTGAAGTTCTCTTAGGTCTAATTGATTCCTCTCATTATTGAATTTGTCTATAAGCTCGGAAAGTTTATAAAAAGGATGTTGTTCACTCATTTCTTAATCTTTTAATTATTTCTATATAGTCACTTTGATACAGTAACTTCTGTTCTTTGGACTCTTGTGTCAATTGCTTAACTAAATCTTCTCCTATAAACTCCTCATACATTTTATGATGTAATGATTTGTAACCTTCTATTTGAACTTGTGCGTCGAAAGTGTTTGAGTTTGAAGATATTAAATGACAGTTTCTTAAATCCCATCTTAAAGTATAGCAGTTTCGGTCTATGTAGTGACTTACGTGTAATTTATTTTCAGGTAATCTTTTATTTGTTAAAGGGCACAAATAGTAACCGTTTTTATTTTCTGTATTCTCTAACAAATACTGTCTAAGCCAATAATCTGCCAATTTTTTTAAATCGCTTATAGTTAGACTTTCTAAATCTTCTGTTTGGTAGTCTAATTTTTTACTATATTTTCTAATCACAGGAGTTCCTCTAAATCTTGAATTACTAAAGTAAAAATCTCATATTCTTTTTCTAAAACCGCCAAAGAAATATTAAAATCATTATCAGACATTTCTGTTAATTGAACTTTATTAAGCTCTTGTATTTCAGTAAATATTTCTAATTTAGTCAGCTTTCTTATTTCAATTAATTCTTTTATTTTGTCTTCCATTTAAAATCTCGTTTTATTAAATTATTACACACTAGAGTTCCAACTAAATACATTAAATTCAAGCTTTCAGTTGACATCCAATTGTTTTTCCATTCGATTATGTAGTATTCTTCTTCTAAATCTACTGTTACTGTGCAATGATTGTTTTTGAATTTATTTTTATGCGCGTAAAACTCATTTTCAAGAAAGAATGGAGCTATTAATTCCATAATTCTTTGGTCTTCTACTTCTTCCATTTTCTGTTTATTATTGTATGGTAAAAGTAATTAAATAAACTTAGATTAGCTAAGATTTTAACTTTTATTTACCAAATATCTTTTAAGTCTTGTAAGGTTCTTATACTGTTTGTGTAATCTTCTAATAATTGTTTTGTGTTTACTTTCTCTTTTGGCGCAGATTCTACAAGCACTTCTAGTCCTAAAACAATTCTGATAGCCTTTTTAAGATTTGTTCCTACTTCACCATACCACTTAAAGTCTTTTTGGTCTAGTAGCCAAGTAAGGTAAGATTTATTTTCCTTGTAGACTTCAGACACTAACTTATCTTTATATTTACCAAAATAAAATTTAGGGTCGGGATTATTTAGCCCCTTTTGCTTTCTCTGTAACTTCGCTTGCAATGACTTTCTATTAGGTCTACGAGTTGTATTTAGCGGATATCCCGTAAGTAAATCATCTTTTGAGAATACTGCCCAACCACTTGTGTAATCGTTTGTCTCAATAGTTATATCTTCTACCTTTCCAAATTTACTTATGTTTCCACTTAAGTCAACAATTATAGCATCTTTTTTATCAGGGTGTATCCTAACTAACCTGCCAATTAATTGATAAACAAAGGTTAAACTATTTGAAGGTTTTGCCATAATCAATCCGTCCATTTCTGGATGGTCAAATCCGATAGATAAGAGTGAAACTTGAGCTACAACTGTTATTTTTAAAGCTTTGAAATCAGAAATTATTGAATCTCTTTCAGAAGCCTTCATTCCGCTATAAACTGATTTACAACTTTCAAGTTTTGACTCTATTCTTCTAGCATCTTCGATAAAAGGTACGGAGATTAGGATAGATTTTCTGCCTTGTGCTATTAGTATTTTAGCTTCTTCGATGCATCTATCAACAATGTTATTATTTTCTCCAAAAGCTTTTAGAGATTCGACCGTAAAATCGGTACCCGAACCGTTTAACTCCAATGAGCTCTCATCTACTACTTTCTGTTGGTATATTAACTTAGACCAATACCCTTCATCTATTACTTCCTTTATCTGTACAACGTCTTCTATTGATTTATAGATACATTCTCTATCTCTGTTCATCATTTTCAGAGTTGTTCCATCCATTCCACCTGATAGCCTAAAAGGACTAGCTGTGGTTCCTATAAGCTTACACTTTGGAATCTTTTTGATAAATTCTCCTAGCTGACTGCCAACTTTCGAACCCGAATGGCACTCATCATCGAGTATAATTACATCCTTATCTTTAAAAAAATTTAAGTGTTGAACTAAAGTTCCTATTGTGGCGAAGGTAACTTTCCCGACAGAGTTTGACTTAAGGGAGGCGGAACACAAATCAGCTTCAAAACCATAAGAAATATACTTTTCATAATTTTGAGAAACCAGCTCTTTTGAATTAGTTACATTTATAAAGTACTTATCAGGAAATTTAGAAGCTACATTGGAGATGACAAGCGATTTTCCAAAGCTAGTAGGATATATGAATATTCCCTTGTCTTTCTTTTTATTATTTACGAAATCAACCATATTTTTAACGGCTATTTCTTGTCTTGGTCTTAGTTTATAACTCATTTTCAATATCTTTCGCTAATTTCTTTAGTATCTTTACTAGATCTTTTCTTTCAGATATTCCAAAAAAACGCATGCTGTTTATAATTTCTTCGCTTGACTCCGTGTTTATAAATATCTCCGTTATTGTAGAATTACCCTTATTTTCACCAAGCCTAACTCCATATTCAATCTTTTCGGGGGCGTTTATTGTGTAATATATTTCTTTAAGTTTCATCTATGTAAATTTTATCAAAAATACTAATTTATAATGTATTATCAAAGTCATTTAAGAGTTCTTTAACTATTTTATAATATTTTTCTACTGTCTTTTTTGATATGGGAAAATTAGTATATATTTTCTTTTGTGACACATTTCCGAAAAATGAATAGTCCCAATTTTCAAGTATCTGATAAAGCTTTTGAATACTCTCTTTTTTTCTTTTCTCGGACATTACTCCTCTCATTATTGAGAGTATTTCCAATTTATCTAAACCACATTCTTTCCCAAAAAGGCCAATTCTTTTTTTCTTTGAAAATATGGGTTCTAAAGTCCCTTGCTCTTTATATTTAAATACTGAAATAACTATTCTTTTTATCCAATCTTTATCGACAGGATTATTAAAGTTATGAGAATTTATACTTGACATTATTGACTCAGCTCTCTTGAAAGAGATGTGGGGATTTAAAATAACAAGGTTGGTACAGTATGCGAGAAGGATATTATTCCTATTAGTGTCCACCCTTTTAAACAAAGGTTTGCATTCTATGAATAGCATACCGTCAGTATTTATGACATAAGTAGTATCATCTTTCAAATAATCATTTTTATTATTAAAACGTATATTTCCATCAAACACCCCCCCTTCTGTGCTATATGCTTTCTTCTCTCTTCTTCTTAGTTCAGATTGGGGGGTGGTATTAATACTCTTAAATATCTTTGATAAAGGATTAACTAATATATCTTTATCATATGATAATACATTAAACTGCGTCATCTTTATTGCAGAATTATCAACATACTCTGAGATACCCAACTCGTAACAAATATAGGAATAAGTCTCTTTGAAATTTGAGTCTGTCAAGCCATCTACTTTAACTATGATTGAGTAGCCTTTGCCCCCAAAAGATTTGTACAAAGCAAACACAGAGCTTAATTCCAACATGGTCACGTCAAAGTCAGGCGCGTCGATATCTATATACATTAAGCCAGTCCCCTCAATTATATTTTTATTTTCCTTGTACTTGTCAAATAAGTAGTTTACAGTTATGCACGGTATTTTGGTAAGTTTCGTAATGTCATAGATATTTTCATCCTCCCTAGCAGAAGTAATCAAATCACAATACTCCGAAGATTTGATCTTTTCAAACCATTCATAAATAGAAATTGTATTTAATACAGTTGGTGATTTTGTATTTCTGTAAGTGTTTACAAAAAAATTATCTTTTTCTTTAAGCATATATAAAATAGAAAAACCCCACAATAATCAAGTCTAAATGGGAGGTTGACTTAATCACGCAGGGCAATCATTTATTTTAAAGTTACTTTCCTATAAACCTCCCAGAATATAAGCAACAACTGATTTTACTAATTGACGTACAAAAGTACTGATTTAAAAGATAATTTCCAAACAGTTTAACCTTTCACTAAGAAAAATAAAGCCGTTTCTAAGACCTGAGCATCTCTTTTTATTGATATTTCCCGAACTTCGCTGCTATAATAACTGCTCCAAAGCGAATAAAGGATTTCTTCTCTTTTTTCTTCTTCAAAGGAATTTATTATAAGTTCATTTAAGAAACCGTAGATTACTTCTTTATACTCGAAGAATCCGAGTTTGTCTTTTTGCATTTTATTTCTTTTTTCTCCCGACAAAGATAATAAATTTAATTCTTTTAAGCAAATCAGTAAATAGAATATTTATCGCTGTTAAACTTTAGTTAAACTTCTTGTTTGTTAAATTATATATTAATATCTTTGTAAAGTGAAGCGTAAATACAATGTAAAGCAAAAATATTATACGAGGTTCATTCTTTTGATAGAAGCGGAATTATTAAGCCAAGACTTTCTTTTAGACAAGAAGAATTTAGGTATGAGATACTATCTAAAAGGAGATTATGGAGTTTTCATACCTAAAAAATTAGTTGAAGATTTAGGACTTGTGATAATCACTTACAAAGACTTATCAATCGGATACATAAAATTTGATGATTTCCCCTTCGGTCAAAAACCCGCATTCATTCAAAGAAGAAAAGATTTTTTGCAATCAATAAATTCAATAATAGAAACACATAAATATGAACTTGACATTCCCTGGAAAAAAATTAATCGTATCAAACATAAGCTCAGAACCTTTGGGGGGGACATCTTCCACAGTGCAAGTTTTATTTGCAGGAGAGGATTCCTTCTATAAGAAAGGGGATAATGTCTTAATTTTTTCTAAGAACGAGCATCCTAAAATAAAATTTAAAGATATCGACGGCCTTTGGATAAGAAACTCTGATTTGGAAGTCGTAGGAAGGGTGGAGGAGAATGAGTAGTCCCGTAGCATTAAAATTGGATTTCGAGTACTCCAATAATTACAGATTCATGGACTGCTTGATTTATATGTTTTCAAGGTGCCAAAAAAACTACATATTATCTAAGACAGAATGTGAGATTTTAAGGGAGTACCTTCTCAGAGGGTATTCATCAGAGACTAAAAAACACATAGTTAAGTCTTTGAAGACCACTATAACAAGCGTAAACACTTTGAATTGTAACTTACAGAAGAAAGGTTTTCTGATGCCCGATCCAAATAAGCAGATAAACAAAACTTTAAATCCTGAGCTTTTAAAATTAAAGCAGTTTTACGAAACAGACTCTCAAAGAAAAGTACTGCTTATAAATTTCATAGACGAAAATGTTTAAGGTAAAAGACCCTCTTATAACAGAAGAGATGATTATCCAAAATTACCTTCAAAGAGGTAATAAAAAGGATGAAAGGGCGGTGAGAGAAGTGTGGCGGGTTTTGAAAGAATTCATAAAACAGTCTGGCAAGACTCATACCAAGATAAAAATAGGGAACAGGTTAGAAATATTCTCTGATTTATATTTAAAAGCCGAAACAAAAGAATACGAGGGAGAACAGCTTCAATACCTAATGAACAGTTTATATTGTGATAAGCCAAGAAAGTATGACGAGAGCTACCTGATGAATTCAAAGTACCGAGAAAATAACATAGAAGAAATAGTAGAAGATGTGGAAAACTTTTTTAAGAATCCTCCTTTCAAGAATAAGAAAACAAAAGAGTAACAGGAAAATCTCAGAGAGAATAGAAGAATGCCTCAACTGCCCCAAGAACAGCTTGAACATGAAAGAAAGTGAAATACCAAAAAGCAAGAAATTTTTAATAAGACTTTCAAACTTCTATTCTCTGATTACAGGACAAAAACACAAAGACAAATTTGGCAATTGCACAGCTTGTGATTCTTGCTCGATATATTACAAAGCAAGAGAAGGAGAATGGGAAAATTGCCCCGAAAACAAATGGAAACAATGGTAAGACTCAAAGACGTAAAAACAGGGGAAGATGTTAAATTAGACTTAAATAACATAGACATTTTTAATCCAATGGAAAGAGAATGGGATGTTATACAAGATTCTAAAAATGAATTAAGTGACTATTTTACTTCAGAGTACAAAAAGACTTTTAATCACGTAGGAGGCAGAAATATAGATTTTTTAAATATTAAGAAAACGTATCATCCGAGTATAGGAACTGTAAATTTTTAATATGATTATAGAATTAACAAACAAAGAAATAGCCGAATTTACAAAAGACGGTAAAAACCATATTTTAAATTATGGTTATAGGCAAAGGAACAGTGATTTAAAAACCGACCTGAAAATAGAAACTAAAGAAATAATCAGCATAGTAGCTACCTGTCCTTGCACAAAGATAACAAAGAACAAGACAGATTACGGATATGATGTTACTTTGGAGTATGATTCAAAAAGGCTGAATGCTTTTTCAAAAGTTTTGAAGGTAGTCGCGGATAAAAAAGTAATAGCAGAAATAACACTAAGAGGAACAATTTTATAATGGGACAAATTACAACTGAAGATATTGAAGAATTATATCAAGATGCCAAGAGATTAGATATGATAGTTGAGGACAAAACAAAATTAGATGAATTTTTAAATATATCTGAAAAAGATAATATTACAACTAAAATATACAATCTAGAACAGGAAAAGAATTTGTTATTGGCAAAGACCTTTTTAATAATGGCTTCAACTTGTGAAAATATAGGCGTTTACCAAAACGAAGTTTTTCTTTATGGGGACAGTATGAGATTGTTAGCCAAAGTCTACATTAAAAATGACAAGGTTGAGGGTATAATTAACAAAGATGGGAGTCATAATATAGGGTCTGGATATCATTTTAAAACTTCGGATAAAGGATTAGCTGAAGAGTTTGAGAGCACTTTCATGTATAAAGCAAAATTAGAACAAGAAGAAAGATTACTTGCGGAGATAAAAGGTCTGTATAATAAAATAAAAAAATAATGGAAGAAACAAATTTCAAAGGAAACCTGCATACAGTTCTAGGAGATATATTTACAAAGTATCCCGAAGTACCGACAGCTCACGTATTCTATTCAATCTTGCACAAAAGTAATTTCAAAGGAAGTCATTTTTTTGATATGAATGATGAAAGACTTTATGCTTCGGCGGAAAAATTTCTAAAATATGGAGATTTGGAAGATGAACAATGTACAGATGAAGAATGGGAACAATGGAGAGCAAGTAAATTTCAAGGAGCATAAAAATGGAAGAGCAGTTAAAAAATAAATTTGAAGAAAAGTACAAGTCTTGGAAAGCCTACACAAACTACATCGAGTCAAACCAAGAACAGTTAAAAGAAAAACAGAAAGACTTCTCTAAAAGAGTAGTAAACATCACTACAAAAGAACAGATGGAAGAACTCTTCGAACTTCAAGGAGAGCCAGGAAAACATCTGTCAGACCATACAAATTTGTCAAACGATTTGGTTTTGCTTTACAGCTTGTTCACAGATAAATCACAGTTCCCGAAAGAAGTAAGAGAGGATATGGAAAAGTTAGGAACAAGGAAATTATACTATATTGTTACAGACGGAAAGCTTTTAAAGATAAATGAAGAAATCCATGAAATTGCAAAAGAGCATTTCTACCAAACAATGCAAAACGTTTTAACCCTTGGAAAATAATCAAAATGATGCCATTGATGAGTTCATAAAAAGAAACAGCCCAAGATTCAAGAAATGGAAACAGCACTTAGATGATTTCGATTGGAGCAAGGATGTTCACCTTTTATTTAGGGATGAGTCAAAAGCAATTCCCATAGGAAAATCTTGGGATTATGAAATAGAGTTCTATGGCAAGGACAACGAATTTAGAGTACAGGTCGGTCTAGTTAAGAAAATACTAGACCGACTTAAGTTTTTTATAGACAAGTCAAAAGGGGATTATAAAAATCCCAAGTTCAAAGCATTTTTCAAACTCGCTACAAACATAATAAGCATCCACCTAAAAAGATGTGACAAATATTCCTTAGAAATTGATGAGACGGATATAAAAATCCACGATCTCAGAAGTAAGGAAGCAAAGTTCAATTCAGAAGTATTTGCTGAATATTCAAAAGTTGACAGCGTTTTGAGTTCATATGGCTTTGTAGAAGAGGAAGATAAAGGCTCGGACTACATTGAGTTCTTTGATAACAAGAAAGCTTCCCTAGCAGTCTATAAAGAGGTTGTGAGAGATTTCCCCGCAGTAAAGGAGAAGATGAAAACTTTAAAAATAGATGAATATTTCAAACTTCCTGCTCCAAAAACACTTCACATTCTAAATGAAAGTGCGCCTATTTGGAATCCAGAAAAGCATTTTTGGGAACAAGAGGTTGAGACCATAAAATACTATGCTGATGAACTTAAAAAAATAGATAACGGTATAGACATAGATGGGGTCTATTTTGATGGGTGGATATATTATCACATAAATCATTTCAGAACACAATATCCTGGTAAAAAAGTAATAAATGGTATAACAGAAAACCAAGATTTAATCGGAGTGCCTCCTCTTAGGGATAACGAATGGCTTATCTCAAACTATTTCATAAAAACAAAAAAAGTACAAGGCTATGCTCTCATTGCGGCTACTAGGCGTGCGGCTAAAACTACGTTAAATTCATCCCGTGTAGAGAGGGCAAAAGTTTTAGGCAGAAGACAAATACTTGTAGCAGGAGGATCTTCAACAGATTTAGGTCAGATTGTTGATAACTGTAAAGTTAATATGGATAACTGTGAACCCGCTTTTTCACTTCATCCTTTAGGAGTAGACGATAAAGGTGGGGAAGAATATGGCATTAGAACAAAAGATAATAGAAGAAAAAGGCATGCAACAGTTTATCTAAAAAACCTAGATGGGGGAACAAATAAAAAAAAGGTAGAATCTTTGGCTGGATTTACTCCTGATGAGTTTATTCTAGATGAGGCTTTTAAATTCCCTTTCCTAGAACAGCTTAGAGGATTGGAACCAGCATTGTTTGGAGAAGATGTTTTGAGAGCCATACCTCTCATCAGTGCGACAGGAGGAGATGATGATTTAGCGGCAGATGGGATAAAAATGCTAAATGATCCTGAAAAAAATAATGTCGTAACTATGGACTGGGAAGACTTAAATAGAGGAGTTCCTGAAAATCTAAGAACTTGGACACCAAGACCCTTTGGCTTGTTTTTACCTGGTCAAATGTCAACAAGGTTCGGAAGTAAGATATTTACAAGTATGACATCATATTTGGGACTAAATTCTAAAGAGCATCCCACCTTATCAAAACTCCAAATTGGAGTTACGGATTGGGAAAACACATTAAATAAAATTAATGATTTAAGAGACTCCTTAGCTGGTGATAAAAAAGCTTATGTAAAACTTTTAGCTTATCATCCAATAGACCCTTCCGAAATATTTCTATCGGGAAAAGAAAATCCATTTCCAGTAGCTGAGGCAAAAGCCCATAGAAAGTATCTTTGGGATTCGGGACTTTGGGACAGAAGAAGAGAAATGTTTAAAGACTCTAATGGAAAGATTCAAATAGAACTTTCTCAAAGACCTTTGATAGAGTATCCTTATAGAGGTGTGATGGATGCTCCCTTTATGATATTTGAAAATCCCCCTGAACAAAGAGTTCCACGTGGAACATATACTGCAAGTTTTGATGATTATAAACAAGAAGACTCCGAAACAGACTCTGTGGCTACTTTCTATGTTTGGAAAAATGAAATATTAGGAGATGCTTTTTCTAAGAAAATCGTAGCTTCCTTAGCAATAAGACCCCCAAAGCATAAAACGGTTTGGGAAAAATGGCTACTTTTAATGGAAGCATATCAACTTGAAGGGACTTGTTTCGGGGAAAATGAAGATTACAAAATTAAAGATTTCTTAGACATAAGACACTTGACTGATAAATATCTCGCAAGCAGTCTAGATTTCACGGCAACATTTAATCTGCCTAATAATTTAAAGCGTAATACTGGATGGACACCTAGAGCTTCAAAAAGAACTATATTTGACTTGTTTGTAGATTACTGTAATGAAGAGTACGATATAGAAGTACAAGACTCTACAGACCCCAGCGTTACTAAAATAATTACGGTAAAAGGAGTTCAACTTATAGATGATATATACCTATTAGATGAAATAATTTCTTATCAGGAAAATGCCAACGTCGATAGAATTATAGGAGCAATGGGCGGTTATGCTTATATACACTACCTAATAAGTGCTCATCATTGGGTACCTTCAAAATCTTTTGATAGGTTCAAGGGAAGAAAAGAGGAAGCTAGAAAAGAAATACAAAGAACGAAGTCTTTCTACCAAAAAAATCTAAAACCTACTTACCGATCAAGACGTTAAGTTAATAGAAAATTTACACTTTTGGTAGATTCCTATTAAAGAGTTAAATTTGCAGATATTTTATCTACTATGTCAAAATTTGAGGGCGAATTAGCCAATTTTAATATAATCGATGGCGGAATAGGAAACTCAATCCCTATCCAATATCTCCCCAAAAACAAAAAAACTACAGATTGGAAAAAAGCAACTGTGGATTCTATTTGTAATTATGGGAACAGAATGCTTGCAAGAAATAGAAAGTTTGCCGAGTATAGGAAAATGAAAGATGGAGAGTACACAGGAATGGCTACTGATTTCATAAGAGAATTCCAAGACGACTTTGATATATTTGGCGAAGAAGATTTCAATAAAAGTGGGGCACCTGAATGGGTAAGACATTATGATTTTACAGCTATAATTTTAAATGCGTTTGTTTCAGTATTTCAAGAACTTGATGATAAGTACAGAATTGAAAGTGAAGACGAGTATTCTACAAATGAGTTCCTCAGATTCAAAAATGAGCAGATCAGAAAAAATGCTGAGCTTTTATTCGCCGAGGAATTAGAAAGAATGCTTCTTTTAAAAGGAGTAGATGTAAACAAATCAGATTTCCAATCAGAAGAAGAGCAAGCACAGTATCAAGAATACGTAGATCAAGAAGTAAAATCGCTCACACCTGATGAAATTGAGAAATTCGTCGCAAAAGGATTTAAAGTTTTGGCAGTCGAGTGGGCGCAGAATAAATTAACAGCAGACAAAAAAGATTTCAACTTCACAGAACTTGATAAAGAACAGTTTATGGATATGCTGTTATCAGGCAGATATTTCAGACACTATAAAGTTAAATTCGATACCTATGACATAGAGAGATGGTCTCCCGAAGAAACTTATTTCTCGGCGGAAGTTGATACAAAATTACCACAGAAAGAAGAATTTATAGGTAGAAGAAGATTTATGTCTAATTCTAGCATCATAAATACTTACGGTCACATAATGTCTCCAAAGATGATTAAGGATATAAGTGAGTATTGGGGTTCTGAAAAAACTTATAAGAATTACGGCTTCGGAAGCTACTCAGGAGAATTTTTCACATCCGATTATAAAAAAGCTTTGATACCACAGCCTGTAGTAACGCCCTTTCATAATTATTTCGAACACAAATTCCTAGAGAAGCTAGAAGATGCCACAGGAGAGCCTACAGGAATCACAACAACAGTAGATGAAGAAGGAGAAGAGCACTCGTTCAGAAGCTTTGTACCAAGAGAAGAATATGGTTACTCAGCTAACAGACCTAAAGGTTATCTAAGACACGACATAGAAATCAGAAAAGACTCTATTCAAGTTGATGAAGGGTATTGGAGAAGCTACAAGCAGATGGGCATTTTGATTTTTGAGAATCAGTACGGACAGGTAGAATTGAGCATAGTAGATGAGGAACTTTTAAAAGGGTTTCTAGAAAAAAACGAAATAAAAAAACTAACTACAAAAAGCATATCTGAAATAAAGAAAGCTTTTGAAAGCCAGGATTTTTCAGACTATATAAATACAATAACTTATTTTCCCCAACCAGAGTCTTGGAAATTTGTGAGAATTAAAGGAAATGGTTTCACTATTAAAGATGATTTGTATCTAGATGTTTCACCAACAGATTTTCAGATAAAAGGTACAGATGGAAACTTATTTGATGTATTATTGCCTGTATCAGGACTTATATCGACAGGAGTAATTCCTCATATCATAAATGAGCAGATCGGATATAATATCCAAATGAACGGTATTACCGAACTTACAATGGATGAGTTAGGAGTTATTTTTGCTTTAGATGTGACGGGTATTCCTGATGAATATAAAGGAGAGAGCACTATGGAAGCTTTAAATGGAATGTGGGATGCCGCAAGAGCAACAAAACTTATGCCCTTGGATTTAAGTCGTCAGAACACACAAGGTAATTCTCCAAACGTATTTCAAAGACAAGACTTATCATTCACAGATATGATAACCGCTAAATGGAACTTTGCTAGAAATTATAAACAGGAAGCTTTTAATAAATTAGGTATTTCAGCAGAGATTTTAGGAGCACCGCAAGCCTACGCAACAGCAGAAGGAGTAAAGCAGGGAGTAAATGGATCAATGGCTTTAATGTCACCCTATTTTGACAAATTCAATTACGGAAAGACAGAGGGAATAAACTTCCATCTAGCGTTCTCACAATTCTGCGAATACAAAGGAATCCGAAAATCATCTATCTATAGAAATTCTGATGGAGACACTTACTATCTTGATATTATGAAAGAGGATGGTGAAATATTTCCCCTAAGAAAATTAGGAATAGTTGCCGAGACAGATAATAAAGATAGAAAAATTGTAGAGACAATCAGAAACGTGGTGATGAATAATAATACCATAGTAAATGATTTGGATGATATGATTACTTTGTTCACAAATCCTGTGCTTGCTGAACTAAAATCGGCCGCACAAGAGATGAAGAAAAGAAAAGAGGCACAAGGACAATTAGATTTCGAAAGACAACAACAGCTTAACCAACAGAACATAGATGCACAATCTCAGGCAATAGATAAAGACTACGCTCACGAGAAAGAAATCACGGCAATGAAGATTCAAGGAGACATTGAAGAGAAATATATTGATGCAATGGGTAGAGCGGCAGATAAAACTTCGAATACTGACGGTTATGATAGAATTGAAAACGCCTATAATCAATCAATACAAGACGATTTCCAAAAAGCAAACCTCTTGATAAAGAATGATGACGTAAATAGAAAATTAATAGTCGATGATAACAACAAGGCTGCTAAAATGCAAGAATTGGGTCTTAAGGCTAGAGAAATCGCCCTAAAAGAAAGAGCCTTAGCTGTTAAGGAAAGAATAGCACTCACTCCAAAAACAGTTAATGTAATTTAAACACATAAAAAATAAATTAACTTATTATTAATCAATTTATACATTTTGCAAATTAAAACAACATACTTAACTTTGCAGAGCATTCAAGAAAATGGAACAAGGAACGCAATTATTTGACACAAGAGGTTTAGCTGAATTCTTAGAGGTTAAAGAACCTGTAATAGTAGAACAGCCGAAAGTTGAAAATGAAATAAAAACAGTTGAAGACTTATTTGACAAGAAAGAAGAGGAAACTCCTAAAGCAGATGAGCCTAAAATAGAACCAAAACAAGAACAAAGACAGGAGGAGATTCAAGCACCCAAAGGAAGTGACTATTCTGAACTCGTTAAGTCTTTGGTCGAAAAAGGGGATTGGATAGACTGTACAATACAGATTAAAAATGATGAGGGCGAAGACGAAGAAGTAGAAATTCTGAATCTAGAGGATATAGATAAAGATTTGTTCTTTAGGTTAAAGGAGGCACAAGAGGATCGAAAGAAATCTGAGTTTGATAAAAACTATATAAGTAAAGAAGGTATTAATGAATACACTGAAAAGCTTATTGAGATTTCAAAAGAAGGCGGGGATATATCGCAGCTTATCCAAACCCAATCACAGCTAATTAATCCTGTTCTACAGATCAAAGAAAACAGAGATGAAAAATCCTTAATTGATTTGGTGGCATTTAAAATGCAGAGCCAAGGATACGAAGCTGACTACATCAACTTGAAAATTTCTAAGTTCTTAAAAGAAGGAACTTTGGATGAAGAAGCAGACAAAGTCATCCACGAGATAGAAACAAACTACAATACTCATCTCGAAAATACCAAATTACAATTAAAACAGCAGAGAGAACAGATTGAAAAAGACAGAAAGGAGTATAGAAAAACCCTTTCAGATAAAATCAATGTATTCAATCTAAAAGAGCATGATAAAAGAAAGACTCTAGAAACAGCTTCAAAATATGACGAGAACGGAGTATCAGAAGCAGAGAAACTTTTCTACAAGATTAGACAGGAAGACCCTGAAAGATTTTTAGAAGTCGTAATGCTATTATCAGATAAGCAAATGTTTGAGAGCGTAAAATACACAAAAGTAAAAAACGAAGCGACTGCGGTAGTAGCAAAAAACATACTTCAGATTAAAGCTAAGACAAATACGGCAGAGAAAACTCCCGAAAAGAAAGAAGACGGTTTTGAAGCCCTCTTCAAGACCAAGCAATCCTTATAAACATTAAAATTAAAAAAGACAAATGAGTTTTTACACAAACCATGTAGCGAATAGAAATTCTGATATGGCTGTTGCATTTACAACGGCAGACGCAGCCAGGTCATTAGTATCTCAACAAGGATATCAAGACTATTCAACATTACAAGACATTTATGAGGAAGATCCTCTAAAAAATCACTTAGGACTTATCAATCAATTTGGTGAGCAAGGAGACGTATCAGTAGTACCATTCTACCAAGACGCACTATCTTCAGGAGCAATTCTGGAAGTAAACGGATGGGAAGGAAAGTTCCACTATGACTTACCTATCGAAACAGATAACAGAACAAAGACTACAGGAGATACTTCTGACCAACCTTTGGCAGGTATCGATGGAACAACTTTCCAGATTATCTTGAACAAAGAGTTCGCTCCAAATACAACTTTGACAGCAAATGCCATCGATGATGAAGGTATGACTATTGTTGTTTCAGATGCAGAACCAGTTCAGGCAGTATCAGGAGGATTCTTGCATACAGTTGTTTTAGGAACTAATGATTCTGAAAAAACTTATGACACATCTCTTTTAAAATCTGATGTTACTTATATTGATTCAGGTCATGGAGTTGCAGAGTACGGAGAAAAACTAGCCTTGGCTCATTTAGAAGCAGGTTCAAACTATCAAACTTTTGAATTCCAAATTGGTTCTCCAATGGGAGCTGAAACTTTCTATACAGGAAAGGCCAACGAAGTAGATTTAGCTTGGGGTAAGACGAGTTCTAGAGATTTGATTTCAGATGTTGAGAATTATGCAGCACAAGGAATGGAAATTGCTTTCCTAAAACAAAACGTACCAGGAAGAGGAACAGTTAAATCTGTAGCTTCTATGATGCAAATCTTGACTATCAGAAAATTTAATACTTTGATGTCTCGCTCATTAATGTGGCAAAGAGGTTTCACAATCAAAACTGAAAAAGGTATCGTAAGATATAATGAAGGATTGTGGCATCAGATGAGAAGAGGATTTATTTTGACGTACGCAAAACGTATGGGAATGAAACCAAGCCATTTAGCAGTTTTAGCTGATTATGTATTCAAGCAAAACCCTATGATGGATGTTATTGATAGAGTATTGAGATTCAAGACAGGTACAGAACTTGGAAAGAACTTCGAGATGATTTATCAAAATGAATTTAACGAACAGATTAACCGTATTGCACCTCTTTTAGGAGCAGACAGAGTAATGACTACAAGCCCTGTTTCGGGGCCTTGGGATGCCTTGATTCTTAAGCCTGTAAAAGTAAAATCAGTTTACTTACCAGGAATTGGACAAGTTGAGCATACAGTTGACAAAGGGTTGGATTACGCGGCACAAGGACTTCAAGACAGAAGATTCCAAGGAGCTAATGCTAATGGATTCTCAAGCACTACTTACTCAGGAATTATGTGGGATGTAACAGACCAAGCATATTCTAATAACGGTAGAATGCCAGCAGGAGTTACAAACATCGGAGGAAATGACAAAGCTAATATCCACTTGGTTGTACCAAAAGGAGATAAAGTTTTCTGGGGTACTGAAAATGGACGTTACAGTTCTAAATCTGCAAAAGATATTGTAGCTTCAAGAAAAACAATGACAGAATCATTCTTCATTTACGGTTCTGCTTCAACTTGGATGAGAGACCCTTCTAAATTTGCAATGATTGAATTGGCAAAAGAAGCACGCAGAGGTTACAACTAAAATAGAATAAGCATACCCTCCCTTGACCTAAGAAAATCAAGGGAGGTTTTTAAAAGAAAAAAGAGAAAAACAAAACAAAATGAGTGAAGTAACACTAAAAGTGGGAAATACCGAAATTACAGTAGGCGGGAACCATAAATATACAATTATTGGAAAGCCTGATTTGGATGCTCCAAAAGGTTTTGCTGAATATGATACTTCAAAATACCTGATGTCAGGAATTGGAGAAAAGCATTCAGTACCTTACGATTCGCAATTAGACTGCTATGATACATCTTTTGATAAAGATTCAGCTTCTAACGAAGGAGTGGAAGAAAGTATAATCAAAAACTATGTAACTCATATCCAAACACCTTATGAAAAAAGATTCAAAAAGAAATTAGATTCTACAAATGATGAATTTTGGGGAGAAGGTGGAGATAAAGGCTTTATGATGGATTTGTACATAGGTAAAGTTTTTGATATGAATAACTTTAAGCACCGTTTGGAGTTGTTTCAAGCTTTGAAAAAAGGACATATCTGCGAGAAAGGTGAAAAAGACCATTTCTACCAAAAAGCTAAATACTGCATAGTAGATAACAATAAAAAACAAAACGTAAAAGAGAAAAAAGCAAAAGACAAAGCAAAAGCATTCTTTACTTTTATGAATCTCTTGAACGAAATTGAAGAGAACGATGACCTTTATTCAATCTTGGAATGGATTAATTTCCCAAATCCAAGAGGAACAGACAAGGATACTTTAATGACACAAGTTTCTATCTTCTTTGATAACCTTACTACAGGACAGAAGAACTGTGAGAAATTCATGGAAGCCTATGAGATGCTTGATGACAAGAACAAAAAAGTTGAAATGGAATATTTCTCAGCCCTGAACAAGCTAAACCATAACAAGAAACTTACATACAGAAGAAGTCAATACTATCTTGGAGATCTTCTTTTAGGAAACAGCTTAAAAGCGGCGGCTAAAGTCGCAGTACAAAAAGACGAAAAAGCTTCTCAACTTAAAAAAGCAATTCAAGACGAATTAGACAATATAGAATAATATGACAGCTGAAGATATCTATCTAATATATTTGACCAAGGCGGAGAAAAACCTTACAAATGATGCAAAATCAACAGATAGAGGAAGGTTTCAAATACTATGGAACAACCAGCAGATAGTCTATTACCGCAGGCTACTTGAAATGAAAGGGAGTGATAACATAAGAGAAGCTCAGATTTTTCTAGAAATATCAAAACCTTTGGAACTAGATTCCAGAACAACCCAATCTTCAAGATTCAAACTACCCCAAAACTTTTTCGACTTAGGAGACATAGAGGCTTACGCCACAAAAGAAGAATGCAAAAACCAAAAGATTTTTCTCTATGAAACATCTCCTGAGAATTACACGGAATATTTAAGAAACTCAGACACAAAACCAGACTTCCTATGGAGAGAAAGCTTATACTCTCTCTCCTCGGATACGGTTGAAATATTCCAAGACGACTTCACGATAGAAAAAGTTAAAATGTCCTACTACCGAAACCCAACGGAAATCAAATTGATGCAAGAAAATAATCCAGAGTCAGACTTTGACGATGACTTCATCATAGAGTGGGATGACAAATCAATTTACAAAATTATCGACCTATGTGTCCTAGAATTTGACACATCGGCTAACTCAAACAGGATAAATCCTGATTTAAACAGATTACAAAACTAACAAAAATTAAATAAGAAACGATGCCAGGTATTCATTCAGCATTATCTCGCCACCTTTTTACAATTGATGGCGCAGTAAAGACAGCAGGGGTAGGATCAAAATTAGCCCAAGGACAGTTTGCATTAGTGCAAAAAGACAAACCAGTTACAATTGGAACGCAATCAGGAGCGGCAGTATTGAGCGCAGGCTTGATTTCAGCACTTTCGCCTAATGCGCAATTGGAAATGAGAATGGGAAAATTCCAACTTCCTAATCCAACAAACGTATATAATAACAAACCTAACTCTTCTGAGGTATTCAGATTAGGAGATATCAAGGCTATTAAAACAGTTGCACCTAAATATTCAGAACAGAAATTTGATTCTTGGATTATCGGGTATGATGGTATCAATCCCTCAACAGCTTTGACAATTCCAGAGGGAGGCTATTCAGTAGTAGATATTTCTTTCTGCGGAGATGCTTTGGAGTTTGTTACGGGTACTAAAAAACATTTGGCAAAATTCCACATTCAAAGAGAAGTGGGACAGTCGATGAAAGAAGTAATCGAAGAGCTTTATAGAAATATTCAAAACTACACTATTCAAGGAAACATTCCTTTGACTTCACTGGCTTCTGTAAAACTAGTAGATTCTACAGCAGAAGCATTGACAGGAGACGAATATGTATTTGCAACTTTGACAGTACAAGACCAAGGAGAGCCAGCAGATTTGGCAAGAATCCAAGCGCAGTATGATTACACAGTAGTTCTAAAAGAACGTCAAGGAATTAATTCTGTTTATTCAGTAGTAAGACCAGAAGGAGTTGCTTTAGCAGATTACGTGAGAACTTTCGGAGGTTACGTTAAAGGCTGTGAGGACTGTCCAGCAGGATACACAGAACTTGCAGGCGGTATAATCTATTCAGTGTCTCTAGAAGATGACGGAGGAAGTTCAGCAGCATTAGTACAAGCACTTCCAGGAGCAGTAGCAGCATCAACAGTAAAAGTAGGAAACAGTGATGGTATGGGAACATACACAGTTGTTTTAGATAACGAACTTACTGTAGCTGAAATCAATACTTTCGTAGCGGCAGGGACAATACAAAAAACCGCAGAAATTCAATTAGTAGGACTTGTATCTGATTTGTGTAACAATACAACAGAAACAGAATTTGCATGGGTTGATGGAGAAAGCTGTTTCACCTCTACTGAAACTTACCAAATCCAACTTCAAGATGACGATTGCGACGGTTCAAGACTAGCTGAATTGCAACTAGCTTACCCACAATTGACAATTGCAGTAGTTAATACGGATTTTGCTACAAGAACAGTGACATTGACAGGAACATCAGGAACAGCTAACGTTTCAGTTAAAGGTACAAACTACTTGGCAACTTTTGCAACGAGCCTTGCAGTTACGGCTACAAACTTCGTTACAACGCATTCTGCCGCTTTAGCAACAGCAGGAGTACAAGTTACAGCAAATGGAGCAGTTTTGACTTTCAGAGCATTAAATGCAGACGTAACAGGCATTACAATCACAAATGCAACTACAAACTTAGCAGGAACTTTAGGAGCAGTTACTCCAATCGCTTCACAAGGAGGATGCCAGACAGTTTATCAAACAACAGTAGCAACAGACCTAGTTTGTGAAGACTGCGACCCTATCTTTACAGAACTTTTCACTTCGGAAGCTCCTAACGCTTATGAAGGAATTGAATGGAGAAGATTAGATGTTGTAGAAGACGCAGAAGGATTAATGGGAATCAAGATTACAGGTAAGCCAATCATCCAAAGACCAGATGATATCGCAAAAGACCAAATCCCTTACTATGAAACTTCTGTAAGAATTATGGTTGCTGGCGGATACGCTGAAGAAATTAACTTATCAACTTATGTGAACATCGAACCTTTTGCTATCAAGCAATTGAGCTGGGCACAAGACAGAGATAATTTAGGATGGCATTTGCTAGGATGGGAAGAAGCATCAAGAGTGTATTTTGAAGGAACTTTCCGCCATAAAGACAATATGTATGCAAGACAAGTATTGGGAGAAGCTTCTAATTTGAATTTCTCAGCACAATATGTAGGTTTTGAAATCACTATAATGGATAGAAAATTCTCTCAAGGAGTAGGGCACACTTCCAATATCGGAACAAGCTATACAATTTGGGCAGAAGTCGGATACCACCAAGACCTCCAAGTATTAGTGAACCAACTGGCCGCTAAAGTTGGGATTCCAGTGGAGAAAGCTTTTGTAGCATAATAGATTAAAAATAGAGGGAGGTGTAAAAAGCTTCCCTCTTATATTAATAACAATAAAATTATAATACTTTGAAGATTGATATAGATTTTTACGTCCTGCCCACTTCACCAAGAACGATAGCAGTATATGATGACAGTGATTGGTCTTATGCTTCAAAGAAGACTGCTTACATACAGATAGTGCCACCAGGATCAAAGAAATGCACAACCCTGACTTTTCGCAAGAATAATATTAATACTATTAATGCGAAAGATTTAGGACTCGGATGTGGAGACTTGCTTGATGGGATTTACGAGATTAAAGTTCTGAGCAAGTTTGAAGATATCAGTGAAAGCAAATACTATCTCAAAACAGACTCTTTAGAATTCCAACTATCAAAAAAGATAATAAAAATAAATGAGCTTTTTTATTTCGGCGAAAAAGAAATAAAAAGTGTGTTTCAACTAAAATGGCTATTAGAGGTTGCTAACTCTTACATAAAGGAAGGTAATTACCAAAAGGCTGTTCAATCATATAATTCTGCCAAAACTTTAGCAGAGTCAATAAACTGTGAATCATGTTAGCAGGGCAGATAAGTTTCAAAAAATACTCTTATGATGACATTGAAAAAACAGCACAAGAGAATTACCAAAAACATTATAAATATAAACATTTCAGGATAGGCTCAGACGTGGATTTCTTGAAAGACTATTTTAAGATGGAAGCCTATAGAAATTTCTATGAGTGTCTAGAAGATGAGATAAAAGAAGAGATAAACAATCAAACTCAAAAGAAGTGTAAAAAACACGGATTAAAAGCACATTGCAATCACTATAAGGAACATAAATGCGATTGGTGTGAAGAATTCAAGATATTAAGAGAATGTGCGCCAAAAATAGAATGGTAACTATGGAATGTGAAAAAGAAAAGTGCAAAGAAAACAGTATAAATTGGGTAAAGTCTTTACCCTCAAAGCCATGCCCCAATTCTATATATTTTCTAAAGACTTCTGACGGAGTCTTGATGTACGTATCTTCTCTTACAGGAGTACTTACTCAAATAGGCGGTTCTAGTCAAGGAGGTGATATAACAATAACTTCACCTGATTCAAGCATCACAGTAACTGAAAATGGACAAGATTTTCAAGTCAAGGTTTCAGATATTCTTCAAAGTCTCATACAATCTGCATTACAGCCAGGAAATAATGTATCAGAACTTGTAAATGACGCAGGATACTTAACAGAATTAGAAGAACAGTTCCAAACAGTAGCTACAGACTCTTATGTAGGAGATAGGTTAGTCCCAGTAGATGCAAATATAAACGGCCTCCTGATAAATAAAAACTCAAATACAAGAAACGGGTTTGAAGCTGTAAACGTAAATACAGGAAATGGTGCAACTTCTTCAATAGTAGCTAGAGGTTCCGCAAATCTATATGAAAAAAGCATTTCAATGCAATGGTTTGGATCAGGTTATTTTGTACCCTACCTCAGAGATAAGGGAGCTATAACTTCAACTAATGATATTATAATCGCACCAACAAATAATACAGGAGTAGATTTCAAGACGGGAAGTACAATTTCGACACTTACAACTAAGATGAAATTGGATGGAGATGGAACTCTGAATATAACCACACAGCCCATAACAGATAACACAGTCACAAAAGGACTCGCAAGAAAATCAGATGGAAAGGTTGTTGAATTTGACATACAAGGAGAAACATTGCAAGACTTACAATCTGTAACAGATGAAGGTCAAATTACTACAAATAGTATGGCTATTATTGGAGAATCTAAATCCTTTAATGTTAACAGTGATTCCTCTGGAGATAATTCTGCTGGAATGTATCTAGAGGGCACTACTCCTAAATTTCAAATTAGAAAAGGATTAGTTGACTATAATATATATGCTCAAAATATAAATTCTATTGTTAACAGACAAGCTTCTAATCAATCAGGTTATGAAGTAGTTTCAGTCAATGGAAATCTAGCGGACTCTAATGGAAACCTTACTTTACCTATAACAGAACAAGGAGTTCAAAGTATAGAGGCTTTAGACCCATTAGCTATAGATAATAGTGATCCTTATAACCCAATACTTAATGTCACTACTCCAGAATACGTACAAGAATTATTTGACAGTATCCCACCAAGTTCAGGGAATGTAGATTTAAAAATTAATAGTATAAGTTCTTCTAATTTAACAACTTTAGATAAAGCAGGATTTTTAATCTATATAAATTCCTTAAATCCAAATGTTGTAATACCTTCAAATCAAGTTTTAATTTATATTATAACGGAGACACAACAAAGATTTGAAATACTAAAGAATAACACAACTATAGGTCTAGGACAAACGGCCTTAACCACCACAGATGTTTTAGATTACACAAAAGTGACTTTATCTGTACCTAATCTTACACCACATTCAATTGTTTGGATAGGAGACAGTATTATTTCGGGATTTGGGTTATCTGATACCTCAAAAAGGTATTCTACATTAGTATCTGGAGCATTAGGTTACACAGAAAGTAATTTAGGTATAGCAGGAACATCGGTTAAGACACAAGCTACAACTATAATCCCAACAAAAACAAGTTCTTCAAAATATTTGGTAATTGGCTATGGAACAAATGACCGTGCAATTGGTGGAAATACAGCAGCTAATTTTCAAAGTGACCTTACAAACTTTGTAAATGCAGCAATTGCTAAGGGATGGGTTAATACTGATATTATTTTAGTAACAATGCCTGGCTATCAACTTCAAACAGGTGTTGCCGATACTACTATACGAGCTTACAACACCTCTATATTAAATGTGGCCACAAATTTAGGTACTAAATACTTAGACTTCTATGATACAATGATTGTTAACTCTCCTTACGGTTCTGTAAAAACTTTAGGGAATTTAACAAATGATGGAACCCATCCTAATGTACTAGGAAGCGAGGCTCACTATAAAATATTTACCAACTCAAACCTGATAGAATATATTTTTAATGTTTCTGGAAAATCTCTAATTTCAGGCGGAAATTCAGAGATAAAAAACTTAAAGTTATCTAATTTTTCTTATAAAGTTTCTGGTAATTTGCTAGGAATGGATACGCTTGGGAATGTTTACCCTTTAACAGGGCTTCCAGATGCAGTGCAGGCAGAAGGAGATATTATATTTTCAAACAGTCTCATACAAAAAGATGCTTTAGTTTCAAATCCTGCATACAGGTCTAAAGATTTAGCACTTTTAAGGGGTATCAGGATATTTGCAGGATACGATAATGTAAACCACAACAGAATCGATATTTGCGAAGATAATGGAGATTTTAATATAAGGAACCACAATTCAAGTGGAAACCTTAACTTGTATTCTGGAACATCTGCATTACCTTTGCTCGGCTTACAGGTGCAAAAAAATGGAATGGTCAATACTAATTTAGGTATAACAATGCCATTTAGCAATACAATATACCTAACGCAAACCGCAGGAGGATCAAATTATGGAAGGTTAAATTTGTTTGATACAAATGGCTACAGCAATATTGAAAATGCACATGCGTCAGGAAGGTATCAACAATATACATCAGGAGGAACTACTGGCGGAAAAGTGCTTCAAAAAACAATGTTTGTGAGTGGTAGGGAACAATTACAGAACGGCGGTACTTTTACAGATATTCCTTCTGCGAGATTAGCTATTAATAGTACAACGGAGGGGCTACTAATACCTAGACTAACCACAGCACAGAGAGACGCAATAGTATCCCCTGCAAATGGTTTACAAATATATAATACTACTAATTCAACGATTGATATCTATTCAGGGACAATATGGACGAGTTTGGTCAATCAAAATACTATTTTGACAGCGACCTCTGTATTGGACTTTCCTAGTACTGCACCAGCTTCAAATTCAGACCTTACTATAACTGTAACAGGAGCTTCATTAGGGGATGCGGTTTCCATAGGAACTCCACCACCACCTACATCTAGTGAGTATTCTGCATTTGTGTCAGCACCAGATACGGTAACTATTAGATTACTTAATTCATCAGCTGTTGCAGTAAATCCAACTAGCGCTACTTTTAAAGTTAAAGTATTTAAATAAAAATAAACAACAAACACAACGCATTAACTATGGCTTTAAGAGACTATCTTAATTTTGAGAGTATCAATGACATGCACGATTATGTGCTACAAAATGGGCAAGCTGTAGCTATTGTTACAATGGATCAGGAAAATCCAGTTGCACTTGAAACATGGTATTATAACGCCAGTTCTCTACTAGAGGAAAATGGAATAAATGTTATGAAACCTGATGAAATACCTGATGAAGAACCAGGCAGATATATTAAAAATATAACAAGTTCTGAATGGGATTTTACACTTAACAAACCTGTTTTTGCAGATGTAGCTATGACAGGCAGTTATAATGATTTAGAAGATAAACTTACTGCGGGGGAAGGTATTATAATGAATTCTAATGAATTATCTGTGGATGATAATATTTTTATGACAGTTGCAACTGCTACATCCGCTATAGAGAATATGGAAGCTGAAATTGCCACAAAAGCCCCTGAAGTAAGAACAGTTACTATAAATGGTATAACCCAGACCTTAGAAGCTAATAGAGATTGGGAGGTAGGTAATGTCTCTACTACAGGAAATTATGCTAATCCTTCGTGGATAAATTCCTTAGCATATTCAAAAATAACAGGAGCACCCTTACAAATGAACTCAGATTGGTTGAGTAATTCAGGAGCAAGTCAGATTCTAAACAAGCCCGATCTATCATTATACTATTTGGCATCTAATCCAAATGCTTATATTTCAAATGTACCTGCCCAATCTTGGGCGAGTATAACAGGAAAACCTAGTTTCTCAACAGTTTCCACTACAGGGAATTACAATGATTTATCAAATAAGCCAACTATACCTACGAATAACAACCAGTTAACAAACGGAGCGAGTTACATAACAGCAGGTCAAGTTATAACATCTTTAGGGATTACTCCTGTAGATATAACAGGGGCAAGAAACGCAATCAGCCTTACAACCACAGGGACATCAGGAAATGCAACTTACGTGCCAAGTACAGGAGTATTAAATATCCCTAATTATACTAGCACAAGTAAAAGTTTTAATAATGCAGCGGTAAAAACGATAAATGGAGCGGGGGTTCAAATATCTACAACAAGAGATGCCTTCGTAACTTACACGGTAACTCACACCATAGCTTTGACATTATTGTTAGCTTCAGGAAGTTCACAAGTATTTTTAGAAGTAAGTCCAAATAATTCAACTTGGACTACAATAAGTCAAGCAGGGTATTCAGACGCAGTAGCAGTAGCCGTGGCACTCACAAAAACAACTACGAACAACGTACAAGGAATGATTCCAGCAGGAAATTATGTCAGACTAAGAAGCGTGGTATCAGGTGGAGGGTCAACAACCTTCACAAACGGTCAAGAAGTACTTAATTAAAAACCAAATAAAAACAAAAATGAAATTATTCCACGACAGTGCTTATTTTGTAAGCGGTTCAAATCCAAATGCAATTCCTGACGCTATTAATGCCCTTAGAGATTTAGGCGTAACAGTAGATGAATACGACCCCTATGATTTTGAAGCTTTGGACATATACCTTTCAGCTACTGAACAGCAAAGGTCGGGTTTGCCACTTCCCCAGAAACCTAAGAAAAGAATTTAACTACTAAAAATCCTCCCAGAGTAAAATTTGGGAGGTAATTAAAAATTAAAAACATGTGTAAAGATATAAATTCCTGTGGTGAAGTTACTTTTGCGCAGTGCGTGAGATACGAAGAAGATTTACCAGAATTTTCAAAAATAACAAAAGATTGTGTTAATCTGGAAGATACTAACCAGGATATTTATGAACTTATTGGAGAAATAAAAGAGGAGATTCCTGAAAATTTAACAACAAGATTAGAAGAATTAGAAACGCAGGTTTTAGAACTTCAACAGCAAGTAACAGCTTTACAGAATCAGAATGTTTGTTTAAAAGATATAACACAATGTATTAATGTATCAACAATAGAAGATCCATGCGGGGAAGAAGTAACAAATCTAGGACAAGTTTTAAATTACATATTAAGCAGGCTTCCCTAATAAGTAAAATAGCATATTTACCCGTAATACTAGCATTCACATATTTGACTATATACAATTTCATTGATTTTAATTATTATATAAATCTGTATTCCAAGCTTGTGATAATAGACAATATAATGGTATTTTTTGCTATAGCAGGCTTTATTTTAGGAGGCTATAAAAAATGGAAATTGGAAGTTATAAGGTGTTTTTCTTTTGTTATAATACTTAATATTTTAACTGAATATGCAAGATACTATAATGATATGGATTATTTCAAGTGCTACTTTGCAATACTTATTCTTTTCATAGTCTCTTTCACCATAACAAGCACACAAACTAATGATTGATAAAGCACTAGAATTTCTAAAGACGCTTGTTACCCTCACCAATAGACAAATAATAATTTTACTTTTTTCAATAGTGGTGGCAGGTTTGGGAGTAGTTATATGGAAACAGAATGAAATAATAAAGAGTAAAGATGAAGCTATTACTAATAATGACGTTAGATATAATAATAACATTGACGCTCTTCAAAATAAAATCAATGAACAAGAAAAGGAAAAATTTAAAATCATCGACGATGCTCAAAAGTATTTCAGAGAAAGATTTGAAAAACTTGAAGAAGAGTCCCGTAGAAATTACAGAGAAGTAAGACAAATAAAACCGAATAAATAATGAAGACATTAGGAGCATTAATTATAGGATTTTTTCTCGTACTATCAGTGAAGAACAATGAGAAAATTTACCCTGAAGTAGCGAAAATAAGTTTAGAAGAATCAAAAAGTTTTGAAGAAACAATGCAAGAAACTGATTTATATAAAAAGACAGTTATTGTAGAGGACACTATAATTCAGACACAAAAAATATTAAGAGAAATAAAAGATGAAAAAACTCATAGACGATCTGCTGAAATCACCAAGTGGTAAGTATTCAAGAAAATCGGTAATGATTATAATTACATTCTTAATTACTTTAGGTTTGGGAATATATATTGTTATAGCAGAAGTACTAAATACATACGCCTCTGGGATATTTGACTCCTTATTACTATTCCTAATAGCTTTGACAGGAGGGACTATTTTAGACAAAAAGGTTTTAAATAAATCAGTACCAAATATAACAGAAGAGAATACAGAAAATTAAACAAGAAAAAATGGCACTAGATCAAATCACATTAAAAAGAATAGCAACACTTCACCCAAAAGTTAGGAAACAGGCGTTAGAAATGTACACTTATGCTAACGAGAAACTATTAGGAAAAGGGGTAAGGCTGCGATTTGCATACACAACAAGAAGCTTTGAGGAACAGGAGGAACTTTACGCACAAGGGAGAACAAAACTTTTTGACAATAAAGGCAAAAGACTTGGAAAAGTTACTAATGCCAAAGCAGGGCAATCAATACATAATTTTTCCCTGGCTTTCGATATTGTATTACTTTTAGATAAAAATAACGATGGGGTTTTTGAATCAGCAAGCTGGGATACAAAAGCAGATAATGACAAAAACGGCAAGAGCGATTGGATGGAAGTAACTAATTATTTTAAATCTCAGGGCTGGAAGTGGGGAGGAGATTTTAAATCAATTGTAGACCCACCTCATTTTGAATACACGTTTGGACATACTTGGAAAACATTACAAGATAAAATAAAAAATAAACAGTATACTACAGAAGTCATAGATAGTGTAACTTATAAATATGTAAACTTATGACTTTAAATCTAAAAACATATTGGAGAGAAATAATCATAGGATTGCTAGTCATTACAGTTATAGCTTTACTGAGAGATTGTAACCCTGAAACATCTACAGTCACTACTTATAAAGACGTAAAAGTAAAAGTCCCAGAAGTTGTCGGAACATTAATTCCTGAAACAAGTACAGAATTACCAAGCAAAGGGACAGACTCAATAATCTACAAAGATAAGATTATATACTCGACTCATCCATTTGACAAGAATCTGGCAGAAAAATATCTAAAATCAACAGACAGCTTAAAGAACTTATTATTTATAAAATCAATTCAAGAAAAAGAAAATATAACTGATTTCTCAGACAAAAATATAGAGTTAAAAGTAAGGACAACAGTACAAGGACAACTTAAAGATATTAAGGCAGACTACAAGATAAAAGAAAGAGAAGTGATAGTCCAAGAAAAAACTATTACAAATACAGTATTAGTCGATAAGACTCCTAAAATCGGATTTCTGCTTGGAGGGGGTTATAACCATTCTTTCGATTTGAAAAATAATTCAAGTTTTGAAGTAAATGCAGGAATAAGAATAAAAAAAGTAACGGTATTAGGATCAGCTACAACAGAAAAAACAATAGGAGGAAAACTCCTCATAGAACTATGAAAACAGTAAAACAACTAATACAAGAATTAAACTGGTTTGATTTTTTAAGAAAGATTAAAGAGATTTTATTCAGGACTTCAGATAATCCGCTAAATTCCAAAATACAGGCAGGGGATAATATAACCTTATCAGGAGAAGGTACAGAAGAATCTCCCCTGACAATAAATGCAACAGGTGGAGGCTCAAGTGAAGTCCCTACTCTTCAAGATGTAGTACAGTCAGGTAACGTTATAACTTCGGGAATAGTTTCACAAGGAGCCCCTATTGAAGTCAGAGGTGGTGGAATGGATGTTTATGACGGGATTAGTTTTATAAATCAGGCAGGAGATACAGTATCTTCTAGATTGAGTGCTTCTAATTCTAGTGGAATAACTACCCTTTCTCTCCAAAATGGACTCCCCCTAGATATAATAGGGGGGGTCAGGCTAAGTTCAGTAACTAATCAACAGTACAGCAGAGGACTGGCGTTGAATTCTGATAATGAAATAGTAAGCTATGCTAATTCTGAAATTTCAGGAACTTTCACAACACCTGTTTCAATTACAGTAGTAAACGGAATAATAACAGCAATAACTTAATTATGGCAGATTGTAATGATTGTATTGAATTAGAACAGGATTCGTGTCAAGGAGAAAAGAAATTTACAGAATGCGTAGTTTCAAAAAATGCTGTACCAATTTTAGGAATTGGTGTAAATGAGCCACTAGATATAACTATCATAAAATTATCAATAATAATACAAGGACTTGAAGCAAGAATTCAAGCTCTTGAAAACGCTTAAAAAATGTGTAAAAGTAATTGTGATTGCAAAAAATGCTTCTCGGATAATATATGCAACGAATGCCAAGTCAGAACAATGACTGACTGCATAACGGTGAATCCTGAATTACCTAATATAGGAACAGAGACAGGAGAAGTACTGTCAACAGTTTTGGAGTTAATAGACGCACAGCTAAGTATAACACCGCCAGTACCTACGATATCCATAACAAATGTAGGAGCAGGAGAAGAATTATATAAAGGCTTGAGTAATTTAGGCAATTATGAATTTAGAACCTTAGTTCCAGGGTCGGATACTGTAAGCATAGTTCAAACTGCCGATACTATAATAATAGACTTCGAAGCACCTGTGGTAACACAGAGAACCTATAGTGCAGTAAATACAGGGACAACTGGCATAGGCGTATTTAGAGACGCAACAGTAGGGTCTACAAACACACAGTTTAATTTTAAAAATATAAATTCTGTAAATACGGGCACAGGAACAGACCTTCTAAATGCAGTAGCACAAGTAGGAGATACTATAACAATCTCCGCAAAAAGAATTGCCTCTGACAGTTTGATAATAACAGAGACTGACGGAACTATAAATATAGAGACTCCTACAATTGTAGATATACCTAGATTTATAGTGAATTCAGCCTCACAGGCACCTACAGAAGACGGTACCATATCTAAGCCATTTAAAACGATACAGGGAGCACTAACTGCATTCGTAGGTACAGGCACAGCAATAGCTCCCCAATTTGCAGGAGCAGAAGTAGTAATTCAAAAAGGACTTGGATACTCATTTACAGGTAATTTTAATTACAATTCACTTACCATAATATTAGAGGAGTCAACATCTATAGATTCAAACCCTGCAGTGGGAGATTTTATATGTGATTATGATGCACTTTCTGACACTTCATCTTCAATTAAGATTATAATAAAAGAAGATGCTTCCATCATACTTCAAAAATCAGGATTCAGGAATTCAGGAACAACCACAGCAACCAATAATTTTGCAAATAGTAAGAGTATTTCTATATCAGGAATGGGTAGCATTAGACAAGTAGTGAACAGCAACACCAATAGCTACAGAATTTTTGATTCTAATTATAATGCAACCAATACCTATAATAATGATGGAGCGTATCAGTTTACTGTATCAGGAATAATAATAGGTACAAATACACAGTCTATTTACAGAATAGGTGGTAATAGCAGGATAATACTTGAAGAAGTCTTAATAAGCATTCAAGGTAGCAACACTCTACCAACTGCAACTGAATTTTTCAATCAGGTAGGTGGTTCTGCGATATTTTCAAGGGCAAATCTCGAAATCATACCTGTATTTTCAATAACTTTAAACAGGCTGTTTCCCATATCTCAATCTGCTTCTGTAGCTACTACTTTAGTGTTTAATAATTGCAAACTTCGCGGAAAAGTACTAACGCTTTTTGAAAATACAAGTGCACTTCAGCCTAGCCTGCAAGCATCCTCAAACACGACAGAATTTTTTAATTGTACCAACATCATAAAATCTGGCTCTGTCTTCTGGACAAACTGTAGTATGTTTAACAATGTTTTTCAATCGGGCAGACCTGATTTTACACAAGTAGATCTGACAGGAGCTAATAACTATAGTACATATAATATATTTAACTCAAATGTGGTTGAAAATTTGAGATCTTTTTCAAGCAGGGCTGTGGCTGTAGCGTCAGGACTCAGAAAAGGGGAAAAATTTATAAATACCGCAGGAGTGGCATCCCCCACAACAGGTTGGATAATAGATACCGTAATGGAATAAAAATTTTGTTTTCTTTTTTCTTGGAAGGAGGGTGAGGGATAATACCTTTGCTCTCCTTTTTTAATAAATAATAAATTAATCAATTTTTTTAATCCAAAATTCTTTAGTAAATTTGCAAATAATAAAAACACAATTTTGAAAAATTCTGAATTTGTAGACTTGGTTATAAATCAGGCGAAAGATAACAATATAGACTCCGTACCTCCAAGAAGATACATCTTAAGAATGGGCAGAGCCTCCTCTATAAACTTGATAGCCCAAAAGCTTTTAGAAAGAACACTTTTCAGAGAAGCTTCCTTGTTCACTACTCTAGAATGTATTGAATTAGAGAGAAGTGACAGAGTAAACTGTCCTTTGGTAGATTTAAGACGGTGTGAGACTTTAATGAAATCTAAAAAACCTCTTCCTAAACCTGTTTTTAGCCGATTAGGGAGCTCTATTAAGAATATAAGGAGCGTTGATGGAGGATTTGAATTTTCAATTGGTTATGACACTCAGATAAGGCGCGATAAAAAAAGAAAATATAGCTATAAATCAGATGTTACAGTTTACATTGGCAGCGATTTACATATATATATCCCAGATGAAGAGATATATCACTTATCTTTAGATTTGATAACTTTAGAGACTGAAAAATGCGGTTGTGGGGATGAGTGCAAAAGTGGATGGGATTACGAGTTTATAGTTCCTGACAGATTTGTAAAAATAGTAATAGACGAAACAGTTCAAAAAATACTTCTAAGAAAGCAGACCCCCGAAGACCAAAATCCAAACGGTATAAACGGAAATTAGATGGATCACAAATTTTTATTCTTCAAGGAAATAGACTCGCTAGGAAGAGAATCTTATGAGTATTTCAAAAAAAATAAAAGATTTACGCATAAAAGTTATGACGAGTTTAAAAAATGGCTTATAATTGCAAGGGCTTTAGTGACTGAAATGAACATAATGTATGGGGAATCGGATGGTGGTTTATATCTTAAAGATTTAGGTTATTTTTTATACCTTCCAAAATACTTATCCAGAGGTAGAAGAATATCGGTAGTGAGAAGAAAAAAAGACAAGTTTAAATATGAGCAAAGTTTTATACCTCTGTGTAACGAGCTTTTAAGTTTCAGGATTGAAGGTACGTACCTCACTGACAAAGTATTGATACCCAACCTTAAAAAACTAGATCAAGCAGATGAATTTCAAAAACAAATCATCTATTTAAGAGGCAGAATAAAATTCTTGCAACCCACCAAATACATGCAAATTTAATGGATGAAATATCAATAAACGAATTTATAGCCGAGATAGAGGCAAAATACCCTATACTTGCAGAGAGTGGGGATATAGACAAGTCCTCTATTGTATTTACTGTGATAAATGCTT